CTACTCGGGCTGCACGGCCACGGCATCGCGCAACAGTTCGTCGACGCGCCGTTGCGCGTAGCGTCGTTGTTCGGCGAGCAGCGTTCTGACGATCTCGGCTTTGACCTCACTGGGCAGGTCGCTGTCGATGACTTTGATCAGGGCGTCTTGAGGGAGTTCGTGGTCGATGTTGCCTGCCCCTTGTCCGGTCAGGGCGGGCAGCGTGGCAGGCGTTGCGGCGGTCAAGGTTGGTTCGTGGCCTTCGAGGACGGCGTCGACGCTGCCGGTGGCCCAGCCGAGGGCGCGTTCGAGGGTGGCGAGGGTGCCGCGGCTGTAGCTGGGTTTGCGCGCGTTTTCGATGTCGCCGAGGGTGCGTAGTTTGAGGTCGCTGTTGTCGACGAGGGCTTGCATGGTGGGGTGGCCGAGTTCGATGCGTCGGGCGGTGACGGCGGCGGCGAGGCGTTCCCAGGGTGGTGTCACCCCCTCATTAAACCGGCAAGTTTCGGCAATACGAAGCAAGGGTTGTGTCACGTCTTCACCCTCCCCGGTGATACGGCAGTGAGTCGACGCTAGTCGATATCGGCAGCTAGACCGGCACGTACGAGCAAACTCGGCACGAACTTGCCTGTTTATGCTTGCGTACTTGCCTGTTCTCGCCTAAATTTGCCGACATGCCAACGAAGTCCAACGGTCCGGCCATCCGGCGCCTCCGCGAACGGGAAGGGCTCACCCTCACCCAGCTCGCCCAGCGGGCGGGCATCCACCTCAGCGTCATGTCGCGCATCGAAAGCGGCGAGAAAAGCGGCTCCCCCCGCACGCGGCTCTCCCTCGCTCACGCCCTCGGCGTGGAACTCGACGTCATCACCCACAACGTGCCGCACCAGCCCCGCACGCCGCGCCTCGAGGCCGCCGCATGACCGCCGAGCAATACACCGACGAACAGGTCAGCGCCCTACTCCAGGCTGTCGTCAGCGGGTTCCGTCACGCCGGTGCCATTGAGGTCGCCTCCTACCCGCTGGAGAAGGTTGCCGAGCTGACCGGCTGGTCGCCAGTCAGCCTCGCCCGCGACTGCCGGTCTCGGAAATTCACCCACACCAAGTACGGCAACACGCTCGGCATGACGCCCACCATGCTCGCCGAAGCGCTCAAAGCCGCCACCGTCGAGAAGGCCGGCACGCTGCGTGCTGTCGCCGACGACGACCTCGAAGCGGCACGTCAGGCGTCGCTCAAAGCAGCCGGCCGGGCAACACGGTCGAGGCCAGCCGCATGACCAGCCAGGCCCTGATTTGGGAAAAGGTTCCGTTCGGCGGCTGCGTGTACATGCTGGCGTTCTCCGATGGCACGGTCAAAGTCGGCAAGACCGGGCACCTTGCCCAGAGGTTCAAGAGCATCGTTAATTTTCAGCTCAAGACTTTCGGTGTCCGGCTGATCGACTTCTACTTCACCCGCACCCATGACTCGTACTCAGCCACTGAAGACCTGGCGATTCGGGCTGCCGAGCAATCGATGACTGCTGAGTCGAAGCGGTTGACCAAGGAATGGTTTTTCAACCTTGACCGCGAGCTACTGCAAACGCTGCTGGTCGAAATGGACCCGACCGACGCGTACGCTTCCGAGCCCGTCCGGCCGACCGCATGAGCCCCGCTGTGATCCGCCCGCTTCCCGGCGGCACCGCGGTCTGCGCCCTCGACGGCCTGGACATTCCGTTCCCGTCCTGGGTTGAGGCCGCCGCCGAATGCGACGCGCAGCACCGCCCGTGGCAGCTGGACCGGTTCCCGTCACCGCCGCTCGACCTGGCGCCCCGCACCACCTGAGACACGAAAGCGGCCCCCGCCGTGAACGAGGGCCGCCCCTGCTTGCACCGATCGCCCCCACACCAGAAGGGCACATCTATGTCGCAGAGTAGTACCGCCGTCGCCAACCCGCCCAGCCCGGCCGTCGAACCTGGCACGACCTGCCGCGAGGGCCACACCAACTGCACCACCCCCGATGAGTGCCGGCGCGAGTGGGCGTCGTCCGAAACCGGCTGGCGCCAGATCGCCTCCCGGCGCGTCAACTGGGGGCTCCCCGGCGACCGGGCGGTGGCCTGATGACCTTCCCCGCGGGTATCGCCGATCGCATCTTCCATGACGTGCTCACCGAGCGATACCCGAGCGGTATCGGAGCCGGACACAACGGCACCGCAGCGGCCCGCACCTGCGCTTGCCAGTGGGGTACGTGCGGCAACTGCACCAACCGGAACCGTCATGACCGGTGCATGACCCGACGGTCAGCAACCGGTCGCGGCCCGGAGCAGCCTGCCGCTTACCTGGCCGGGGTCGCGGTGTGGCCGGCAAAGGGGAAGCGATGCGCGTGGCGCTGCCCATGCTCCTGCCCCGATCCGGAACAGCAGGTTTCGAGCACTACCCCCGGCGGGCGTGACGAACTGTCCGGCCAGATGTCGCTGTTCGACCTCGCGGCAGGAGTTCGATGATGGGTGCCGCTACCTCTTCCCGGCCTCACGGATACGCCCGCTACCGGCTTGACGGTTGCCGCTGCTACACGTGCGGCTGGGCGCGGTCACAGTACGACGAGAACCGCACCAAGAAGATCACCGCCGGAACGTGGCGGCCCTTCGTCGCCGCCCAGCCTGTCCGTGACCACCTGGCCGCGTTGAGCGGCGCGGGAATCGGCGCTCGCCGGATTGAAGCTCTGACGGGTGTGAGCAGGTCAGCGATTACGGCGCTACTCAAGGGGCGCCGCGGTAACCCGCCGTCCGATCGTGTGCGCACGGAGACCGCCGAGAAGATCCTGGCGATTCCGGTCGATGGCGGGCGGCAGGCAGCGGATGCGGCCGTCATTGACGGCACCGGTACTGCCCGGCGCATCCAAGCTATGTGTTGCATGGGCTGGTCGCTCACCGTCCAAGCCGAATTGATCGGGTGGACGGTGAGTAACTTCGCCGCTCTGGTCAAGCCGGGACCCGTGGTTGCGAAAACCGCCCGCTCGGTCGCTGACCTGTACGAGGACTTGTCTATGCGGTCGGCCAAGGATGAGATCGGTGGGACGAGAACCCGCCGGTTTGCGGCCGGTAAGGGCTGGCTGCCGCCGCTGGCGTGGGATGACGAGACTATCGACGACCCGGCCGCTGCCTCTGCGTCAGGCCTCAGCGACGACCTGACGGAAGCCGAGACCTGGCTGGCCAACTACCACGACGCCGAGGGACTCGGCCTGAACCGGCAGCAAATCGCTGAGCGACTGAACACAACCCCGGGTGCAATCCGGGGTCGGCTCCAGCGTGCTCGGCAATCCGGTCTGGTGAACAAGCTCCATCGGAATGTCGAGGTGGCAGCGTGAGGGCCCCGCGGTGGTGGCGCCTGTGGCTGGCCGCCCGGCGGCGCCGTCACACTGCCCCGTTCAGCCCGGCTGATCTGGCGGATCTGATCGCCGAGGTGCGCCGTCCCGTACGGAGGGCCGACCGATGACCGCCGTCGTCCTGGCCGCCGCCGTTCTGGTTGCGGTGGTTGTCGGTGTGCTGGCCGGCGAGGCATGGTTCCGGCTGCGCAGGTCCCGCGAGTACCGGCGGGGCGTGCTGGCCGGTCAGTGGCAGTCCGATCTGACGCACACCGTCCACGAGCCGGACACCGACCCGCGGCTGTTCAATGGCCCGCCCAGGCCGCGCCGGCGTGTTTCGGATCGCAAGCAGGAGAAGCAGCCGGAGCCCCTTCCCCGGCCTGTCTTCCACGACTGACCCCTCGCACCACCCCACCCCTCGCTCTTTCCTTGCCCGCTCCCCTTCTCTGGAGCCTTCATGAACATGCCTGTTTTCAGCTGGTCGAAGCCTTACCGCGGCCGACACCGTGAGCCGGAGGTGCTCGGCCCGGTCGTCGAGGCGCAGCCGGTGACCGATCCTGAGCCCGCATGGGTGTCGGAGCCGACGAAGCTGTACCCGGCCGTCCGTCCGGTGCGCGGGGTTGCGGCGGTGGCCCGGTGATCGGCGACTTCCCGGTGTCTGCGGTGGCCGAGGTGTACCCGGCCCTGATCCTCATCCCGTCCGCGATGGCGGTCATCTCGACGGCGGCCGTGGCGCTGGTCGTCGCGGCGACGCTGCGGTGGATGGACGGGCCGCCGTGCACCGACGACCCGGGGTGCCGCGGGTGTGTGTTGTGCGAGGACGACGACCTGATGGACGTGGCGGACGCGGTTGCGGAGGACGTCCTGCCGGTGAATGACCCTCACGGCGAGTGGTGGGTCCGCCTGGACTACAGCCCGCCGGCGGACCGGTACGTGCGCCTGTCGCGGGAAGCGAACCAGGGCAACGCTCGGTGGATCAGCGGGAAGCGTCAGCAGGATGCGGCGCAGGCCGTCGTCACCGGGTTCGAACAACTACTCGCCGCGGAGGCCGCCCGGCAGGAACGGCAGCGTCAGGCCCGCGCTGAGGGCTGGACGTCCGGGGAGCCGGGCGAGTGAGCGCGTTCCTGGCCGGTCTCGGCTACACGCTGATGGCGCTGATCGTCATCGGGTCGGTTGCCGCCGCCGTTTCGAAGCTGACCACCGAGCTGATCTGGTGGTGGAACGACCGGCAGCGGGCGCTGGCCCGTCGCCAGGCCGGCTACGACGAGCAGATCGTGCGGACGGTGCCGCTGGCTACCCGTCTGGAACGCACTGGCGAGGGCCGGGCGGAGGGCGGGTCGTGAAGCGCGCGGTGTTGGGTGCGCTGGTGCCGTTGGCCGCCGTGTCGGGCTGGGTGGTCATGTGGGTGATGGAGGTGTGGCACCGGTGCTGGGAGCGCCGCGCCCGTGCCCGGGTGCTGGCTGCCGCACAGGCGGAGACGGCCCGGCACCTTCGGGACCTGGTGCCCGAGCAGCGTGAGTCGCCCGAGTCTGCGGTCATCCCGGTGCAGCGGCGGGGCGAGCAGTGAGCGCCGTCCAGGTCGCACCCGTCGCCGACCTTTCTGGCGAGCAGGTGTGGCGGTATCTCGACGGCGGGGCTGTCCGGCATCTGCTTCCCGGCCCGGATGCGGCGGCCGCGGTGTGTTCGCAGACGCCGTGGGCCGGGTGGGAGTGGCGTGGTGCCGCCCCGGCTGAGCGCGCGGTGCTGGCCGGGCTGCGGGACTGCCTGTCGTGTGTGCGGATGGCCGGGTGCCGGCACGTGGCGTGCGTGAACGCGCGGACGGTGCGGGCTGAGGTGCCGTGGTCGTGGCGGAGTCAGCCATGAGGTCTCAGTACTCGGTGGGGTCGCCCATCTTCTCGGCGGCCTCCCGGTACCAGTCCATCGGCACGAGGACGGCGATGTGCTTGCCGTGGCGGGTGAAGACGACGTGCGTTCCGCCCGGCTCCTCGGTGCCGTCGGTGAGCTTGCCCCCGGTGACTTTCGCGATGACGGCCTTGATCTGGAGTCGTAGGGCCTGGATGCCGACCGGTTCGCGCTTCGCCATGTCCGGATCGTACGGGCTTCTGTGCGTAGTTCTGTCACTTGGTGCGGCGGTTGTGATCGTCATGGGTTCACCCTCTCGGATACTGACACTTCTTCTGCTACTAGTTCTGTAACTTTTACGGTACGGTCTTAGTGGCAGGTGAGCAACGCTCCCGCCGAATCCAAGCCTTCATCACCTTCAAGGAGAGGCGCTTGAGCACCCTCGCCCAGATCTTCGATTTCAACGGCACCGACATCCGGACCGCCGTTATCGACGGCAACCCCTGGTTCGTCGCGGCCGACATCTGCACCGTCCTCGAACTGTCCAACCGGCACAGCTCCCTCGCCCTCCTCGACGAGGACGAAAAGGGGGTCCACAGTATGGAGACCCCCGGCGGCCAGCAAGAACTCGCCGTCGTCAATGAGCCGGGCATGTACTCGCTGATCCTTCGCAGCCGCAAGCCCGAGGCCAAACGCTTCAAACGCTGGATCACCCACGAGGTCATCCCCGCGATTCGCCGCACCGGGCGGTACGACACCGGCGCAGTCATTCCACGGCAGCTCACCAACCGCGAACTCGCCATGCTGGTTATCGCCGAGGCGGACCGCGCGGACGCAGCTGAAGCCGTGGCCGTACGGCAGGCCGCCGAACTCGAAGCCGCCGCCCCGAAGGTCGCCTACGTCGACAACTTCCTGCGGTCCAGCGATTCGTGCCTGGTCCGGCAGCTCGCAAAGCGCATCGGCATGGCCGAGAAGGATCTACGCGCCGAACTCCTAACCCGCAAGGTCATCTTCAGGACGCCTGTCGGGAACCGGTTCTCCGAGTCCAAGCAGAAAGTCATCACCGAGTACCGGTACGAGCCCGCAACCAAGTACATGGACTGGTTCCGCGAGGGCGACCACCCGAACGCGCCGCGCCTGTTCAACGGCCAGATGCGCACCACCCTCTACGTCACCCCTGCCGGGAAGGTCGGCATCGCCCGCATGCTCGGCCGCCTCGACGCCGGCCAGCCCGAGCTTGAAGGAGCGACCGCATGACCGGCTTCGCCCGCCCGGAGTTCACCGCCGACACCCTCGCCCGCGGCCTGGTCCGTGCGCTCACCACCGACGGCCTGCTGATGCTCGCCGCCGACGTGCTGAACGAGCTGCACCGCCGCGACGGGGAGACCGAAATCGTCAAGGGCGCGATCAACACGCACCACGCGGAGATCTGCGGCACCCCCGGCGCGTTCCACGCCGTCTACTGGGGTGGAGCCGAGGGCGCGATGGAGTCGCTGACCCCGACCGCGCAGATCGACAGGGCCCGGGCGCTCGTCGAGCAGTTGTGGCGCAAGGCTCTCGACGCACCGGTGTCGGCCCGCGACCTCAACGCTCTCCGCGCCGAGTTGGGCAGTGAGGTATGAACGCCGCCGCCACCGAGGCCGCCCTCAACCGTGAGGTTGACACCTTCAACGCCCGCTACCCGGTCGGCACGCCCGTCCGGTTCTGGCCCGGACTCCGTACGGACGGCCCGCGCTTCTCGACCACCCGCACCGAGGCTCAGATTCTTTCCGACCACACGGCCGTCGTGTGGGTCGACGGCTACGCGGCCTGCATCGCGCTCACCCACGTCGAGGCCATCGAAGGAGCTACCGCATGACCGCCCTCGCCCTGGCTGCGCCCGTCGAGAGTTTCGACCTGATCGACGTCCTGCGCGCCCCTCTCGCCGTGACCTGCCCGAAGTGCAACGCCCGCCCCGGTCACGAGTGTGAGTCGACGGGCGGCGGCAACCGGGCGTTCGTGGCGACCCACAAGGCCCGCGAGAACCGGGTGTCCGGATGGCCGGAGGAGTTCGCCGCCGAGGCCGGACGCCTGGTCAAGTCGGTGCTGCGCGCCTCGTGGGAGCAGCGGGCGGCCGTCGACTGGTCGAAGTTTGAGGCGGCTGCCGCGCCGGCCCCTGCCGCGAAGCCGCTCACCCCGAAGGGCGTGCGGCTGTCCGAGACGCAGGCCGAGGAGATCGAACGGTACGTGCTGCGGGGCGGCCACGGCTGGGTGTCGACCGTCCACTTCCACGGTGATGCTCTGCACCGGGCCACGGTCAACGCCCTGGAATCGAAGGGCATCGTCGAGGCGGTCGCCGATTCTGAGGACGGCTACGGCCGGAACATGAAGCTGACCGGCTTCGGCTGGAAGGTGTACGACCAGCACCGGCTCATCATCAAACGGCTGACGGACGCGGAGATTGCCGAGCGGGTGGCCCGGGCCGAGTCCGGCCGGTGCCTGATCTGCGGTGAGCAGCCGGGCGTAACCGTGGGCTGCGAGCCGTGCGACCTGGAACGGTTCGCAGTCGGGGCCGGGCTGCGCGGCGGCGAAGGCGGGTCATGGTGACCGCTCAAAACCTGGACGAGATCAGTGCCGAGTTCCTGAACACGTGCGGGTCCTGCGATGCGGGCCTCCCCTCCGCCTGCACCTGCTCGCAGCGCGACTACCGGCCGGTGATGCTCGACCTCGTCCGTGAGGCCCGCCAGACACGAGCACTTCTGGTGGATGTCGTCGACAGCCTGGAACACGTCGGCTGCCAGTTCGACCACTGCACCGGGCCGACGCTCCATCCGGTCGACATGCGCACCTGTCACCGCTGCGAGGTTCTGGAGCGGGCGCGAGACCTGCTGGAGAAGGCCGGGGTTCAGTCGTGACCGCCCCGATCCCGGTGCGGGTGACCCGCTACCAGGACCCGTGGTGCGGGCGCACCCACTCGTCCCGGCGGCGTGCGGTCGAGCACATGGGCCGCTGCTGGAAGAACCCGGACAACCGCGGCTGCCTCACCTGCCGACACCACATCGACCCGTGGCAGGCCATGGGTGAAGAGGACTGCGCGGCCGGGGTCAACCTCGCCGGCACTCCCGCCTGCCCCGACTGCGGCGGCGTCACCGCGGACCCGTGGAACGAGTGCAAGTCCTGCCGGGGTGCGGGCCAGGAGGTCAAGGCCGGACCGATCGTGCACTGCGACAAGTGGGAGGAAAAGACCGATGACTGAACTGACCGTGGACCGTTTCCCGCTGCACCACCAGCGCATCCGCACCGACAAGGCGAAGTTCGCCGACGGTTCGACCGTCGACTACACGCCGCCGCTGATGACCGTCGACCCGCGGGCCGTGAACTGCACTGAACACCGTGTCGGCTGCGACTGCCGAGAGGCCGACCTGCGTGAAGAAATCCTCGAATACAAGATCGAGGAGTCGATCTGGCGCCGGGCCGCCGAGGAGATCTGTGGCTCTCACGAGCAGGACACGTGCATGTGCACCGGCTGCCAGATCATTCGGCACCGCAACGTGGTGTCGAAACACATGCTCGCCGAGGCCCGCCGATGACTGAACTGACCGCCCCGCGTACGTGGCTCGCTGGCGACGGGCAAGGCGTCATCTTGGTCTGCGTCGGCAACTGCCCCGACACCCCGGCCGAGGACCTGGTAGTGGCCGAGTACGGGGAGACCAAGACCCGCCGCAAGGGCATCCGGACATTCGAGCTGGGCCAGTTCGCCGAGTTCATGACGTTCGTCAGCGGACACGCCTACAGGTGCACGCCTCCGGCCGAACTCGGCCCGGATCAGTCGCACTGGGGTCCGATGGAGAAGCTGCTGCCCGCCGACCAGCTCGACGGCTGGATGTGGATGTCCCGTTCGACATGGAACGGCGCGATCGTCGAGCACTACAAGAACCGAGACACGCGCGGCTATCTCCACCTCGACCACGAGGGGAACTACTGGTCGTCGCGAACCGTCCAGGATGCCTGCGACCCCTGGTGCGGTCACGACAACGAGGCCGATCATCTCACGGACGTGTTCGAGTACTTCACGATCACCGAACACGAGGCATTCCAGAAGGCATGGGTTTGGCCGTGGTCGCGGCACGATGAGGCCCACCCGTGGCCTGTGTGGATGCCGCGATGACCTCCACACTTGCGGGCACGCACATCACCGCCCCCGGCGTCTACGACCTGCCCGAGGCCGTCTACCACGCGGATCCGGTTGTCGGCGGTTCGCTGTCCTGCTCCGGTGCGAAGAAGCTCCTGCCGCCGTCGTGCCCGGCCTTGTTCGCCTACGAGCGCAACCACGGGCAGCCGTTCAAGAAGGCGTTCGACATCGGGTCGGCCGCGCACCAGCTCGTTCTCGGTGCCGGACCGGAGCTGGTGGAGTTCGCCGGCACGGGCAAGAACCCGGAGGCGTGGCAGAAGGACGACGACAAGGCCGACGTCGCCCGGATCCGGCAGTCGGGCGCGATCCCGCTGAAGCCGTCCGAGTACGCGCAGGTACAGGCGATGGCCCGGAAGCTGCGCGAGCATCCGATCGCCTCCGCGCTGCTCACCCCGGAGGGCGGCAAGCCGGAGCAGACGCTGATCTGGCAGGACCCGGAGACGGGGATCACGCTGCGGGCGCTCGTCGACTGGATGCCCAACCGGGTCGGCAACCGCCTGATCTTGGGTGATTACAAGACGGCCGTCACGGCGAACCCGGAGGACTTCCGCCGGGCCGCCTACACGTACGGCTACGCCATGCAGAACGCCTGGTACCTCGACGGCATCAAGGCGCTCGGCCTCGACGACGACCCCGACTTCGTGTTCGTCGTCCAGATGAAAACCCCGCCCTACCTCGTCTCGCTGATCCGCCTCGACGAGCAGGCCCTGCGGGTCGGCGCCGAACGCAACACCCGCGCCCGCAGGCTGTTCGCCCGCTGCCAGGAGTCCGGCTACTGGCCCGACTACACCGGCCTCGACATCACCGAGATCAGCCTCCCTGGCTACGCCGTCCACCAGCACGACAACGACTTCCACGAGGAGCCCACCGATGACTGATGTTGCTGTCCGCGACGACAACGCCCCCGCCCAGCAGCAGCCCGCCCAGCCCGTCTACCAGGCGTCGCCGCTGGTGCAGTGGGCGTACGAGGCAAAGCAGGCCCACCAAATCGCCCAGTCGCTGTCGACGACCTCATTCGTTCCGGCATCCCTGCGGGGTAAGCCGCAGGACATCACCGCGGCGATCCTCGCCGGGCAGGAACTCGGGTTGCAGCCGATGGCCACCCTGCGGTCCCTCGACGTCATCCAGGGCACCCCTGCGCTGCGGGCGCACGCCATGCGCGGTCTCGTCCAGGCGCAGGGTCACTCGATCCAGCTCGTCGACTCCACCGACAAATCGTGCACCATCCGCGGCCGGCGCAAAGGTGAGGACGAGTGGCAGGAGGTCACCTGGACGATCGAGCAGGCCCAACAACTCGGGCTGCTGTCGAAGGACCAGTGGAAAAAGCAGCCGAAGAACATGCTGATCGCCCGGTGCACGGGTGCGATCTGCCGGCTGATCGCCTCGGACGTGCTGTACGCGATGCCGTACGCGTCGGAGGAGCTGGGCGACGACGGCATGGACACGGCTCCGGTCCGGGCGATGGCCCGGGTGAACGCGTCCGAGGTGCTGGCGAATGCCGCCGCGGCGCGGGAACAGGCGAAGCCGATCAGTGGGCCGCCCGCCCAGCAGGCGCAGCAGGACGTGCCCGCCGAGCCGGAGCAGCATCCGGTAGCGGGTTGGGATGACGACAGCGCGTGGGATGACGTGGACGTCGTCCAGCCCGCTGGCGGTGCGCAGTGACGCAGCACCTGACCTGCGCTGATGGCATGACCATCACCGATACGCGCGGCAACAACCTGGTGTTCGAGCGGTGGGAGGACGGCAGGGTGTCGTCGTGGTCGTTGGACCGCCACGACCGGGAGACGTTCTCCATCTCCCTCGACGAAGACTCCCGGCGCCGGATCGCCGCGTTCCTGCTGGACGGCCTGTCGTGAGCGCCGAACCGTGGGCGGACGTCGAGTTCGAGTCGTGGACGCCGAACGATGCGGAGAAGGCGTTGCGCTGGGTGTTGCGGGCCATGCTCGCCGCCCAGCGCGGCCTCGCCGAGGCCCGGGATGCTGAGGTCGCGGCGAAGCACGTATACGAGTCGGCGAAACGGCGGGCGTTCTTCCACGACGACTGCCCGAAGCCGGCGCGTGGCGGGTTCACCGTCGCGGACCGGGATGCGTTCATCGAGCGTGAGACTGCCGAGCATCGCGAGACGTACGAGCTTGCGACCGCCGCGAAGGAGGCTGCGCAGGATCACTTGCGCACCTTGAACTCGCAGTCGGTGGTGCTCTCCGCGCTGGCAAAGAACGTGCAGCAGACGTACGCGGTGGTAGGTGCCCGATGAGCGCGAGCCCGAACGACCGCCTGTACGACGAGCTGCTGTCACCGGTCGCCGAGGACTACTTCGATGCCTGCCGGAAGCTGTCCGCCCTGCCGTCCACGGCGGACACCGCCTACCAGCGGGCGTGGCTGCGCGGCCGGCTCGTCACTCTCGCCGAGCACGGCAACCGGCTCGCCCGGGTCCTCGAAGTACCCGAGCCGTTGTGGGCCGGCATGCAGGACCTGGCCGGAATGAACCTCGACCGCTGACTCCTGTCCGGGGCGGTCACCGCGGCGGCCCGGACACCCCAGAACTGAACCCTCAACGTGAGGAGACCCCCATGACCGTCACCGTCTACCGCAAGAAGCCCGTCGAAGTCCGCACCGTCCAGTGGACCGGCGACAACGCCGACGAGCTCGTCCAGTTCACAGGCAACCGGTTCGGAGTTCTCGATCCGCAAGACCGGGCGGAATGCGCCGACCCCGAGGCGACCGCCCAGGTGCTCGACGTCCTGCACTCGACGTGGGTGCTCGTCTACATCGGCGATTCGATCGTCGAGGGCGTGCAGGGCGAGTTCTACCCGATCAGGGCGTCGGTCCTTGCCGACACGTACGAGCCGGTTCCTGCCGACGCGGCCAACGACCACTGACCTGATCCGTCCCGGGGTGCGCTCACAGAACGGCCCCGGGACACGAACCCTGCTCCCCCATTTGCCTGAGGAGGCGACATGACCGACCTGTACAGCCCCGAAGACGTTTGGCACGTCGACAGCGACGCCGCCACGATCCTCACCGAGACGCTGCTCGACGCCGACCGGCCCGCCTACGAGGGCGACGAGGACGAGCGGCGGGACGAGCAGTGACCGCCGTGTTGGAGGAAATGCGGCTGAGGTTCACCGCGCCGGCCGAGTGGCTGTCGGCGAACAAGCGGTACAAGCGACGGCCTGATGTCGCGATCCGGGCCTGGCGCCAGGCTGCGGCACTGCACGCCCGGGCCGCGCATCTACCGAGAGGCCTGAACCGGGTGTCGGTGTACGCGACCATCCACTTCACCGATGCCCGGCGGCGAGACGCCCACAACTACATGGCGGTCGTGAAGTGCTGCATCGACGGCCTGGTCGACTACGGGCTGATCCCGGATGACCGGCGTGAGCATCTGCTGTGGACGGCAATCACCGAGGGCGACAAGGTTCCGGCCGGGCCACTGAAGGTCGGCGGAGAGATCGAGCTGCGGATCGTGGTGGAACCGTGACCGCGAAGGTGATCCCGCTGTTCCGGGTGCCGCGCCCGGTGGGTGCGCAGCCGTGCGGGTCCGGCACCGTCCCCGGCGGCGTGTCAGCCCCGTGTGGGCGCCGCGACACCCGCCTGTACGCCGAGGGATGGCGCTGCCCCGGCCACGACCCGCAGACCGCCCACCTCCGCCTGCCCGCGCCAGCCCAGGGGGCGGCGTGAGCACTCACATCCTGCGCGTCGTCTGGCCCATCCACGACGACGCCATGTACGACGACGAGGCCATCGCCGACGCCTGGATCGACTGGCCCCACCACCCCGAGAAACAACAGGTCACCGTCGTCGACACACCCCGCATGCACGTGGTGCGCCTCGACCCGCGGCAGCAGGAGGCGTTCGGCGCCTCGAGGGCCGTCATGTGCGAGGCGCACGTCATCGAACGGACACCCATCCCCATCAAGAAGGAGGCCGCGTAATGGCCGGAGACACCGTCATCACCGTAGTAGGCAACCTCACCGACGATCCGACCTTGAAATTCACCGCGTCAGGTCAGGCGGTGGCGAACTTCCGGATCGCATCGACCCCGCGCACCCTCGACAAGCAGTCCGGGGAGTGGAAGGACGGCGACCCGCTGTTCCTGGCGTGCAACATCTGGCGCGACGCCGCTGAGCATGTCGCCGAGTCGCTGTCCCGCGGCTCCCGGGTGATCGTGCAGGGCCGGCTGCGTCAGCGGTCTTACGAGAAGGACGGCGAGAAGCGCACCGTTTATGAGTTGGAAGTGGACGAGATCGGCCCGTCGTTGCGGTACGCCACCGCCGCGGTGCAGAAGGCGCAGCGGTCCGGCGGCGGGGGCGGCGGTCGTCAGCAGTCGGGCGGCGGCGGTGCGGGTGGCGACTTCAACGACCCGTGGGCGTCGGGCCCGTCTGCTTCGGGCGGTGGCCGGGCCGGTGGTGGCAAGCCGTCGTTCGACGACGAACCGCCTTTCTGATCTTGATTCGGTGGCCGGGTGCTGCCGCAGCGCCGCGCCCGGCCACCTCTCCCTTCCTCTCCCCGGAGGTTCCTTTCATGTCTGCACCAAGCCTTTCCCGGCTCCCTGCCGCGCAGCAGCGTGTCCTCGACGCCATCCACGCCCACATGGCCGAGCATCGGATCCCGCCGACGGTCCGGGAGGTCGCCGCGGCGGTGGGCCGGTCCGCGTCGACCACAACCTGGAATCTGGATCAGCTCGTCGCGAAGGGGTATCTGCACCGTCAGCCCGGCGTGGCCCGCGGTCTGTTCCTCGCCGACCCGGTGGCGGCCCCGTGACCCGGCTGTCCCCGAACCAGGTGGAGGCGTGCCCGTCGGAGTCGCGGCGCCGCACGCATGCTGCGCACGGCCAGATCTGCGGGGTGTGCACGCCGGAGGAGATCCGCCGGGACCGGTGTCCGGGGTGCGGGTTCCGCGTCGAGGTGGTCGGGTTCGAAATCCAGCCGCACGGCCGCCGGAAAAACGGCTGGACGGTGCGGTGCGGCGGGTCCGGGCAGCGGCTGCGCAGGATGCCCGCGGTGGAGTTGCGGATCTGGGTTGGCCGGCGTGCGGTGGCCCGGCCGTGATCGAGGTGGAGTTCGGCTGGGCCCGGGATCATCAGGTGCAGAGGTGTGCGCGGCTGCCGGGCGCGGACCGGATGCTGTGCGGCAGGCGGGTCGGGTTTGTTCCGGCCGTGCCGATGGGCCGTCCGCCGGATGAGGTGCTGCACGGGCGGTGCCGGGAGCTGCTGGACGCGGGCACGGTCGAGTTGCCGCCGCGTCGCGGCCGGGGGTGTCCGGTGTGCGGTGAGCCGGTGCCGGTCGTGGACGGCAGGGTGAGCGCGCACGGTGGCTGTCCGGGAGTGAACATGCCGGTGGGCGGGCGGTGAGCCGCTACGCCTTGCCCGGAGTCTCGCCCAACGCTGCCTGCGCTCTCTCGAACCACTCGGGCGACACGAGTACGGCACGAGCGATGTTTCTTGATCCGTGCTTGATGACGGTGGGTTCGCCGCGCATGTAGGCGGCTTCGACCCTGTCGCTGAGCAGCTTCCTGAATTCGCCGATACCGAGCACCTTGGCCTCCATGGTCAAAGAGTACGAGGGTTGCAACTTGTACAAGTTGTAATGTACAACTTGTACAAGCGATCCGCATCTACGAAAGGACACATCCCAATGGCCGAAGCCACCATCCCGCCGTTCCCGACCTGCACGATCACCACGATTCAAGGCCCGGTCACCGTGCCCTGCGAACCGATCGGCGAGCACCTCGCCATCGCCCCCGCCTTCGGCATGACCGAAGACTTCCGCGCCTTCCTCAGCGGAAACTTCGTCATCACCCACCGGGCCACCGGCCTGCACGTCTCCGACGGTCCTGGTTGCATCGAGTGCTGCCGCTCGGCAGGTAAGGCGCTCCTCGCTACCGAGGTTGACTGGGCGTCCATCACGGCCGAGGGCTCGGCCGAGTTCTGGGGTTCCCTGACCGACGAGATTCGTCTGGCCGTCGCCGAGGCCCGCACCGTGAACTGGTCCTGCGACGCCGAGTACTGCAACCCGTGGCCGGAGGGCGTCACCGCTGAACGTGCTGAGTCCCGCTCGAACCATCTGAAGCGCCTCGTCGAGCAGAACGCGCGCATCGTGGCTGCCGAGGAGGCCGCCCGATGACTCTCGACCTCGTCGCCGTCCAAGCCCGGGCCGCTGAGGCGTACCGGTGGGCGGACTACCAGTCCCTGGCCGTCCCCGCCGCCGTCCGCGAGCACTTCAACAGCGACGCCCCCGCCCTGATCGCCGAGATCGAGCGCCTGCACGCGTGGGCCGGACGACTTGCGGACGGGCTCGCGGACCTTCAGGACGAGCGCGACCGCCTGCGCCGTGTCGAAACCGCGGTCCGGGCGATTGAGTCCGCCGACGACCCGCACGACGCCGACACCGCCCGCATCGAACTCCGCGCCGCCATGGAGGCCGCCCGATGACCCGCCTCGCCGGCCACGGCCTGCGCCACGAAGGCGCGGCCTTCTCCATGCCGAAGGTCCGGGCCCGTGACGCCGCCGGACCCGGCATGGCGCTGTGCGAGTGCGGCACCTACTCGCCGCTCATCAAAAACCGCGCCCAGCGCCAGCAGTGGCACAAGGACCACAAGGACGACATCCGCCGCGGCGGCAACGGCATCGTGTGGGAAGGCATGTGATGGCCCACCACTTCCGCACCTTGATCGCCGCCATCCGCATCGATGACGACTCCGACCTCCGCTACACCGCGCACGCGTTGACGGTTGCCCGGAAGGCGCTGACCGAGGCCGGGTTCGAGGTAGACGAGATGCGCAACGTGCACAACCAGACCGGTGAACTGCCGCCCCGCTCCGAGGAGATCCCGTGGTGACCACCAAGGACCTCGCCCCGTACCCCACCCGCGAAGAAGACGTGACCCGATGACCGCCGAGACGAACGCGGCCCTCGCCTACATCCGTGAGCGCTACAACGTGCCCGCCAGCCTCCACGGCCGCGTTCGATACACCGACCACGGGCACGCCCAGCACGGCACCATCATCGGCACCTCAAACGCCTACCTGGCAGTCCTGCCCGACAGCGCGCGGCGGGACGACTACGTCCTGATCTGGCCCACATCCGACGGACTCGAATACCTGCCCGGCAAGGCGGCGACCCGATGAGCGCCCCGATGTCGGAGTTCCCGCCCGGTCTCCTCGACTACTTCGCCGCCCGACAGCAACAACGCGACAAGCGGGCCGACACCGCGTGGCGCACCCTCACGAAGTTCGAGCGCCGGGTCACCCGCGAGGCCGCCGTCATGGGCTACGTCCTCGGCTACCGGGCCGGGCAGGCCGACGGCGTGATGGGCAAGGGCGGGCCGCTCGACAACGACGACCCGATCCCCGGCGACATCGACATCGTCCGACGGGTGATCCAGCACTGCGACTCCACCAGCGACCTCTACCCCTACCTGGGTGAGGCGTGTGAGGGCCGGCGCCGGCGCATCACTCGCAAGCGGATGTACCCCGGCGAAGCTTCCCCGACCAGCCAAGGAGGCTGACCCGTGCGTAATTCTGACCTTGCCGCCCGGCACGCCCGGCGGATCCTCAACCAGAACCCCCTCGACGTGCCCGAGTCGCAGTGCAGCCACCGGGACGACCCGGGGCACGACCACGAGCAGTGCCTGGAGACCATCGCGTCCATCCACGCGAGCGTGGCTACCCGTCCGAATTCGTCGGGCGGTGATCTGCCGTGATCGACATCCTCAACCGTGTTGCCGACATCGTCGAGCCCCACATCGGCAGCAACTTCAAACTCCGCCAGCGCGCCCTGGGCACCGCGGAGAACCTGGCGCATAGCAACCTGCTCGTCGGCCAGCAGAGCACCATCCAGCTGCCGTCGCAGGAGGCCGCCGCGAACCTGCTCCACTGCACGTTTAACTGGCCCGCGGCGGAACGCATCGCTGCGGAACTGCACGAGGCGGGCCTGCTGGCGACGGATTACGCGCCGTATTCCACGGAGGTGCCCAGTGCGTAGGCCCAACATCGCCGCGATCCGGCGCCGCCTCGAAGCGGCCACGCCGGGCACGTGGAAGACGGGCGACCGGTTCGGCAGCGGCTCGCTCGGATCGTCGATCGCGGTCATCTCCGGCAGTCTGCCGCCGCTCCAGCTCGACGAGCATCGCAACGGCCGGAACGACGCCGCGTTCATCGCACACGCCCACCAGGACGTGGCCGCGTTGCTCACCGCGCTGGACGAGGCGCACGGCCAGATCATCAGCCTGGTCGCTTGCGCCGAGCGGCTTTACCCCAGCGAGCGGCACACGGTGCTGCGGGCCGATGGGTGCGGCTGGTGCGGTGGAGACCATCTCGCTGAGCTGTCCGTGCTGGTTGCTGGTTCGAATCCGTCGGGTGGCGCCTCGTGAGTCAGCTGTGGTCGTGGGCGCTCACCGCAGTCGGCGTATTCGGCATCTGGCTCGCCGGCCGCCGCTCCCCATGGGGCTGGGCTGTTGGAATCGGCGCCCAAGCCCTGTGGCTGGCGTACGCGCTGGCCACCCGCCAGTGGGGGTTCCTGGTTTCGGTGGCCGCCTACACGTGGGTGTACACGCGCAACTTCCGGGCCTGGCGCACCCCGGCACCTGAACCCCGTCCCGCCGAATCCGCTCCCCAGGAGACTCCCGCATGACCGCACCCGCCACCGTCCCGGCCCCCACCGCGGGGGCCGGGCGCCCCGGGCACCTCACCCCACGCCAGCGGCAGATCCTCGCGTACGTCGCGTGCGGGCTCCCCGACACGCGTATCGGGGCCCGCATCGGCATCCAGGGGTCATCCGTCAAAACGTCCCTCCGGCGGGCCTACCGCACCCTCGGTGCCCGTAACCGCGCCCACGCCGTGATCATCGCCCTGCGCAGCAGGCAGATCACCCTCCACGACATCGACCAGGCGGCCCACCGGTGACCGACTTCTTCGCCCCCGGCCTACCTGCCGCTATCACTCTGTCAGACCGGCAGCAGCAGATCCTCGTGCTGATCGCGGACGGCCTGTCCAACCAGGCCATCGCCGGGCGGCTCCGCATCAGCGCCAACACCGTCGACCACCAGACGAAGCGCATCTACGACACGCTCGGCGCGTGCAACCGGGCCCACGCGGTAGCGGTCGGCATCCGCGCCGGGGTGATCCGGTGACCGGACGCTGGCCGGGTCCGGCTCGGGAGCCGCTGCCCGTTGGACTGATCACCGAGCAGGACATCGAAGACGCCCTGCGGCTCGCCGGCAGTCACATGACCGAGCCGGAGGACCCAGCGTTCAACGTGGTTGCCTTCGGTGCCCTCTGCGCGGCACGGGCTGCGCTGATCGAATGCGGCGAGGTACTCGAAAACCTACGGATCGATCGCGGCCTTCACGGACAGGATGACGACCGGCGGGAGTGGGAGCGTGTTGGCCGGGAGTACGTAGCCCAGAAGGTTGCCCGGAGGTCGATCAACGAACTGCGGAAGTGGCTGCCGTGATCGACTTCCCGTACGTGTGGACGTGGCGGTGGCGCACCTGGGAGTTCCCGGGCACGGGCGCGGTGAAGACGCCGTGGTTCGGCGACGGCATCGACCGGACGGGCCAGCGCTGCCAGGTGGTGGTGCGCGACCAGGGCGGCAAAGACCCGGACGGGAACAAGCGGATGTCCGGGTCCGCGGTGCTCGAGTTCGCCGACGGAACGCGGGTGGTGACCAGCCGGGGCGGGCTCAGGCGGGCGGATCCTGACGCGGCGGGCGCTCCGGGAGCTTCGCGCCGGGCTCGCGCAGATACCAGGCCACGAGCGCACGGATGACCTCGGAACGCCCTCGGTCGCCGACCAGACGGCCGAGGCGTTCCCAGAGCGCATCGGCGAGGGCTATCTGCCGGCGCACCGTCTTGCGGCGTTCGTTGGCGGTAGTCACTGGTCAAAGGTACGGCGTGTCCGTACACGAAAGAGATCGGCTTTCACTGGTGTGTACGTACACATCGCGATAGGCTTCACTGGTTGATGTACGTACACAGGATTGGACTTTCCGCAGTTCAGAAGGGAGCAACGCCATGCCCCACAAGACCCTCTACGTCCGCCCGAAAGACCAGACACTCTGGGAAGCCGCACAGCGTGTCTCCGACCAGACAGACATCAGCCTCAGCCGCATCGTCGGGGAAGCCCTCAGGCTCCACCTTCGCAGCGTTGCCGAGACCCTGGAACAGCAGCGACAGGAACAGGGCACCGACGAGTGGGTCACGTTCGCAGCGGATGCCGCATGAGCACTCACGCAACTCCCGATTCGCCCGCGTCCACCGGCGCGACCACCTGGGCCGAACTGTTCCCCAGCGGTCGGGACATCTTCTACGAGGGCGACCGGCCGGATGAGTTCGCCGCAGAGATCGCCGCCAAGCACGGTTTCGATCCACGGACGGACAAGCGCTGGTGGGAGGTGATCGACGGGGACGAGCCGTTCGTGACCTACCAGTTCCACTGCCCGCCGCACCTGCTGGATGCGATCTACGGCAACGACCAGTACCCGCTTGGGTCCTGACGCGCCGGCCACCACCCCTACCCCAACTGCCCGAGGAGGTTTCGTGCCCGATATCTGGACTCTTATGCGGGCGATCCGCAGGTCGGGCCTCCCCGCTCCAGAGCGGCACACCCTTCTGACCTTGGTGACGTTGGTGGAGCCGGAAACGGGACTCATTCCGGACCGTTTTCAACCCAGCCTGACCGAGCTGGCAAATTTCACGGGGCTGGGCCGTTCAACCGTTGTCCGCTCTCTCAATTCGGCCGAGAGTAATGGCTGGATAAAACGAACGGTGCCGACCAAGAAGGCGGCGCAAAAGAACAAGGAGAAGACCTGCTATCTGCTCACCATCCCCTCTTCGGTCGCCACAGAAGAGTCGCCCAGCGCCGCCGAGAACGAGCCTGAGGCTAGTGCCACAGCGGGACTAGTCCCGGAGCGGGACCAACTTGAGGACTGGTCCCAGAGCGGGACTAGTGCCACAGCGGGACTAGGGCTAGTGCCAGAGCGGGACCAGGCTAGTGCCACAGCGGGACACAAAGAACTGAACCATGTGTACCAACCTGAACCTTCTCCTCCTTCGGAGGAGAGCGCGCGCGATGGTGTCGACACCGGTGATGCGCTGTTTGTGGTACCGGAACAGCGGCAGCCTGACTCCGAAAACAAACCAGCGGGCGGAGCCACCAGGGGTCGGAAGCGCCTCAGTCGCATCATCACCAAAGAGAACCTGCCCCTCCCCGCCGGCTGGCAGGTATCCGAAGAAATGATGGCGTGGGCCAGAAAAGAAACCCCGAATGTCGGGCGCTTCGCCACGGACAAGTTCATCGAGTACTTCGCTGACGGCCAAAAAGGCAAGGAACTCAAGAAGGACTGGGACAAGGCGTGGCGCAACTGGATGCGCTCAGACCAGGAACGCTTCGAAGAGCGCACCGGGGTCCGCGGCTCCATGCCCATCAACGAGCCCGGCAACGCCCTAGCCCGAATCGACGACAACGGACGGCGCAACGAAGTCCGGTCCCCCGCTGACCAACGAGTCGCCGACAACCAATCCCTGTACGAGAAGTACCGACGCCTTGAGGAGGCACAACGTGGACAGAGCTGAGGTGGTGCTGCTGCTGACGCTGGCCGGCACCTTCGACTACCGCAAGGTCGGTGATGCCGACGTCGAGGCGTGGCATCTGGCCCTCGACGACATCCCGCTCGACGACGCGAAGGCCGCCGTGGTGCGGCACTACCGGGAATCCCGGGAACGGCTGATGCCCGCCGACGTCCGCCAGGGCGTGAAAGCGATCCGTGCCGAGCGCCGCCGTCTGGAGCCGTCGGACGCCCGGGCACTGCCGTCGAAGTTCGAGGACGACATGAACCGGCAGGTCCGCATGTCGGCCGGTGCCGCCACGGTCCGGGAGGTGCTGGCGGCGATCGGCGCGCACCTGGAATCGCAGTCCCCGCCGCCGGTGTCGGCGATGGACCAACTGCGGGCGATCACCGCAGGGCCCGACTGGGACGAGGAGGCCGGACGATGAGCGACCGGACGCCACCGCACGACATCGAGGCAGAGCAGGCCACCCTCGGCGGGATGCTCCTGTCCGCTGGGGTCATCGACGACGTGACGGAGATCGTCACCGCCGCCGACTTCTACCGGCCGGTCCACGCCACCCTGTTCGGGGCGATCGTCGCCCTGCACGGGCGCGGTGAGCCCGCAGACGCACGGACACTGGCGGGCGCCCTGTTCGATGCCGGAGAACTCGAACGGACCGGTGGGGTGCTGTACCTGAACACCCTGATCGAGCAGGTGCCCACGGCGGGAAACGCCGGCTGGTATGCGCGGATCGTGCAGCAGCGGGCCGTCTCGCGGCGCCTGGTCGAAGCCGGTGTCCGGATCGCGCAGCTCGGCTACGGGTCAGCGAACGCGGCCGGAGTCGAACTCGCCGACGTGGTGGACCTGGCGCAGCAGGCCGTCTACGACATCACCGTGGAACGCGGTGCCGGGGAGACTGTCCGGGCCGGTGAGGTGTTCACCCCCGTCATGGACGACATCGAGGCCGCGGGCTCGAAGGACAGTGCGCTGCTGGGGGTGCCGACCGGGTTCAAAGACCTGGACCGGCTCCTCAACGGGTTGCAGCCCGGGCAGCTCATCATCGTCGGCGCCCGCCCCGGGCTGGGGAAGTCGACGGCCGGCCTGGACATCGCCCGGCATGCGGCGATCCAGGCGGGGATGGCATCGGCGTTCTTCACGCTGGAGATGTCGAAGGTCGAGATGGTGACCCGGATGCTGTCGGCCGAAGCGCGGGTGCCGCTGCACGTGCTCCGGTCGGGGCAGTTGTCGGATGACGACTGGTCGCGGATGGCCCGCAGGATGGGTGAGATCTCCGAGGCACCGATCTTCGTGGACGACACCCCGAACATGGGATTGGCGCAGATCCGGTCGAAGGCCCGCAGCTTGAAGAAGAAGCACAATCTGCGGCTGCTGGTCGTCGACTACCTCCAGTTGATGTCATCGCCGAAACGCACCGAGTCCCGACAGCAGGAGGTTTCCGAGCTGTCCCGTGGCCTGAAGCTGCTGGCGAAGGAGATCGAGTGCCCGGTGATCGCGGTGAGTCAGCTGAGCCGCGGCCCTGAGCAGCGCCAGGACAAGCGCCCCCAGCTGTCGGACCTGCGTGAGTCCGGCTCGATCGAGCAGGACGCCGATGTGGTGATCCTGCTGCACCGTGACGACTACTACGACAAGGAGTCGCCGCGGGCGGGCGAGGCGGACTTCATCGTGGCCAAGCACCGGAACGGGGCGACGGACACCGTTACGGTGGCCGCGCAGTTGCACCTGTCCAGATTTGTGGACATGGCCATCTGACCTGCTCTGACGTTGGCGGGGAGCTGAACGCTGGTATCGCTCAGCTCCCCTGCCGCCCATCCTGCCCCACCCGAGACGAGGAGACCCGCATGACCTACCGGACCGGCGGCAACCAGGGCATCACGGTCGTCCGTGAGGGCGCCGGGCCCGCGGACGAGGATGGCCGGCGCCCGGATGACGAGTCTGTGGCGTTCGTCGTCAACGGCGACCGTGACCTGTTAGCCCGCCGGATCGCCGAACTCCTCACCGTCGTGGAACGGGTGTGCGACTGCGGGCATCCGGACCTGGAGTTGCGGGCGCACCTGCACCCGTGCCCGGTGGCGAGCCTGCGTGACGCCCACCGTGATCCTGCTCAGGAGCAGGGTCGTGAGCAGGACGAGGTGGTCATCGGCGGGTGGCTGCACGTCGAGAAGACCGGCCCCGCCCGGTGGACGCTGGATGTGGGCGGCGTGCGGATCTGGGTCGACGTCGACACGGAAGGGCGACCGGCCCTGGTGGATGTGCACGGGCCCGGCACCTGGGGTCCGCCGGTGGGCGGCTGCGAGTACGGGCTGGACTGGGACGAGCGGGTGTCGTCATGACCGACGCCGTGTTGGCGGGTACCGGGTCCCGCAGCTTGGTGATTGCGCCGAAGGAGACGCGGCTGCGCGTGCTGGACCTGGTCCTGGAGCGCATCGCCGCCCGGGTGCTGGAACACGGGTCCCGGCTGGTTGTCATGTCCGGCGGCGCCGAGGGGATGGACGAGTGCCTGGCCCGGGCGGCGATGCGCTTGCAGGTCCGCCTGTGGCTGGCCCTGCCGAACAAGGGCTACGCCCGGCATTACTGGGGCCGGGCGTCGCAGCTTGGCCGGGACCGGACGGCCGAGTTCGCTGTGATCGCCGACTACGCGGAGCGGACCACCTTCGTGATGGAGCAGGTCCACGGGACGTCCGCGCTCACGTTGGACGGGCTGCACGCCAACGTGTGGCGGAACCTGTTCATGGTCGACGGGTGCCGGTCGTTTCCGGGTGCGGACGACTTCGTGGTACTCGGCCCGGTCCGGCCGAAGTCCGGCACCGCCCACTGCGTGAAGGCGCTCCAGGCGGCAGGGAAGTGGCGCGACGACATGGTCCTCAACCCGGCCCCGGCGGATGCTCAACTGCCGTGGGCGGCGGCCGATCGTTGAGGCGGACGGAACCGCCGGCCGCCGGAAGCCATGGGTCCCTGATGGTCATCACCCACCCGGCGGCCGGATCCCGCTGGGTGCGGTGCGCGCGGTGTGGCAAGAAGACGCGGGCGGAACGGCTGGTGAAGGGGTTCGGCCGGGACTGTGCGACGTTCCTGGGTCTGATCGGGTCGGCGCCGGATACCGGGCAGGACGGGCCGGACCTGTTCGACGCTCTCGCGGAGCAACGCCAGGAGACCGGTTCAGCGGGCGCGTGAGGCAACGGGACTCCGCTTTGTATACCCGACTATGGGTAGCTCGTATCGATCAAGTCCTGCGCCCGCTCAGCCCTTGATTCACTCACAAGCTGCACGACCCGGCCGCAGACCGGCACGCGGTGGCAAGATTCCCGCGTGACCCGCACACCCACCTGTCGCCCCTGGCCTGGCCGAAAACGACCAGCCCCGCCACTCGACGACCCGTGGGCCGGCATCTGGAACTGAACCGCGAAACGGCGCCGGGGAGTCCAACCTCAACCCGGCGCCGCCATCACCAACCGCAGACCCCCAGCGTCCCCCGGTGGCCTCCCGGAACCGTAGCCGCTCCACGGCCAGGAGGCGATCACCCTGATGAGCGATTCGAGCCACGCCGACACCTGCACCCTCTGCCCCCTGACCCGCCCCGACCGCACCCCCCGCACACCCCACGACCCGCCCGTCTGCGACAGCGACCGGGCACTCCTCGGCCGGTGGCTCACCGAGATCGGCCACCTCTGGGCCGACCTCCTCAACGAGGAACCAGTCATCGTCGACCAGCGCACCTACCAGCGCAGCGGCGTCGAATACCTGAAGAACAACCAGCGGCGCACCGTCAGCCTCGGCACCGCATGGGCCGACCCCCTCGCCCCGCTCGGCGGCGTCGCACCCATCAACTCCCGCAGCCGCGCACCCCACGTCACCGGATCACGAGAACGACCGATCCCGATCAGCGCCGCCGCGTTCGACCTCAAACAGCCGGCACGCGTCCCCGGCCTCACCGACCAGGCCATCCCGGAAGACCAGAGCGGGCACCTGTCCGCACCCACCATCCTCGACGGCTGGGCCCGGCACATCCGCGACAACGTGTACGGCGCAGACCAGCTCCCCGCACCCACCGTCCCCGAACTCCTGACGTGGCTCCGCGCCCGCATCAACCGCATCTGCGACCACTACGAACAACTCGCCGACTTCGCCACCGCCGTCCGCAACCTCCGCGGCGCACTCCGCGCAGCCACCGGACAAACCGAACCCCGACCCGAACACTGTGCCGGCGTCGCCTGCAAACGCTGCGACCTCATCACCCTCTACCGGCAGCCCGGCGGCAACATCACCTGCGTCAACCCCGACTGCCAGGCCGTCCTCCACGACGACGAATACGGCGACTGGCTGAAAACCCTCGTCGCCGAACAGCGACACACCCGGGTTACGGACCTTGGCGAACCCGCCGCCACGCGCTAGATTGCGTACACCCCTAGGTGCATTGCATCCACACAGGGGCACACAGCTCCGACAACCCCACCAGGTTGCCGGAGCTTTTCGCATTTCCGGGGGGTGAACGTGACCCCCGACTTCGACGCCCTCATCGACCGCGACACCGCCGCCCACGCCGCACGCGTCTCCCCCAGCTCGATCACCTCCTGGGTGTCCCGCGGCTGGCGCGACCCCGACACCGGCGACCGGCACAAACTTGAACGCCGCGGCACCGACCCGTGGGGCCGGCACCTCTACAGGTACGGCGACGTCATGGCCGCCGAGCGCGCCACCCGGCGACGCGGACGAACGAGGGCCGCCGCGTGACCGACGACCCCGACGAGATCCCCTTCTCCCTCGCCTGGCTCGCCGAACACATCGGCCGCAACCCCGAGATCGCGATCTGTCCGCGAGGCCACCTCAAAGTCCGCGGCAACACCTGCTGGAAGCCCGTGAAATTCCGGGACCAAGCCCTGTACTGCCGCATCGCCGAACCACACTGACCCAGAACGGGGTGACATGCCGCCCCGCATCCCCGACGACGTACGCGCCGCGATCCTTGACGACATCCGTTCCGGGGTGCTCGGTAACCGAAAGATCGCCACGAAACACGGCGTCTCCTCCGGCACCGTCACCAACATCGCCCGCCAAGCCGGTGTGAGCGACGCATTTGAGCGGACACATACGAAAAAAGCTACTGAGGCGGCGGCGCTCGACAACAAGGCCCTGCGAGTGAAGACCGCGCGGCGGTTCCTCAATAAAGCCAACGAACTCCTCGATCAGATGGACCAACCGCACCTGGTATTCAACTTCGGCGGCAAGGACAACACCTACGAGGAACACCTTCTTCAACGCCCGCCCACTGGCGACCTGAAGAACCTACTCGTCTCCGCGGCCACCGCGATCGACAAGCACCTGGTGCTCGAGCGCCACGATGTCAGCGACCCCGCCACGGCTGGCTCTCTACTCAGCGCTCTCCTCGCCGGGCTCCAGGAGAAACACGGCACCGGTGACGCCTGAGGCCGCACTGTCGACCAAGCAAGCGATGTCGATCGCGCATGCAAACGCGCGCATCAACATCTGGACAGGTGCCGTGCGATCGGGCAAGACGATCGCATCGCTGCTGCGCTGGCTCATCTACGTGTCCAACGCGCCCCGAGGCGGACAGTTGATGGTCGGCGCCAAGACTCTCGACACTTGTGCCCGGAACGTGTTCGGCCCGCTCATGGATCCCGCCATCACCGGCGACTGGGCCAAGCGGATCCACTACACACGTGGTGCCCCCACCGCCAACATCCTCGGCCGCACCGTCGAAGTGATCACCGCGAATGACGCCCGTGCCGAAGAACGCCTCCGCGGCATGACCTGCGCCGGCGCATACATCGACGAAGCCACCCTCGTACCTGAGGCGTACTGGAACCAACTCCTTGCCCGCCTGTCGGTGCCCGGCGCGAAGCTGTTCGCCACCACCAACCCCGACAACCCCGCACACTGGCTTCGGAAGAAGTTCATGCTCCGCGTCGGGGAACTGGACCTACGCTGGTGGCAGTTCCAGCTCGAGGACAACGAATCGCTTGACCCGGCATACGTCGCGTCCTTAAAAAAGGAATACGTCGGGCTCTGGTACAAGCGGTTCATCGACGGGGCATGGGTGGTAGCCGAGGGCGCCGTCTACGACATGTGGGACCCGGAACGGCACGTCATCGACCTGATCCCGCCGATCTGGCGGTGGATCTGCACCTCGATCGACTACGGGACATCCAACCCATTTCACGGCCTACTGCTCGGCATCGACGCCTCGCAGACGGTGTACGTGGCGTCCGAGTGGCGCCACGCCGCCCGGGAGACCCGGCGGTCGATGACCGATGCCGAGTACTCCACGGCCTTACTGAACTGGCAACGCGGATACAAGCGCATCCCAGCGGATCTGCCCGGCGTAGTTCCTGAGTCGACGGTCGTAGACCCGTCAGCCGCGTCGTTCATTCAGCAGCTGTACCGCGACGGCGTCACGCCGACCCCCGCGGACAACGGTGTCGCCGACGGCATCCGGACGGTGGCCGGTCTTCTCGGCCACGACAAGCTGAAGGTGCACCGCTCCTGCAAGCACCTGATTGATGAGTTCCCCGGCTACTCGTGGGACGAGAAGAAGGCCCGGAAGGGCGAGGACGCCCCGATCAAGGTCGATGACCACGGGCTCGACGCGGTCCGCTACGGAGTGAAAACCACCGAGGGCACCTGGCGACGGCCGAACGGCATCCAGTACCCGCACCGCCCGGCCGTTGCGGGCGAGGTCGACCTGATGAGCGCAGCTATGTGACCGAGGCGGTGGCATCATGACCGCCCCCACAAAAGTGTCCGGCTATGTCGACCCGTACCGGCTCGGCAACGACACTTTCGCCGGCATCTACCTCGACGTCCTCGAACACGTGCCGGATCTGACGTTCCCCATGTCGATTCCGGTGTTCGCGAAGATGCGCCGCGACCCGAAACTCAGCTCGATCATCTCGGGTTGGGTGCTGAACCTGACCCGCGCCCAGTGGCAGCTCGACCCGGAAGGGTGCCGGCCTGCGGTCGTCAAACACGTGGCCGACGGCATGGGCCTGGCGATCAAGGGCAAGGACAAGCCTGGCGCGGCCCGGCTGCGCGGTGTGTCGTGGGGCGATCACCTACGTGCGGTGACCCGCATGGTGTCGTTCGGGTTCTCCGCGTTCGAGTTGGAAGCCGAGATCGTCGGCGGTAAGGCACGGCTGGCCGGATTGTGGGATCGCCCGCAGTGGACCATCAGCCACATCCACACCGACGGCAAGACCGGGCTACTGACCGGCGCCACCCAGGATCAGGCGTCGGACCTGAAGAATCCGCAGATGCGGGCGAAGAACCTGGTTTGGTACGCCCGCGACCGCGAAGGCTCGAACTGGGCGGGCACGTCCCTTCTGCGTCCCTCCTACGCCTCCTGGCTGATCAAGGAGGAGGTGCGGCGGGCCTACGCCGTCGCCAACGTCCGCTGGTCCGCCGGCGTACCCGTCCTCGAGCCGATCCCCGGCACGAACCCGACCCAAGCGCAGATGGCCGAAGCCGCCCAGGTGGCTCAGGCGGCCCGTGCCGGAATCTCCGCGGGTGCGGCGACCCCGCCCGGGTTCGTCATGAAGATCCTTGGGATCAGTGGCGGGCTACCGCAGTCGCAGGAGTTCCTGCGCTGGCTCGATCAGCAGTGTGCTGCGTCCGCGCTGATGAATGCGTTTGAACTCGGTGAAACCCCGAACGGGAGCCGCGCACTCGGCACCGCGTTTATGGACGCCCTGCACCTGGCCCTCGAGTCCGAGGCTGAGCTGATCGCGGACGTCGCCACTCGTCAGATTGCTGCCCGGATCGTTGACTGGAACTACGGCGAGGACGAGCCGGTCCCCCGCGTGGTCGTGTCCGGTGTCGGGTCCCGGCGTGAGGTGACCGCCGAGTCGCTGCAACTGCTCCTGTCGTCCGGCGCCATGTCCGCCGACCCCGGCCTCGAGGCGTGGGTACGCCGCGAATACCGGCTCCCCGAGCGGGAACAGCCGGCGCAGCCGGTCGTGGCCCCGGGCGTAGACCTGCCCACGCCGCAGACACCGGGCCAGACGCCGGGTGAGGTTCCGGACTTGAACGCTGTTCCGGTCCCTGCCACCGCGCCGGGCGTCCCTGATGAACCGGACGCCATCGACATCCCGCCCGACGTCGCCGCACGGCAGGCCGACCTGGACTGGGGCCTGTTCGGCGGGAAAACCGACGGCGGCCAGGAGCCCGCCGGCGAGCCCGTCACCGTCCAGGCGGCGAAGGCCGATACCGCGGCCGAGAACCTGCAACAGCAGTGGGAAGACGCCAAGGCCGGACTCCTCAAACGGTGGCCCGCCATCGCCGGGCCGATGGTCGACGAACTCACCGAACAAGCCCGTGACGCCGCCGAACACGGCGATGTGAGCCTGCTCGGCCAACTGGCCGTGTCGGCGGGGGTGATCGCCGCGCAGGCCACGGTCCTCGACACCGCGGGCAGCAAACTCGCCAGGACCGCCGCCGCCGACGTGGTCGCCGAGGCCGCCGGGCACGGCCTGAACCTGGACGGGAACGTCACCGCGGACACGGTCCGGGACACGGCAACCGCAGTCGCGCACATCATCGCCGCCGGGTATGCGTCCGGTGCCGGACGGGCCGCGCTGCAACTGGCCGGGAGCCCGCCGGGTGAGATCGCCGACGCGGTCGGTGAACACCTCAACGGGCTGTCGGCCACCGAGAAGGGCATGGTCGCCGACCATCTCGGTGCGCTGCTGTCGGCCGCCCAGCACGCCGGGCGCCTGTCAGTCCTTGAGCAGGCCCCGCAGGGCACCCGCTTCCAAGCGAACGAGATCAACGACCGCAGCAGGTGTGAGGCCTGCGCCGACGTGTCCGGCCGGGTGTACACCACCCTGCGGGCCGCGATCGGCGACTACCCGCACAACGGATTCCGGTCATGCGCTGGCCGCGGACGGTGCCGAGGGTTCATCGCCCCCATGTGGTGACAGGACGGGGTGGTGATCGTGGCCGTCAAGAAGTGGATCCCGTCGCTGCACCCGCGGGACAAGAACGGCCGGTTCACCCGGTCCCGGTCCGCGCCCGCCAGCCGGGCCGAGATCGGCCTGGCCGAACAGATCACCTCCGGGCTGCGGCCGAAGAAGGGCATCGTCGGGACCAAGGCACCCGCCTACCTCGAGCCGATCGCCCCCGCCGCCCACCGCCAGGCCGTCGCCTCGTATGTCGCGGGCGGGTACGTCGACACCCACAAGGCGCTGCGTGCGGGCAAAACCGGCGACCCGTCGGTCACGGCCATGGACGCCGCGATGGTGGATCTGCCCGACGACGTGATGCTGTCCCGGCGGGTGCCGGTCGCCGCGTTCGGTCCGGCCGGTCCGGACGGCCTGGTCGGCATGCGGGTTCGTGACGCCGCCTACGCGCCCACCTCCGTCGGTACGGTCCGCGCCACCAAAGGCGACGTGCGGATGCGTATTTCTGCCCCGGCCGGTACGCGCGCCGCGGTGAACCCGGAGACCGGCGAAGTGATCCTCGGCCGGGACTTGGACATGGTCGTCACCAAAGTCGAGGCGAACAGTGCGGGCGGCTACGACATGCACGTAGCCGTGCTGTCGAAGAAGGGCGCGGAGGCAGGCAAGGGCGACGAGAAGGCGCTGGACGGCCCGTCCGCTGACGCACCGGCCGAGCAGGCTCCGCCCACGGCGCGGCCTTCCGCGCCGGCGAAGACGGCTCCCCCGCCCGCGGAGAAGGCGCCCGCAGCGGACGACGCCAGTAGCGAGCAGCCGGAAGGCGCCGATCAGGTCCGTGCGGATCTGATGAAGAACCGGGTGCCCGAGTTGCAGGCCATGATGCGTGAGCGTGGGCTCAGGCCGGGCAGGCTGCGTAAGTCCCAGCTCGTGGATGCGCTGGTCGCCGACGAGATGGGTACCGAAGGCAACAACGACCGGGAAGCGGGCACCCCTCAGGCACCAGGCCTGGACCGCGGTGCGGATTCCCAGGGATCCGGCGCCGCCAAGGCCGACCCGGTGTCGAAGCCGTCCGGCGTCGCTGACGAGAACCGTAGGGACGTCTCTGTCCCTGGCCCGGCTGGTGGGGCCGAGCCCGCCACGCCCGCCGACCAGATCATGGACGCCATCCACGATGCCCTGACCGCCGACGGCCGCAAGCCCGGCGACCTGGTCCTGTTGGCGAAGGTCCGCGACCAGCTGCCCGGCATGTCCCGCGAAGACGCCGACGCCGAGCTGCGCCGCCTCGACCGGGCACGCCGGATCCGCCTCGAGCCGGACCCCGCCCGCGGCGAGTTGTCGCAGGCCGAACTCGACGCGGCGATCGTCATCGGCCCTGAGCCCAAGCACCTGATCTCCACCAACGAACCGGACCGGCGCGGCAACGGCGGGGACACCTCCGGTCCAGCGGCCGAACCAGCCGCTGAACCGGCCGCCGTGCAGAATAGCGAAAACCCGGAGAACCAGCTCCCCGCGGCGCCGCCCTCCTCCGCCCTCGCACCCGAGACCCCGACAACCGCAAACGTGCCCGACGCGCCGACGGCCCAGCCGGGTGGCCCGCTGCCGCGGGTCATGAGCACCCAGCCGCTGTCGGACAACAAATGGGGCGCCGACCCCGACAGCCCGGTCGCGTTCCACGCCGACGGCGAGATCGGCCAGGCCGTCGGCATGCTCGGCGCCGACCGGATGCTCGACGTCGACGGCCTCCCGCTGGCCGAACACCTTGGCCGGATGGCAACCGACACCGTCATGGGACGTCTGCCCGCCCAGGCCCAGCTCGACCAGCTCAAGATGCTCGCCGGCCGGCTGCCAGACGGGCCCGGTAAGCGGGCCGTGCAACTGGCGGTCATCGGTCTCGACGCGCCCGACGGCCCGGCACCGGAGGTCCCGGACTCGACCCCGGACGCCCTGCGCAAGCTGATGGACCAGCTGTGGGCGATCCCCCTGGTCCGCCGTGACGGCATGGAGACCGACGCCCTGTCGCAGGCTCTGGCCAAATGGGACAAGGGCGGGATGTCCGGCCGTCGTCTGGCCGATCAGGTCAGGCAGAAGGCCCACAACCGGCGGCACGAGTCCCGCGAAGGCAAACTGGAGATCGACACGGCGGTCGCCCGTGCGGTCGCGGACCTCGAGGCCCAGTACGCGGACCCGGACCGGCGCGACGACCTCAAACCGGACGTCATCCGCGACAAGCGCCAGCAGGGCCTGTCCGCCGGGGAGGGGGCCGCCCCGCAGACGGCGCCACAGACCCCGTCCGGGCCTGCGCCCAGCGAGACGACGGCGGGTACCGGTCTGCCCACCCCGGCGCAACCGGCCGTCCCGGCGCCGGCTTCCGCCGAGATCGACCGGGCCGCAGTCTCCGCAGCCATCCCGAAAGGCCCGCACCGGCCCGGCAACGATCTGACCGACACCCAGCGCGCAGGCCTCGAGGGCTACCAGGACTCCCGCAACGGCACCGACTTCAAACGGATCAACGGCGCGCTGCGGACCGGCGGCCCCGGCAACGCCCAGACCCAGAAGGCGATCGCCGGGATCGACGACGCGATGACCGGCTCGGAATTGAACGCTGACATCACCGTCCTGCGCGGGATCCGGCAGTCCCGGGCCATGTTCGGCGACCGCCTCGACGGCGACCTGACCGGCATGCGCTGGCGCGAGGACGGCTTCCTGTCGACGTCCACCGACACCGGCGCGATCGCCCCGTTCTCCCGCGGCGAAGACCCCGTCCAGATGCGGGTGGCCGTCCCTGCCGGCACCAAGGCGATCGACCTCTACGACCCACGTGATCCGTCCGAGGCCGAGATCCTCATCGACCGCGGCCACGAGATCGAGGTCGTAACCGACCGCGGTGTGGTCGACGGGATCCGCCAGATCGACGTCCGCGTGTTGCCGAAGGCCGGCGCTGGACAGCAGGCGGGCAAACAGGAAGCCGCGCCCGCCCCTGCCCGGGCTGGTGGAAACGGTACCGCGGTACCCGCCGGGCAGGAAACTCCCGCTGCCGGCCCAGCGCCGGGTGGCGTTGTGTCCGGTGGGATGACAGCCTCTGGTTGGGATGCCGCAGCGAAGAAGGCTGCACAAGGTCAGGGCGGCCTTGATTCTGTTCCCGTCAGGTTCGGGTCCGGGATCCCCATTTCTGTGCCTTCCGGCTGGTCGGAATCCCAGAGCGCTGTAATCGGGGATGCACTGGCCACATACCAGGGCGAGGCGTTCTCCGAGATCAACTCCTACCTGCGTGGTACCGCTGATGGCGGTCCTGAGATCACCGATGTGGTGAAGAAGATCGACGATGCGATGGCTGCCTCGCCGCTACCGAAAGACGTACTGGTCTACCGGACGATCAAAGACCCGGGGAAAATCTTCGGTGACGCCTGGGGGCCCGACGTCACCGGGATGGAGTGGGAGGATTCGGCTTTCGCCTCCACCACCGCCGACGTCCGAGTCGCCAGCCAGTTCGCCCAAGTCGCCCAGATGGAAGAACCCGACATGCCGCCGGTCATGATGAGGATCTTGCTGCCCAAGGGCTCTCCCGGCGTCCAGGTATCCCCGATGGGGCGTCCCGACGAGGTATGGCTTGATTTCCAGCACGAAGCCGAAATCCTGACCGCCCGCGGCCAGCGTCGTCGCGTGGTAGCCGACCGCGGAGTCGACGAAAACGGTATCCGGGTCCTAGACATCGAGGTGATCGCATGAAAGCGAAACCGGCTTCCCTTGCCCAGAGGTGGGCAACCGACGAGGTGCCGGCCACTGTCACCGCTGTTCCACCTGCCAGCTCACTCGTAGACCGGATGGACGGCGGCTACCAGCCGCCGGTCCTCGCCGAACCGGCGGCTGGCCCGGTCCCTGGCAGCACCGGCGGAGAGCAGAGATGAACCGGCAGCAGATGCTCGCCGCCGCAGCGGCCCCGGCCTCCGTGGACGATCTCCTCTCCGCCCAACTGCAAGACCTGATCGGGCAGTACCGTCCCGCATCCCCTACCCGCAAGAGCGTCACTACGGACCAGTAACACACCCGGCACCGCCGACCCCGAAAGGAGGCGGCAGTGCCCACCGGCCTTGCGCGCCGCACCGGCATCGAACTCATCCGCACCGGCACCTGGGGCGCTTCCACCGGCGCCTGGTCCCCCACCCCCGCCGACCTGGCCGCCGCCGTCGAAGCCCAACAATGCGCGGCCGTCCGCCGGCCGCGGCTCAAGCTGGGGCACACCGACGAGCGGTTCAACAACGGCGGCGACGGCGAACCCGCCCTGGGCTGGTTCGAAGACCTGCGGCTGTCCGACGACGGGCATGCCCTCATCGGCGACCAGGTGGCCCTGCCCTGGCTGTCGCAGGTGCAGGCCGCCGCCTACCCCGACCGCAGCATCGAGGGCGCCTACCGGTACCGGTGCGGGCTCGGCCACGAACACCCGTTCGCCCTGACTGCGGTCGCGTTGCTCGGTGTCACCCCGCCCGCCGTCGCCACCCTCAAATCCGTGCAGGACCTTCCCGGCCTGCTCGGTGTTGCCGCCACCGCCGGCACACCCGACTGCGGCGAGCGGGTGCACGCCGTCGTGTACGCCTCCGCGCCGACACCCTTACCGGCCGCCGAGCCGGACCCCAACACAACCCTGGAGGACAAGATGTCCCTGAGCGACGAGATGCGCTCGCGGCTCGGCCTCGACGCTGACGCCGACGAGACGGCCGCGCTCGCGGCGATCGACGCGCTGAAGGCCAAGGCCGACCAGCCTATTCCGGAACCCGCGCCGACACCGGAAATGGTCGCCGCGAGTGCCGCGGCCACCGAGAAGGCGGAGAAGGCCGAAGCGGAGAAGGACGAGCTCCGCAAGGAGGTGACCGTTCTCGCCTCTCAGGTCGAGACGATGTCCGCGCGGATCGCCGCGCAGGACGCCGACACCGCGAAGACCGTCAAAGCATCCGTTCTCGACACCGCGCAGCGTGAGGGCAAGTTCAAGCCACACGAGCGTGAGCAGTGGGAGACGGACTACGACGAGGCGCCGGGCGTCACCACCCGCACCCTCGGCCGGATCGCCGTCGGCTACGCCGTGCCGGTCATGGCGTCCGGTGTCACCGGCGCCCCCGAGCCGTCCGGCGCGGACACCGCGTTCGAAGCCGACTACGAGCGCGTGTTCGGCGCGCAGAAGGCCGGTGCCTGATGCCCGACTACGCCCCGCTGTACATGCCCGGTGACGTCATCACCGTCACCACCTCCGGCGCCGTCGTCGGCGGCAAGACGCTCATGGTGTCCGGTAACGGCACCGTCGCGACCGCCACCGCAGGGTCGAAGGTCATCGGAGTGGCGGGCTGCGACATCGCATCCGGCGCGGAAGGCCCGATGCACGGCCGCGGCCAGGTCCACATCACCACCGCCGCCGGTGCGATCACCGCCGGGGACAACGTGTACGCCGCCGCGTCCGGGAACGTCGCCTCGCTCGCTGCCGCGTCGGGTGCGACCGCCGGGGACATCAACAATGCCCGCGCGGCCCTCGGCGTCGCCCTCACCACTGCCGCGGACACGGCGCTGGTGACGTGGATGGAGTGCTGACCGCTCCAGCCCCACACAACTGAATAGCCCCTCGGACCAGACCTCACCCCGGCGCCCTGCGTGCGGGGCTTTTTCATGCCCAGACGCAGGGCGAAAGGCAGGACCCGATGCCGCTTCAGGCATATCCGCCCGCTCCGGCGAGCCTGTCCGGTGATCTCCTCACGATCAACCGGATGCTTGCCAGCCCGACGGCCATCTCGCGCCGTCTGCGGGAGCTGACCGACATCCAGTTCGTCGCGGACCAGCTACTGCTGGCCAAGTACCGGTCGAGCGGCGGCGCGGTCGCGTACGAGATCAACGACCAGCCCCTCTTCACCAACCGCAGCATCACCGCCGTCGCGCCCGGCAGTGAGTACCCGCGGGCCCTGCCGCTGTCCGGCACGGCCGCGCTGGCGCAGGTGAAGAAGTGGGGCCAGGCCACCGAACTCACCGACGAGCGCATCAAGCGGTCGGTGCCGATGGGCAGCGCGATCGACTGGGCGCTACGGATCGTCATCAACACCCTCATCCAGAAGATCGACCGGCTGACCATCGCCGCGATCGTGTCGGCGGTCAACGCCACCCCGATCACCGCGACCGCCGCCTGGTCGAACCTGGCCACCGCCACGATCCTGCGCGACATCGAGCTGACCAAGGCGGCGATCGACGGCCAGGAGATGGGCTACAAGGCCGACACGATCCTGATGACGAACACCAAGTACGCGTACATGGTGTCCGACGACAAGGTCGCCCAGCTCCGCAAGCGGGAGACGACCGACAACCCGATCTACGGCGGGACGATCGAGACGATCGCCGACCTGAAGGTCATCAAGACGCCGGTGGCGAACATGCCCGGCGGCACCGACAGTGTGTGGGTCCTCGACTCCCACGCCCTCGGCGGCCTCGCCGACGAAACGGACCTCGACCCCGGCTACGCGTCCGCGGAGAACGGCATCCAGGTCCAGACCGACCGGATCAAGAACCGGGACGCGTGGAACGTGTGGGCGCGCCGGCTCACCGTCCCGGTCGTCACCGACCCCCTCGCTGCCCGGCAGATCTCGGGCACCTGACATGACATATCAGGTGGTGGGCGAATGCGCCCACGTCGAAGTGCAGGAACTGGGCGGTACCCGGTCGATGCAGATGCTGTACAAGGGCGCGCCGGTCCCCGCGGGCGTGTCGGCGGACCGGCTGAAGCATCTGCTGGACAACGGGCTGATCGCCGAGATGGGCGCCACGCCGATCGCACCGAATGCCGCAGTACAGCAGGATCCGGCGCGAGGGCTCGACGCGGTGACCGTGGACGTGCTGCGCGGCGGCAAACCGGAGGAGCCCCGCACCGATCCGGCTCTCGGCGCCGCCGACCGCATCCGGGAGACGGTGACGGATCAGGGCGCGATCGACAAGGCCACCGAACCGTCGAAGGCCGATCAGGAACTCGCCGAGAAGCGGGCCGCGGCGCGGGCGAAGCTGCCCGACGGCGGTGCGGAGCCGGACGGGCGCGCCGGTCAGGCCGTGTGGGTGGAGTACCTGGTGGGCCGCGGCCAGGACTACGACGCGGTCAAGGACGCCGACAAGGCCGACCTGATCAAGCTGGCAAAGCAGCAGTCCTGATCTTCCTGCGGGGCCGGGCTTGGACGGGCCCGGCCCCGCAGGACCCAACTTCCACTGCGTGTTGACCGTCTGGGAGGGCGGCACCGATGGCCATCCGAATCTCCACCGCCGCCCGTAACGCCCTTGCCGGGGCGGTCCGTGACCTCGTTGACGGCGGTCCCGCCGCGGGCAGGCTGCGCATCTACACCGGTACTCAGCCTGCCGGGCCGGGAACTACCGCGTCGGGCACCCTGCTGGCCGAGATCACCCTCAACGATCCCAGCTTCGGGGCCGCCTCCGCCGGTGTGATCACCGCGGCGCAGTCACCGGCCCTGTCCGGCACCGGTGTCGCCGCGGGCACCGCCGGGTGGTGGCGGCTCGTCGACTCCACCGAAGCGGGCACGACCGGCCTGGGCATGGTCGACGGGTCGGTCACCGCCACCGGCGGCGGCGGCGATCTTCAGCTGAACACCACCACCATCTCGATCGGCCTGACCGTCGCGGTGACCTCGCTGACCCTGACGATGCCCGCAGCCTGACCGGCACGGGGTGAGGGGGTGCGCGGATGCCCGCCACCTCCACCCTCGTCGACGACTTCGACGACGGGACCCTGTCGTCGAAGTGGCCGAATTCGTACGGCGGCATCACCGAAAGCGGCGGCCGGGTCCAGATTCCGTGCGGTACCGGCTACGCCGCCCTCCAGTCCGGGTACGTCCACACCCTCGACAGCGTGTACCTCCAGGTGTGGGCGCCCGCGGCGAACGGCGCGACTGAGTGCTACGTCGATGTGCTGCTCTACTCGCCGGGTCAGCCCGGCGGCACCGACGTCAGCATCCACATCGACACGGTCACCGGCAATATCCAGGCCAAGAGCAGGTCGGGTTACTACGATCCGGCACCGTCAACGGTCGCGTACAGCGCGACCTCCCACCGGTGGGTGCGGATCCGGGTCTCCGGCGGCAACACCCTGTTCGAGACGAGCCCGGACGCGTCGGCGTGGACGACGCTGCGGACGCTCACCACCCCGGCGTGGCTGGCCGCCGCGGCAGACCTCAGTCTGAACGTCGAGGCGCACCGCGACAGCGGCACGGCGAACGTCGCCGAGGCCGACAACGTCAACACGGTGCCGAGTGCCACCGGTACCGCCGCGGTGTCACTGCCCGCCGTGACCGGTGCAGGGACCGGTTCGGCGCAGGCTTCCGGCACCGCAACCCCGGCGCTGCCCGCCCTGACCGCGGCCGGATCCGGAACGGCACGCAGCACGGGCACGGCCACCCCGGTCCTTCCCGCGGTCACCGGCGCGGCGGCCGGAACGGTGCGGAACTCCGGAACAGCCGGGCCCACCCTGCCGGCACTCACCGCGGCCGGGACCGGCACGAGCCGGGCCACGGGAACCTCGGCTGCCGCACTGCCCACACTCACCGGCACGGCCACCGGTGCCGGGCGGGCGTCAGCAACAGGCACCCCCGCCCTGCCCCCGCTGGCCGGCCAAGCAGCGGGCAACGTAACCGGAACACCAGTGGCGCCGACCGTCACCGGCACACCGCAGGCGTTCGCGTTCACGACCTCAGGCACTGTGGTCACGTACACGGGCGGCGGCACCACCGGCCCCGGCGTGCTGGATGTCCTGGCCATCAACTCCGACAACACCGTGAGCGTGCCCGGCTGGGACCTGGTCGTCTCGTCCGTCGGTTTCCAGGGCGCCTACCTGTACACCCGTGCTGGCGGCACCGGCACCGCCACCATCGACTTGGGTGGCGGGGTCGCCTCCAACACGTCCGCCTTGTGGGTGCGGGTGGCGAACACCGCAGGCCTGGACGTGAGCGTCGCCGAACAGGCCCCGTTCCTCGCCGCGAGCGCCAGCCCCGCCCCGTCCACCGGTGCGCTGGTCGACGGCAACGACCTGGTGATCGCGTTCGCCGCCGTCCACAACTTCACTACCGCCCCGGCCGCACCCGCCTGGTCGTCCGGGTACACCGGGCTGACATCCGGGTCGTCCGGCAGCGGCACGACCGGCGCGTACGGTGCCGTCGCCGCGAAAACCCCGGCCGGGCCTGCCGCTGAAACGCCGTCGGTGTCGTGGACCGGGCCCGCCTACGACCGGTATCTGCTCGCCGCTGCCTTCCGCGGCGCCGCCACCGGCGGTGGGGCATCAGGGCAGATCGGCGCGTCGCTGCCCGCCCTCACCGGGGCCGGGGCCGGATCCGCAAGCACGTCCGGCGCCGCTGCGGCACTACTCCCGGCCCTCGCCGCCTCCGGGGCGGGTTCTGCGCGGGCCGCCGGAACAGCTGCCCCGGCACTACCCGCCGTCCAAGCCGCCGCCTCAGGCACGGCCACCACCGCGGGCGTCGGCACGACCGTCCTGCCCACCGTCACAGGTTCCGCCGCCGGAACCGTCACCGTCGCCGCCATCCTGTCGGCGGGGCTACCGCAGCTCACCGCCACGATCGCCGCAGCACTCACCACACCCGGGCAGGCCGCCGCCGTCCTACCCGCGCTCGCCGGCGCCGCGACAGGATCCGCGACCGCTACCGGTGCCCTCGCCGCGAGCCTGCCCGCCCTGACCGGGTTCGGCAACGACACCCCGATCCTGCCCCGCCGCCCGGGCGCCTTCACTACCGGTGCCGTCCGGCCCACGTACACGACCGGCAGCAGCCGCGGCCTCGGAACGGGGGTGTGATGTCGGATCTTGGTGTCGGTGACGCCGACCAGCCGTGGATCGTCGTCGCCCCGGCCGCGATCGACACCGTGGTCACGCTGACCGCCGTGTTCCCCGGCGCCCCAGCCGTGCCGGTGCCGGTCGCCGCGGGCCCACTCGTGCAGGTTCCCGGCTCCAGCCCGGCCGAGTACACGCAGCGCTGGCAGGCCGTCGACCCGATCGTCTACCCGCTGCCCGGCCGGACCGTCCTGCACTGGCAGACCACCGGCACCGGTGAGGGCACCGAAGACGTCGAGGTGTGGGTCACCGCACCCCCGGCAGCGGGAGGCCCAACCTGGTCGCCAGGCCTGTCCCGGGTCGCCGCCTATGTGCCGCGGCTGACCGTCGACCAGACCACACCCGGCAGCGCGATCGAATTGGGCACGTTCGATCAACGCACCAACCCGACCGGCGACGTCGCCCAGCGCCACATCAACGATGCGGTCGCCGAAGTCCAAGCCCTCGCCGGAACGGTCCCCGACAGCCTGCACCCCCTCGCGTCGGCGATCGCCGCCCGCCGGGCCGCGGCGATGATCCTGCGCGCGTACGGCGACGACCGCACCGGTCAAGACAGCCTCGCCACCGCCGCCGCCCTCGAGGCGCGCGCGGACAAAGACCTCGACCGGCTCCAAGCCGCGATCCGTGACCTCGAGGACGGCGACGCCGACGGATCCTTCGAGGTTCTCCCGATTTATTCGTTCCCCGCCGCGGTGCCGTGGGGCGACCGCTACCTCTACTAACCCGAAGGAGAATCCGTGGCTGACTACGCCGCCGACGCCCCCAGCAGCGCGGGCGTCGCCATCGTCCAGCGCAACGGAACCGCGTCCGCCGACACGGTTCCTGCCGGATGCACCCTGCTGGTGTTCAACTCCGGCGCCGGAGTTCACAACGTGGACCTGGCGATCGGCTACCTCTTCGACGGCCTGCCGGTGGGCAGCGCGGCAACGCCAGGTAAGCGCCGCTATGCGATCGCGGCGAGCACATACCAGCTGGTGCGGGTGCCGGCTAACTACGGAGATGCCAACGGCAGGGTCGGTCTGACCATCGACGGAACCGCCACCGAGATCAAATACTGGGTGATTGGGGCCTGATCATGCGACCGAACGCCGAATACACCGCCGTCACCGCCATCCAGGGCCCGAACGGGGTCCGCGCCTACAACCCCGGCGACGACGTCACCGCCGACGCCGTGCAGAACCTCGGCCTCGTCGTAGGCCGCGAGGTCCTGCCCGCCAACGTCAACGTCATCCCCCGGCCAGCAGGTAACGCCCGCCGCCACGAGTGGGAGGCGTACTGGCTCGGTCAGGGCCTCGACCAGGCGGAGATCGACGACATGACCCGCGACCAGATGGCCGACCGCCAGCCGGTCTTCGACGTGGACCCGACCGTAGTCGAGGGTGTACAGGTCGTCGACGAGCCGCTGCCCGACGCGGTCGCCGAACAGGCAGCGGAGCAGGCCAACACGCCGGAGCCGCCGACCCAGGACGCGAAGAAGCCGGAATGGGTGAAGTACGCGATCGCCCGCGGCATGAATGAGCAGACTGCGAAGGACTCGACCGTCGCCCAGCTCCAGGACTTCGACTACGACAACCTCTGATGGCCCGCATCCGCTGGAACCGGCGCGAAGAGGACCGGCTGCTGCGGTCGGCGCGCGGCCCGGTCGGGGAGGACCTCGCGGCCCGGGCTGCCCGGGTCGAGGCCGAACAGGAACGCCTCGCACCGGTGTCGGCGGACGGCTCCCACGGCCGGGAGCCCGGGTACATGCGCGACAGCATCACCGTCCGAAACGGCCGTGACGCCGAAGGGATCTACGCCGACGTCGGGCCGACCGCGGAAACCCCCGATGGGCATCCCTACCCGGTGGACGTCGAGTTCGGTACGGCACCGCACGTCATCCGGCCGAAGGGCGACTACCCGCTGCGCGCCGCCGACGGGCGCGTCTTCGGCCGAGAAGTCCAGCACCCCGGCACCGAAGCTCAACCGTTCATCCGCCCCAGCATCGAGGCCGCCCGGGACAGGTAGGTGATCCCGTTGCCGGTGTTCGCCGACGCCGAACAAGTCGCCCGGGACTGGACGAACTCCCTCACCTCCACCCTCGTCGGGCCGGGCAACCCGCTCGCCAAAGGCGCGATTCGAGGACAGCTACGGGGCGACAACCAGCCGTGGGCGGAAATCCAGCTCGTCGGCGGCTCGGCCGCGTTGTCGGCGGAGAACCCCGACATGAGGGCACTGCTGTCGTGGCTCGTCTACGCCCGCACCCGTGAAGCCGCATCACTCGCCGCGACGGCGGTCGCCAACGAACTCGAAGCCCTCGACGGCCGGGCCGGCGCGGGGGCGGTGCTGGTGGCGGACAACGTGACGGCCCCGTTCTGGTCGCCGGACGGCCCGGTCCCCCGCTACGTGGTGTCAGCGGATCTGTTCCTGCGCGCGACCTGACCGCGCCCCTTTCTCGCACTTCTCCTCACCGCCTGGCGTGACGCCACGGCGGTCTTCGTCATGCCTCGCTTCAGGGCGCAGCGCCCCGGAAAGGATCTTCATGCCCAGTATGGTCGCGCCGAAGAACGCCCTGTCGTTCGGCGCCGGATGGCTGCTGTACGCCAACCTCGGCACCAGCCTCCCCTCGTACACGGTGGCCGGGTCGGTGTTCACCGACGCATGGCCGGTCGGCTGGAACCTCCTCGGCGTGACGAGGGAGGGCCACGACTTCTCCGTGGAACTCGACTCGGAGGAGGTGGAGGCCGCCGAATACCTGGAAGCCATCGCCAACGTCACCACCGGCCGCACGGTCGGCATGGAATTCGAGATGATGCAGATCCACGCCACGAACATGCGCAGGGTCTTCAACGGCGGCACCCTCACCACCTCCGGCTCGGGGGCGACACTGAGGACCACGTACAAACTGCCGGCACTCGGGCAGGAAATCCGCTGCATGATCGGCTGGGAGTCCAGCGACTCCACCGAGCGGATCGTCGCGCAGCAGGCCTTCCAGGTCGGTTCGATCTCCATCAGCCGCCGTAAGGGCGCCGACAATGCGGGCCTGCCCGTCAACTTCAAGTTCGAGCCGGACGCGAACGGTGACCCCTATCTGTACGACACCGCCGGGACGATCCGTGGCTGATGTCCTCGACGTCCACGAACTCCAGGCCCGCGCCGAAGGTATCGAACTCGTCGACGACCTGCGCATCGAGTTCATGGGTGAACACTTCAAACTCCGCGACAAGATCGGCAAGATGGCGTTGCTGCGGTTCGCGGCGATGGCCGACTCCGGCGAGGAAACCGGCGGCATGAAAACCCTGGCCGCCATGTACAAGCTCCTCAGGGCGTGCATCGTCGAGGAGGACTGGGAACGGTTCGGCGACCACGCCGACGAGACCGCCGCCGACGAGGACGACCTGCTGGCCGTGGTGGGGCAGGCCATCGAGTTGGTGACCGCCCGCCCTACCCGGCGGCCCGCCGTCTCCTCGGCTGGGCCGCCCGCAACATCGGCGAACTCGAAGGGGTCCTCGACCTTGCGTCTGGTGCAGGGGTACGGGGAGAGCCTGGAGACGGCGGAACAGATGCGGGCCCGCTTGACGGCCTGACACCGCGCCGGCTGTGCAACCTGGTCTACACCTACCTGAAGCGGCAGCTGCTGGACGCCCTCGTCATGGCGGACGGCAAGGACCGGGCCCGGATCATGCGGCAGTTCGACGACGACCTGTACGCGCCGTTGCACGCTGACCGGCTCGACGATGCGTTGACCCGCGAATTCTCCCGCACCCTTCCCTCCTGAGAGAGCCGTCGAGGGGGTGCCGTGGGTACCCCGCTCGCTACCGCCTTCGTGCGCATCCGGCCGGACACGTCGTCGTTCCGGCAGGACACCGAACGGGCTCTCGACGGGGACCTCGACAAGGCCGGCAAGACCGCAGGCCGGACTCTGGGCAAGTCCCTCGCCGAGTCTCTGACGAAGGTCATGGCCGCGTCCGGCGCCGACATCGGTAAGGCCGTCGCCGACGAGTTCGCGAAGGGCTTCACCGACCGGGCGCGTGAGAAGACGAAGGACGCGCCGGTCGGCCCGGACAAGACCCGCACCCGCAAGTCCGGTGAGGAGTCCGGCGGGTCGTTCGCCGACGGTTTCAAAAAGCAGCTGACGCAGGCCGCCAAGGCCCTGCCGCCGATCACCGTCGGGGTGGCGAAAGACAAGGCCGAGCAGCAGCTGCGGGACCTGTCCGCCCAGCTGGGGGCGCTCGCGTCGAAGACGATCGGCGTGGACCTGGACGCCGGGCGGGCGGTCGCCGAGGTCCGCTACCTGGAGCAGCAGTTGCAGGCTCTCGCGGCGCAGTCGCCGAGCGTGCAGGTCAAGGCCGATGTTGCCGCTGCGGTGGCGAAGCTGGCCGCCCTGACCGCTCAGGTCGACAAGCTCGACGGCAGGGACGTCGACGTCGATGTGGACGTCGACACCGGCCGGGCGCAGCAGGGCGTCACCTCCCTTGCGGGCACGGTCGCCGGGCTGCTCGGGCAGGCGTTCTCCGGCGTGTCCGGGATCGCCGGCACGTTCTTCTCGACATTGGGCCAGTCCGCGGTGCAGGCGGGCGGGCAGATCAGCACGGCGATGGTGGGGGCCGCGGCGTCGGGTGCCGCGCTGACCGCGGCGACGGGCGGCCTGAATCTGGCCATCGGCGCGGTTGTCACGGCGTTGCTGGCCGGTGCTGCGGCGACAGTCGGTTTGGGTGTGGCGTTTCTGGCGCTGGCCCCGGTGGTCGCCACGGTCGGCGGCCTGCTGGGTGCCGCGTCCGGGGCACTGTTCGGGCTGGCGGCTGGCGCGCTCACTCTCAAGCTGGGGTTGGGCGGGGTCGGCGGCGCTTTCTCGGCGATGGTCGCGGCGCAGGACGAGGCGGCGAAGTCGTCGGCGTCGTTCGCCGGCGCTCAGAACGCGGTCGCGAACGCCAGTGATCAGGTGAAGTCGGCGCTCGCGGCGCAGGCCAACACCCGCGCCACCCTGGCGGAGGCGTCCCGTCGTGCCGCGCAGCAGATCGCCGACGCCGAACGGGCGGTCGGTCAGGCCCGGCAAGAAGCTGCCCGCCAAGCCAAAGCCGCGCAGGAACAGATCGTCGCCGCCGGGCAACGGGTCCGTGACGCCCAGCTGGCGTTGACGGATGCCGAGCGGGCGGCGTTGCAGGTTCGCCGCGATCTGACCGAGGCGCAGGAGGACGCGCGACGTAACCTCGAAGACCTCGCCAGCGCGGTCAAAAACAACGGCTTGGACCAGCGGCAGGCCCAACTGGATGTGGCCGAGGCGCAGAAGGCCCTGAACAAGGTCCTCGCGGATCCGAAGGCCACCGCCGAGCAGAAGGCCCAAGCGCAACTCACCTACGAACGGCAGGTCGCCCAACTCAACGACCTCGCCGTCCGCGGCAAACGCCTCGCGGCGGAACAGCAGGACGCCGTCAAGAAGGGCGTCGAGGGGTCCGACGAGGTCACGCGGGCACGGGAACGCATCGCGCAGGCCGACAAGGGTGTGGCGGATGCCCGCCGCGGTGTGGCAGCCGCTGAGGCGGAGGTCCGTAAGGCGCAGCAGGCCGCGGAGGATGCCCGGGTCGCCGGGGCGCAGAAAGTCGAGGCGGCTGAGCGTGCGCTGGATGAGGCGCGCCGTTCGAGGCAGAACCAGCAGCGTCAGGGTGCCTACCAGCTGGCGCAGGCGTCGCAGGCGGTGACGGCGGCGCAGCGGGCACTGGGGCAGGCGTCCACTCAGGCCGGGCTCGCCGGCGGGTCCGCGCTGGAGAAACTCAACCAGCAGATGGCGGAGCTGAGCCCGAACGCCCGCGACCTGGTGAAGACTCTGTTCGGTTTGCGGGAGCCGTTCGGGGAGCTGCGCAAATTCGTGCAGGACCGGCTCCTCGATGGCGTGTCCGGGCAGGTGCAGAAGCTTGCGGACACGTGGATTCCGCACCTGAAGGAGTCGTTGGGTGGGCTCGCGGACCGGCTGAACATCATCGGCGACGGCCTATTCAAGAAGTTCGGCGAGGCCGGATTCATCAAGAACGTGAAGGGCGCAGTCGACGGGTTCGGCGAGATGATGTCCCGGATCGGTGCCGGGTTGCCGGGCCTGTTCGACGGGCTGGCCCGGCTGGGCGACAGCGCGAAGCCTGTCCTTCAGGTCATCGGCGATCTGATCGGCGGGATCTTCACCAAGTTCGGCGCGTGGATGAAGAGCGCGGACGAGTCCGGCAAGCTCGACTCGTTCATGGCCGGGGCCGCGAAGACGCTGGATCAGATCTTCCGGATCGGCGGGCTGGTCTTCCGCATCTTCGGCGAGATCATCGCGATCCTGTTCCCGCAGTCGAAGGAAGCCTCCGGGTCGTTCCTCGGCGGCGTCGAAGGCGTCCTCACCCGGGTTTTGGGTTGGCTGCGCGACCCCGAGAACCAGAACAAGATCCGCCTGTGGGTGGCGATGGCCAGCGAATTCATCGGCAAGCTGGTCAATGTGTGGCTGCCCGCCATGGGCAAACTGATCACCGACGCGGAGAAGTGGGTCACCCTCATCCAGGGCTGGATCCTCACCGCGATCAGCTGGGCGAAGAAAATCGGCGGGTTCTTCGACGCCGCGGGCAAGGCCATCACCGGCGCCTGGAACCAACTCGTCCAGCAGGTGTTCAACCCGCTGAAGACCTTCGTCACGGTAACCATCCCGAACGGCTTCCAGCAGCTCAAGGAGAAGGCGTCCGCGCGCTGGACGGAGATCCGTAACAGCCTGTCGTCGGCGTGGACGTCGATCAAAACGAATGTGTTCACGCCGATGCGCACGTTTGTGATGGAGACGATCCCAAACGCGTTCGCCACCGCGAAGACGAAGGTGACCACGGCATTCGGGGCGATCCGTACCGGCCTGGGTGACGTGTGGACGGCCATCAAGAACAACGTGTTCACCCCGATCCAGACATTCGTCACGAAGACAATCCCGAACGCTTTCACCACCGGCGTCGGGGCGATCAAAACGGCGTGGTCGAAGTTGACCGACGTGGCGAAAGAGCCAGTCCGTTTTGTGGTCAACACCGTGTTGAACGGCGGACTGATCGGCGGCTACAACAAGATCGCGAAGTTCTTCGGGGTCAAGGAAGCCGCCAAGATTTCCCTGCCAAAGGGCTTCGCGAAGGGCGGTGTTCTGCCCGGCTACACCCCGGGCCGTGACGTCCACCGGTTCTACTCGCCGACCGGCGGCACCCTCGACTTGTCCGGCGGCGAGCCGGTCATGCGGCCCGAGTTTGGGCGTGCGGTTGGCACCGACTGGGTCAACACGATGAATCAGGCCGCCCGTACTGGCGGCGTCCCTGCCGTACGCCGGGCCATGTCTGGCCAGTTCAAGTCGGGCGGCATCATCGGCAGCGGTGACGGCCTGGGGGACCTGTGGAAGAAGATCAGAGGCAAGGCATCGGACGTCCTCACGGGGGCGAAGGGTCTGCTGGCTGACCCCGCCGGCGGTATCAAAACCCTCGTCGGGAACCTCACCAACCTGGTGCCCGGCAAGGACTTGCCGTGGGGCAAACTCGTCACCGCCGTCCCGGGCAAGCTCCTGGACGCCGCGGTCGACAAGGTGACCGGATTCGTAGCCGCGCCGGGATCATCGGGCACGTCCGGCCCCGGTAACGGGTCGTCGCCGTTCGGCGGCAGCGCGGGAATGATGCGGGCCTTGCGCGCGCAGTTCCCCGGGCTGCGGCTGATCTCCGGGTTCCGGCCGGGCGCCCGCACCCTGTCCGGCAACCCGTCGTATCACGGCACAGACCGGGCCGTGGATGTGCCGCCGGACAAGAGCGTGGCGAAGTACATCTACGACCACTACCGCAACATCACCAAGGAGCTGATCACCCCGTATCAGCAGTACAACCTGCACAACGGCAGGAAGCACACCTACACCGGGGCAGTGTGGAACCAGCACAATTTTTCGGGCGGCAACGCCCACGACCACTGGGCGGCCCGCCTCGGCGCGATCCTGCCGAAATTCGGCAAGGGCCAGTCACAGTTCCCCGTCATGGACACCGGCGGCTGGCTGCAACCCGGCTGGTCCCCGCCCATCTACAACGGGACCGGCCGCAACGAAACCGTCACCCCGGCGCCGACGATGGAACAGGTCATCGACCGCCTCGAAAAGCTCATCTCCGCCATCGGAGACGTGGCGCCCGGCGTGGCGGCGGCAATGCTGTCGGGCACCCGCCGCACGGTCCAGTCGGCCCGGTCGACACCGGTGATGGCGCGGGGGTGATGCGGTGGCGTCCGTCGTGCTCAACGCTTTGTGGTTGAACCGGGTCGACACCGGAGAAGCCATCTCCGGCCCGTCGGCCCGGGACCGCACCACCGGCTACGGCATCGACGGTGAGGTCCGCACCTACGCGTCCGGGCGGCGGCGGGCCATCACCACCGTCGGCACCAAGGCGGAAGTGGCCCGCACGTTCGTCATGCTGACGGCGGCACAGGTAGACACGCTGAAATCGTGGCTCGGCGCCCACGTCCAACTCCGCGACCACCGCGGTAACAAGTGGTTTGGCGTGTTCTTCGACGTGACGGTAGGCGAGTACATGCCGGCCACCATGTACTCGGCGCAGGTCACCCTGCATGTGACGACCACCGTCGAAGGCGTCTGAACGGGGGTGATCCTGTGCAGCCGCCCACCGACGGCCCCCGCGCCGCTCTGGCCACCGCGCAGGTCAGGACGCTGCTCCAGGAGTCGGAGGCGCTCACCGTCTCCGGCGGCCTCGAAATCATCGACCTGGCCCTGAACGTGATCGAGGACATCTCCGACCACCTGGCCGGCGGCCAGGTCAGCCGCAACAGCTACGCCGACCTGCACGGCGCCGCCAGCCTGAAGGTGTCACGGGAGCTGGACTGGGGTGCCGGACTGGTCCGCCCCTACATCGTCCTAGCGGACGGGACGGTAACCGCCCGGTTCAACCTGGGCGTCTACCACACGTCGGTGCCCGCCTACTCCACGGCGGAAAGCCCACCCATGTTTGAAATCGAAGGCTACGACCTGCTGTTGCGGCTTCAACAGCCCGTCGGCGACACCTACGCGATCGCCGCAGGCGCCTCCTACCTCGAGGTCGTCGAGCAGATCCTCCTCGCGCACGGCTTAACCCAGTACATCATCGACCCGACCTCCGCCTCGACGGTCGCACCGACGTCGCGGGTGTGGGCGATGGAAGACACCGTCACCTGGCTGTCCATCGTCAACGACCTGCTCGCGTCCATCGGCTACGCCGGGATCTGGGCCGACTGGGACGGCCGGCTGCGCTGCCACCCGTATCAGCTGCCCGCCGAACGGGCCGCGGAGTGGACGTACACCGACGACCAGGCCACGACGATGCTGGGCGTGGACAGGCAGGTCGTCCACGACTACTTCGCCGCCCCCAACAAGTGGGTCGTGTACAGGTCGAACAACATCGACGCGGCGGCACCGGTCGACGGCGACGGCATGTGGACCTGGGTCAACCAGAGTGTGGGCGAAACGTCGGTGGACGCCCGCGGCGGCCTGGTCATCCCTAAGGTCGTCGGGGTCGACACCGCCGACCAAGCGTCCCTGATCGTGCAAGCCCAGCAGATCATCCAAGCGGACATGGACATCCCCACCGTCGTCACCGTCACCAGTGCCCCCAACCCGCTGCACTGGCACTACGACCGCATCTACGTGGCCACCGCCGACCTGCTCGCCGACGCGCAGGTCACTTCATGGACGTTGCCACTCCCCCCGGACGCGGGCGAGATGACGCAGGAATGGCGGGTCATCGCCCGGTAGAAGGGGGCTGCTGGTGGCGTATTCCGAAGACCTCATCACCATCGTCGATCAGCGCATCAGCCTCGCCGGCCAGACCACCCGGGCAACCGGCACCGTCGTGGACGTCGACACCAGCGGACCGGGCGCGACCGTGTTGTTCGATGGGGCCGCCACGGCAATGCCGGTGAAGATCCTCGGCAGCGTGTTCGCGCGGCAGGGCCACCGGGTCACGCTCGACAAATACGGCAAAGACTGGGTGGTCACCGGGGCGTTCGCCGGGCCCGGTTTCGGCGAGGCGTCCCGGGTTGTTGAGGGCCTCAGCGGGACGACCGCGGGCATGACGTCCGCAACGTTCGTGGATCTCACCGAGTTCGGGTCCTTCTCCTTCTCGAAAATGTACGACGGCACATATGTGCGCCTGTCGGCCACGTTCATGGCCATGAGTTCGGGCACGTTCACCCGCGCCGGGTGGGCGGTCCGGCTCACCCCGACAGCGGGCGGCGCCGGGTACACGCCGACGGACGTGCCGGTCGGGTTCATTTACTTCTCGCAGGCCAGCGTGTACGGGGCCGGTTCTGGGGCCCGACGGCTGATCAACGTCCCGGCGGGGACGTACACGGCGACACTGCGGTGGCGGCGCATCTCCGGCACCGGGTCGATCACCGCCGACCACAACGCCTGGTTCCAGGTGGAGATCGACGAGGGCGTGCGCGCCAACCAACCCGTCCTGTAGAAGGAGGCGCGCTGTGGCTGCTGTGGGCACGTCGACCGTCGCGGACTGTCTGGCCCCGCCCGGGGTGCCGACGATGACCCGCCGGTACGTCAACGCCACCACGGACCACTACTTCACGCTGGTCCGTACCGCGGCGACGGTCCTGACCGTCTACCGCAGCGTCGACAAGGGCGGCTCGTGGGCGTCGTACGCGTCGATCACGGTGACCGGGTTGCAGGAGTGGTCGTCGCCGATCTTCGAGACGGCCGGATATCTGCACCTCGCCTACCGGGTCGGCACGACCGGCGGCGGCGGGGTCGACACCCTCTGGTATCGGCGTTTGAATTTGTCCAACGCGTCCTGGTCGAGCCCGTTGCAGGTGTCCGGCAGCCCGGCGAACGGCGGCATTCCCGGCGCCCGATTCCAAGGCGTCGACCTCGCCGTCTACCGGCATCCCGACGGCGCGTACGCCATCATCGTCGGCGCCGCGTACACCGACACAACCGCGTCCACCCACGGCGTCTACCTACACGGCGTCAGCATCCGCAAGAACGCCGGGGAGATCTACCTCAACAACGGGCTGATCACCGGCACCCGCATGTGGACGTCCGCAGGCAACCCAGGCCGCAGCGGGATCTCCATCGAGGTCGAACACAACGGCGACGGCTACACCACCAGCACCCCCAACGTGTGGGTCACGTGGGGCCGCCCCGAAATCCGCATGGTCAAAGTCGCGTGGATGAGCGGCACCGCCGGCTGGCAAGGCCCGGCGAACCCGGTAGTCATCCGCTCCACCCTGCCGTCGTCGCAGGACTTCACGGCCGGGCGGTGGGACGGGCAGCAGTGGCTGATGGCGGTCCCCTCCCCCGACGACACCACTGTGGTGCGCGTGTACCAGCGCAACAAGGCCAACACGGTCACCACCACCTTCGATTCGCCGGTACATCCGACCGGCGTGATCCGTAACTGCGCGGTCACCTACGACCAGGCCACCAAAGACATCCGGATCTACGCGGTCGGCACCTCCACCGCCGTCCTCTACCAGGTCGACTACGTGCGGGCCACCGGCACGTGGGGATCCTGGTCGATCGCCGTCGCCACCGCGGTCACGTCCGCCACCGAATGGGGTGTGCGCAGAGGCGGCAATGGCGGAAACGCCCGCTTCGATCTGTTCACCGTGTCCGGCAGCTCAAGCCCGTACACGATCACCCACACGGCGCAAAGTAATGCGACCCCGCCGTCGATCGCCCAGTTCCAGACCGGCGGGCAGGCGTACACCAGCGGCGGCCCGGCCAACGTCAACGCAGCCCTGCCCCTGGTGTGGTCATTCGTTGATGCCGACCCTGGTCAGACGCAGGGCTCATACGCCCTGTCCCGGCAGATCGGCGCCGGCACCATCGCCTACTGGCGGGCCTCCGACAGCACCTGGCAGGCGTCCGAGGTGCAGAACGCGTCCGTCAACCCGAACGTCACCCTCGCCACCGCGTGGGGTTCCGGCTCGGACGCCAACCACACCTACCGGGTCAAAGTGTGGGACTCGGCGGGCACCGCGTCGGCCGGCTACTCCACCGCCCTGGTCCTCGTGCCGAGCGTGCAGGTCAACCCGACCATCACCTCCCCCGCCGCCGCGGCTGTCCTGACCGCGGACACCGTCACCGTGCAGTGGACGGTTGCCGAACAGACCGGGGTCCGGATCCGCCTGGCCACCAATCCGGGCGGCCTGGTCGTGTGGGACTCCGGGCCGATGATGGGCTTCGACGCCACCGAATACACGATCCCGTACCGGCTGGGCAACGTCACCGGCTGGACGGCCACCCTCAACACGTACAACCTGGAACAGCTGCCCAGCGCGGACACGACCAGGTCATTCACCGTCCAATACAACGCACCACCAGCGGTGATCTCCGCGTTCACACCGTCAACCGCCGCGGGCACCATCACCGTCACCTCGAGCTCGCTAGCCGCGGTGGGGGCACAAGCGGCGATCGTCACCCAGGACCTCTACCGGCGGCCGAAAACCACAGCGAATCTGCTCACCAACCCGGGCTTCGCTGGCAACGTGACCGGCTGGTTCGGCCAGGGCGGCACCTTGTCCTACTCCACCGCCCAGGCCCGTTCCGGCGCCGGATCCGCACGGCTCGTACCCACTGGCGCCGCGGCGGATTCGCAGGTCATCAACTCGGTGCAGCCGCTCATCACCGACACCATCGCCCGCGGACGCAGTATCACCGTGTCCGGGTGGATCCGCCCGGACACGTCCAACAAGGCGATCCGGGTGCAGGTCAACTGGCTCGACGCTGGCGGCACCTACCTCGCGCAGGAAGGCGCCACCGTCAGTAATGCCATCGCGGGCGCGTGGATGTACGTCGAATACACCGGCGACCCATCGTCTGTGGTCGGGGCGGCACGGGCCGCGGCGGTCATCGGCCTGACCGGCACACCCGCGGTGGGCGATGCGTTCTACGTCGACGACGTGGACCTCCGCGAAGCCAACACCGACCCGGGCGTGCGGATCCTGTCCGGCGCCCCACCCGCAGCCGTCCACGCCGACTGGGGGCCGGCGTCCGGCGTCGACTACGAGTATCGGTGGATCACCCTCGGCGGGAATGGCACCACCGGCATCGGCCCGTGGATGAGCTGAAAGGACCCCCGTCATGCCTGTGAATCTGGGCAATCCGACCTGGCTGACGATCGCCGTCGACGGAAACACCCCGTCCGGGCAGCAGCAGTACGCCGGGCGGATGATCGCCATTCCGGCTGGTACGCCGCTGCCCACGTCGATCGACTCGATCACCGTGTCGGGTGTGACCCTGTGGGGCTACGTGCGGCAGGGATCGTCCGGCCTGGAGTGGCTGGTCCAGCCGCAGGTGGATCCGAACGTTGCCGCGGTCAACGCTATCCCCGGCCCGGGCGGCTGGGTCAACCTCGACGCCCGGCAGGTGTTCTACGACCAGGGCCTGTACCTGCTGAAGCTGGGCGTGCCCGGGGCGGACCTGCGGACCGGGCTGAAGAAGTTCTACGACGCCAGCATCACCGAATACCAGGCCCGCACGCCCGGCCTGCTCGCGTTCCTCGCCAAACCGCTGTGACCCGCCTGCGCAGGTGCGCATGGTGCCCGCTCGCCATGTACGCCCGGCAGGCCCCGACGGGTTGGCTGCTGTTCTTCTGCCGGCACTGCGACCGGATCCCCGCCGGCCACCGGTGACCTGCCGGTGTCAGCGGCCCGGTCGTTTCCGGCGTTCGAAGCGCGGCCCCCACTGCTGAGGTGCCCGGCCGGGCCTGATGTCGTGTGGCCCCGGCAGGGGCCCTACCCACAGCGGCACAGTCGCGGCGGCTTTCGTGCACCAGATCGCGGAGACCGCGAACACCGCGGCCAGCACGAGGCAGGTGACCAGCAGGGCCGTCGGCATGTGCGGGTTCACGATCGGTGCGGCTACGGCCAGGACCGCGCATCCGGCAGCCGCGTATCCGAGCGTGCGGTACGCGTAGATGCGGGCGCGATGGTCGCGGCTGGACCGGATGACCGTCCGCACCGGGCCGCATTCCTGGCAGCGCAGGTCACCGGTGACCTGCTCACCGGGCTTCTGGGTGATCTTTTGCTGCGTGCGTTTGTCGGGTCCGGTGCCGGTGTGGTGGATGACGTCCACGGTGATCTGGTCGGTGTCGTCGGGCATCGCCGGTCCTCCCGGGGCGCGGGGGCACATCACCCAACGACGTTAGTCGATTCCGCAACGAGAGGAGCCGCGGTGCATCTCGACGCCGACGACCTGCTGAAGCAGATCCAGACGGACTACCCGATCGAATTTGAGATCGCGAGACTCAGGCTGCTGGTGGCCCGGCAGGAAGAAGAGATCCAGCGGCTGACCGCCCGCGCCGCACCACTCCCACAGCAGGCGCCGTACCGTGCGTTCGGGAATCCGGAGGAGACACGTGTCGACCTCTCCATCCCCTGACCGCCGCTGCGTGGGCGGCCCACTCGGCGGCGAGCTCGTGACGGTGGACCACCCGGACGGGTTCCTCGCCGTCGACAAGCTGAACGGCCTGGCCTGGCGTTATCTGCCCGGCCCCGATAGAACGTGGCTGCTCGACACGTCCCACGACAACAGCCTGATCTACCCGCACGGGCCGACCACGGGCGAACGGCGCATCGACTGGGACCGGCTGCCCCTCGACGCGGATCCGATGCCGGTCGTGTCGTTGGGCGACTCCCCTGAGGCGCATGCCGGCGACCCGTGCGACGGCTTCGAGGACGCGGAGGAGGCGCCGTGAGTCTGATTTGTATCGGGCCGATCCCGCTGCCCGCCGGAACACTGCTCTACCCGTGCATGGTGTGCGGTGTGGCGGTCCCGGAGAAAGGCCGTGTCTTCCACGACGACTGGCATCACAGTGTCGCCGAAGAGTCGATCGAGACGGCGCGGCGGGTGCGGCAGATCGAGGCGAACAGGGCTGTGGGCTGATGGCGGGCTGGGTGCTCGTGCCGTGCCTGGTGTGCCTGCGCGCTGAGATCGACCGCCTGGCGCCGGGCCGGGACAAACGGTCAGACGGGGCAATCGGCGACCTGGCACACCAGGCGGCGGGCACCTCCGATCATCTGCCGGACGAGTCGTCGCCGAAGCTGCGCGGCAAGGATGCGGACTCGGTGGACGAGGTCCATGCGATCGACGTCGACTCCAGCGGGCCGTGGCCTGCCGGCTGGTCGATGGGCCGGATCGTGCAGACCATCGCCGACCGGCATCGCGCCGGGGCCGACGACCGGTTGCAGAACATCATCTACGACCGGCGGATCGCCTCCCGGTCGTGGGGCTGGACGTGGCGCGCGTACAGCGGCGCGTCCCCGCACACCGAACACGCGCACTTCTCCGCCCGCTACACCACCGCCCAAGAAAACGACGTCAGGCCGTGGGGCCTCGCCGAGGAGGACACCATGACCAAAGCCGAATTCCTGGCGCTGCTGAAGGACCAGGATGTGCGGGCCGCCCTCGCCACCGCGGTCCTCGGCACCGACGGTGTGGTGCCCGCACCGGCCGGGTCGAAGAACGCGGACGGCACCCCCAACACGCACTGGACGGTCAACTCGTTCCTGCTGAACATCCTCAACGCGGCGGTCGCCGGCCGCGACAGCGCCGGACAGGCCAAAACCGGGGTGGCGGCACTCGCCGCGAAAGACCTGATCGACGAGACCGCACTGGCCCGGGCGCTCACTCCGCTGCTGCCCGGCATCAACGTCACCCCCGCCCAGCTTCAGGCTGCGTTCGTCGGGGCGCTGCGTGAACTTGCGGCCCCGTCCCGGTGAGCGGCCTGTCCGAACGGATCGGCCGGCGCGGCGCAGCCCTGATCTTCTTCTTCGTCCTCGACGCCGTCTACTGCTACGGGCTCCTCACCGCCACCCGGCCCATGGTCGCGTTCTACGAGTACATGGGTTCCGTCCTGCCCCTGGTGGCGTGGGCCGCCGTGTGGGGTGCGGTCGGGACGGTGTGCCTGATCTACGCGTTCCGCACCTACGACACGGTTGCGTTCATGGCCGCCGTCGCCTTGAAAGTCGCCTGGGGCCTGCTGGCCCTGTTCGGGTGGATCGCCGGGCAGGTTGACCGCGGCTACGTGTCGGCGGTGATCTGGCTGGCGTTCGCCGCGTTCGTCTACCTGGTGGCGGGAGGGATCCCACCGGCGGCCCGCCGCCCCATTCCGGGAGGATGGAAGCCGTCGTGGACCCGCTCCTGAGCCTCCTCGGCCCTGCGCTGACGCTGCTGGGTGTGGTCGCCGCCGCCTACTTCACCTATCGCGGGTCGAACCGGAAGCTGCGGTCGGACGCCGGGCAGCAGATGATCGACCAGCATCAAGAAGAGATCGCCGCCCTGCGGGGCGAGGTCGCCGACCTGCGGCGAACCCAGCGCATCCAGGGCGACTACATCGGTGCGCTGCGCCGGCACATCGCCGACGGGCAGCCACCGCCTCCCCCGGCATGGCCGGAGGGGCTGATTACCTGACGGGCGAGCTTCGCACCCGACATCGCACGGGCTTCGCAGACTGCGCACCGCCCGCCGGGAGGTAGACGGGCAGCCGAGCCGGACGCTGACCTTCCGTCGGTGCGTGGTTGAAGGTCAAAGGCGCACCGGGAGCAAGCAGTCGACGGGCCGGTCGGATCGCTCACTCCCGGTGCGGGTTTGGGTTGGATGCCTCACCTGTCCTGAGTCTGTCCGGGACTGTCCCGGACAGTTCCCCCATCGCTCCTTCGGTCGTGCGCGCCCGCGTCGAAGCGAAGCGCAGCGCGGGACACGGTTTGATGATTTGGTCTTATGAGTTGGTCTATGAGTAGGTGGTCGGCAACGGTTACCACCGGGTGCGGTAACCGTTGCCAGGGGGTCCGGTAACCGTTACCACCCTCTACCGGTAACCGTTACCACCATCCGGTAACCGTTACCGCCCTACCAGGGATCACCTTGCGCCTCCCAGAACACTGCCCACTTCCCCGAGGCGTCGGTCTGATCCCAGACCTTTTCGCCCTTCTCTCGGCGCTTCACATCCCACGCGTCAGTGCAGGCCCGGCTTCCCTTGCGGCCGGTGCTGCTCGGCCACGAGCAGAACGCCAATCGCCCAATGATCCACGCGACGCCGTCGCCCGCCTTCGCGCGCGGCCTGCCGTCCGGCTTGGCGCTGCCCTTGAGCCTGTCCGCGAGGATGCTGTGGGCGTCCGGGTTGAACAGGTTCCCGCAGCCGGGGCACGTGAACTTGCGGCGGTGAGGTCCGAGCAGGGGCAATGTTCGCCAGTTGTCGGGAATCTGCAACTGGTACTCGTCGGCATGTCCGCGATACGAGCCGCCCCGGGACACCCGGACGGCCATGCCGAGTCCCCGAAGAACGGCCCAGCCATTCCGGACAGTTCGGTCACTGAGCCCGGATTCGCGGGTCATCATCTCGATGCTGGGGAAGCACGACGCGCCGTCGTCGAAGTCGGCGAAGTCCATGGCGAGGCGGGCGACGAGCTTGACGGAAGGCTCGACCAGCAGAACCGCGGTGAGCGCGTTCCAGCGCCGAATGAACGGGATCTCTTCGTTGTCGAGGTCGAACAGCCGCTTCACGCCGCTGCCCCCGTAGGCACGCGGACAGAGTGCGGGCATGACAAAATAACCATCGGAAGCCTCCTCGTAAGGCGTCCAGCCCCGGTGCGCTTGGTGTTCCACCACCTTGCGGTTGGTTCCCTCGCGGGAACTCACCGGGGATCTCTATTTATGACCTCCTGATTCTCCCACGCCCTATGTGGATCTTTGTGGGCGCACCCCGCCGCCAACACCCGGGCTGAGCTGCGGCAATCCCCACCGAACCCGCACATGGAAACGGCCCCCAAGCGGGGGCCGCGCAATCCACGAACCGTTTACCCGTTGAACCTCAGATACGCGGAAAACGCGTTCGTCTCCGCATACCAGATGCCCTCATCGTTGACGCTCTCCGTACCGCCGAAATCGATCAGCGAATAGCCCGCCTTCTGCACCAGCTGCTCCGCCTCGTAGATCGCGCGGGTCACCGGCTCCTCACCCGTCTCCTCGTCGGGTTCGTTGCCGACGGCCACGGGCAGTTCGGTGTTCAGCACGACGTCCGCGCCGGGCTCGTACTGGATGATGTCGTTGTTGTCGTCGTCGACACCGACGACCACCGGGGTGACCGGGTGGATGGTGAGGTCGTAGCAGTTGCCGGACAGGACTTCCGGCGCGGTGCCGATGTAGACGATGTGCGTGATCATTTGAGAGCCCTTCCGGAAAGATGAGGATTGGGGCCTGCGGTCCAGGAACTCACCGGCGGCCGTCGCGGATCTGGTAGAGACGGGCTTCCCTCAGCCCGGCCGCGTTCGCGATCCTGGCGCGCGGAACGCCGGTGTCCATCAGCTGCTGGATGAGGTTGTCACGCTGGTCGGTCAATTCGGCAATCCGAAGCCGGGCCATCCGGAGTTCGGCGATCAGGTCATCTTCGCCGGCCACGTATTCGGCGTTCGGGGTGGTGTGGATGTCGGCGTCGGCTCCGTTCCAGACGCGGACGCGCCAGTTGTTGCCTTCGGCGATGTTCTGGTTGCTGGCGGTCCACTGGGCGATGTCTTCGGCGGTGGCGTCGTCTTCGACGGTTTCGCTGGGTGCGAGCGCTTGCCAGATGGTGCCGTCGTTGTTGCTGGCTTCGATCACGACGGTGTAGGTGGGCATCGTGTCCTCCGTGGTCGGCGGGAACCTGATGCACCAAATCTATAGCGAGCTAGAGATTATGTCTATAGCTGACTAGAGACACCTCCGAGAGGGTGACATGGGGCGCAGAAGCCTGGGGCTCAACGCTTCCGCCTCTCCTCCCAGTCCTCCGCGAACTGTTTCCGCAAAGACACACCCGCCCGTTTCCGGGCGCGCATCTTCGCCCGCTGCTGCGCCAGCTCGATCCCCCGGCATACGGACGCCGCGATCAGCCAGTAGAACAGCAGCGCCCCGAGGATCGTGAACACGCCGCACAGCAGCAGCCCCGCCACGCCCGGCCCTTTCGCGGCGGCTTCCGCAACCGGCAGCACCGGTCAACCCTGATGCTGAGGCAGCCACGCCTGACCGGGCGCCCCAGGTACGGTCGGAGCCGTCTTCGGCGGTACCGGGCGTCGCTGCGCCTCCCGATCCAGGACCTTCTGAGCGGTCAGAATCCCCCGGCGTACCGCTGCGGCGATGAACAGGTACTGCGCCCACAGCGCGAGAGCGCCGAGCGTCCCGTACACGAACAGGCCCGCCAGCAGTTCTTTCGGCATGACAACTCCCGCACTCGAACCGACCGGTCCTCCACCTGATCGGTGCCGGGCGGGTGCGGATTGAGTGCCGGCCGGGTGTAACCGGAACGGGAGGCGGGATGCGGCTGCGCCTGTTCCTCGCCATCGACCTGGACGAACTGTGACGGGTGCTGGCACTGTCCGGCCGCCACGATCAGTAGGGCTCACCCTCGACCGGGTCAGCACCGGCCGGTGAGAATCGGGCCGAGCCGGGCCGCCCGCGCTGCCGGGCTTCGAGGTACGCCCACGGGTCCCCGGGCCGCCGTTCGGACTCGTACGCGGCGGTCAGGATCGCCCGGACCGCGGCTTTCCGGTCCCCGCCGTGATGGGCGTCGGCTTCGGCTTTGACCCATTCCCACACCGGGTCCACGTCTTGATCTTCCGCCACATGCGGACCCTACTCGCCCTGTGCCGGACCCGCCTGCCACACAGCCACCCACACAGACCCCTTGGAGATCGCATGCGCCGTGAACCCACCCTGATCCTCGGCGTGCTCAGCGCCGCCCTCGGCCTCATCGTCACGTTTGGTTTCGATTGGCTGAGCGCCGAGCAGGCCGCGCTGATCGTCGCCGCGTTCAACGCCGGGCTCGGCGTCATCAACGCCATCCACGTCCGGCCGATCGCGCCCGCCGCATTCACGTACGCGGTCACCGCGGCGGCGGCGCTGTTCGCCGGCTACGGCCTGCACGTCTCGCAGGAAACCGTCGGCGCGGTCAACGGACTCGTGCTGGCGGTGCTGATGCTCCTCACCCGCGCCCAGGTCACCCCGGCCGGACCAACCGGCCCCACGCCGGATCCGTACGAGTAACGGCCGTCCCCCTGATCGCGCCGGGCGGGTCCGCGGTTTCTGCGAGTCACACCCCGCCCGGCACCGTGTGTCCCCGCTCGCGTCTGCGCTCCCCCGCCAGGGAGCCAGGTGCGGGCGGGGGCGTTTCGCTGTGCCACGAGGCAGGCAACGTGAGCGCCCGGACCAGCACCATGACCGCCACCGCAACCGGATACTCAAGCTCGGGCACCGCAGGCCACCAGTGGGTGTGCACGATCCACACGAGCACCACCAGGCCGACCGCTTTGAGCGCGGCCACGAACAGCATCTCGGCCACGGTTGCGGCCAGGATCTGCGCCCAGCCGATGTCGTCCGGGTGCCGGCCACGGGCGAACGCCGGGATCCGGCGAAGCACGTTCTCCTTGACGGTGGTGCGCATGCCGCCTCCCCTGATCAGGTTGATCGGCGATCATAGTTGCCCGGCTACGACTCCGGTGCCCCGTGAACAGCAGAAAGCCCCGCCCCTGCCTGAGATTCGCTCTCGGGCCGGGGCGGGGCCATCTCTGCGTCTCGGACTACCGGCCGCGGGCCTGCCGCGCCCACACGTACAGTTGATCACCGAGCGCTTCAGCCTGGTCGGGGGCGAGCCGCGCCGTCAGGCCAGTGGCCCGCTGCACGTTGACCCACACGTATCCGTCAGGCGACGACCCTCCAGTGACCGCACCGCCTCTTTCCGGGTCGCCCCAAGCGTGGCCTGCGTTCGGGCTCCTACGAGGCTGACCTGGGGCGGGACGGTGATCGTTCATCTCCTGACGATAGGCCGGGGTGCATGTGTACCCCGGCCTACGCCACGACGCCCGGACCAGCACCATCCGCACACCCGACAGGTACGGGCAAAGCGGCTACGACGGGCCCGCCGCGTGCAACAAGAAGGTCAGCCCGTCCCGCAGCACCGCCGCGTCCTCGAGGCCGAGTTCAGCGGTCGCCACGATCCGGTGCGCCACCCGCACCTCCAGCCATGTCGGGCCATGCCCCGTCGACGACAACCGGACAGACACCACACCGCGGTCAGACAACTGCGTGCGGGCACCCACCCGGACCAGACGCGACCGGTGCCGCAACATGCCCGGCCCGGACTCGCACTGCTCACACCAGCCCGGGTGGGTCACCGCCGGGCCCGCAACCGGCGCCGGATCCGCGACTTCGCCTTCCGCCGGCCCTTCCGGCTGACCGGCACGCCCGCCCACAGCCACACCGTCATTACCAGCGCCACGACCGTGACCACCCCGAACGTCTCCAGGTTGAGCAGCCCCTGCGTCGCCAGGACGATCCACGACGCGGCCGACAACACCGCCCAGCCCGCGCCGAGCCCCGTCAGGTGCTTGCGCCGCGACGACCACGGCTTGACTACCGGAGGCTGCGCCGCGCGCGGCCGGGCCGGTGCCCGGGTCGCACCACCACGGTCGTCCGGATGCACCCACCGCGGCCGGGCCTGGTCGGTGGCGTCCCGCTGCCGCCGCTGCCGGATCGCCAGCGGCGGCGGAATCCGGTACGGGTTACCCCGGTTGTGCTCAACGTTGTAGAGCGGCTGCTCCGTCTCGATCGCCACTCGCTCAGCCGCCAGCACCGCGTCCTTGCCGGCGAAGACCCGCGGGTCGACATCCCAGCCCACGATCGTGTCCGCCCACGGCTGGTCATACAGGTGCTCGATCAGCCTCGCGATGGGCATGCGCACGGTCTCGCCGATGTAGCCCAGCACGATCCGCCGCTGCCCGGCGGGCAGGCCCATGTCGTCGGGGTGGTAGACGCGGAACCGGTACAGGCGGCAGTCCCGCACATCCGCATGCGGCGGGATCGTGGCAGTCATCGGACACCCCACCCGAAGAAGGCAGCCAGTAGCGTCGATCCGTGACCGACTTTGAACCCATCACCGGCCTGCCCTGCGACCCTACCCACCCATTCCCGGCACCCACCGGCGCCGACTGGGCCGACTCCATGGAATACGGAGACGACCGGCGGCTGCCCGGTAACGGCATGTGGGACCGCGACACCACCCCGATCTGGCGCGCCGTGGCCGCGAACCTGTGGAATCAGGACTGCTACGGCCAGCACCTCGCCGAGGTCGCCGCCGATCCGATCCTCACCGCGCACACCATTGCGGTCGCCGCGGTCGCCCACAGTCCGAACAGCCGGGACGTCATCACCCAGCTGGCGTTCGCCCATTCCGGCGCCGGGACAGTGTTCGCCGCGCTGAACGACGGCGGGCAGGAACATGCCCGGCGGGTTGTGGACGGGCTGACCGAACCGGTACGGGTGGAGGCGCTCGCCGAAGTCGTGGCGCACATCAACCGCGGGTTCACGGCGCTGCGCCTCGACGTTGGGGCCCGGTTCTCCCGCTGATTCTCCGGTAGCGGCCAGATCGTCATACAGCGATCCGGCCGCTACCCTCAGCTCATGCAGGTATTCCTCATCGACAACGCCGACGGCAAACCGGTCGGTGGCAAGTACACCCTCGACACGACCTTCGGCGTGCCGGCCACCGGCGATGAGATCTTCTTGAGGTCGCACGACCATCACGACCTCAAGAAGGCCTACCTTGCGGGCACTGTCCGCAAGCGGCGCTGGGTCTACAGCGACTTCCAGCCCGAAAGCGCCTACCTCGAAATCTGGGTACAGCGCCACGGTTCCTGAAACGGTCACTGCCCCGGTCCTGTCAGCCCGGCAGCTTCCCGCACCAGTTCCTGAATCAGGGCTGCCTGTTCGGCCTCGAGCATCGCCTGCCGTTCCAGGCCTGCGATGTCCATCCCAGACGCCCGCGTCTGGGATTGGGCCTGCTTGCCGAGTACGCCGGCTGACCGCAGCAGCGTCAACGCCTGCTCCCCGCGTGCCGACCCTGCGGGCAGCAGCGACCAGCGGGCGGGGGTCCCCTCGTCGGAGCCGATCAGCGGGGATTCCAGCCCGGACAGGTTCTTGCAGGCCCGGCCGATCGTGGTGTGTGAGGGGATGCCGGCGTTCTTCGTCCACTCCCCCTCGATCTGCGCCCACCACGGCGACGCGAGCATCTGCTGCTGGGTGAGTCCGCCGCGCCCGTTGTCGTCCTCGTTCTTCAGCAGGCCCAAGACGACCTCATCGGCGCGCAGCCGCGGCTTCGGGGTGGGCTGCCCGCCGAGGATCGCCTCGAGCATGTCGGGCATGACCGTCGACTCGACCGGGTCGGCTTCGGACTGAAGCTGCTCTCGACCAGACTTGGTCTTGCCTTTCTCCCACAGGTCCATCAGTCCATGCTCCTTGAACACGGCGATGGTCTCCGGCGGCAGCTGCGGGGCGAACACGATCTGTTCGCCTTCGGGGGTGCCGTTGGGCCGCTTCAGCCGGTAGATCAGCGACTCGGGGTTACTCGGGTCGCGGGGCATGAACGCCGACCGGTAGGCGACCGGATCTCCCTTCAGTACCTGGCTGACCATCATGCCGGGCAGCGACGGCAGCGTGGACGGCATCAGCCCGCCCTGGTAGCCGGCGAGCCTCGCGGTGTGGTCGGAGACCCGCATCATCTCCAGCGAGATTTCGGTCATCTGCTCTTTCATCTGCTGGTCACCCCAGTCCGCCAGGCCCGACCCCTGGGAGGCGCCTTCGGCCATGATGGCGGTGGCCCGCTGAAGGCGGACCTGCGCACCGAGGTACTGAATGAACTTCGGGTCGGACATGTGCATGTGGAACTCCTCCCACGTGCACCGGATCGGCGGGCCGCCACGGACCGGATCCCAGGTGGGGTCGGCGGTGACTTCCATGCCACCCAGACCGACGGCGGTCTGCGTGTTGATCCACGCCTGGCGTCGTTTCATCTCGTGCCACAACGACTCCCGGATGATCTCCCGGTGTTCGATGGTGTGACCCACCGGGATGATGCCGTAGAAGTCCACGAAGTCCATGGCGTTCTTACCCGCATCGTGGATGATCGGCAGGATGCCGAGGAGCAGATCGTTGTAGGCGCCGACCTGCGTCACCACCGACTTGCCCATGCCGGTCACACCCACCCGCACACCACCACCGGCCTGCCCGGGCGTCCACCGGCTCCGGTAGACCGGGTTGCCGCGCAGGTCCCGGCCGGCGAACCCCCACCGGGCGCCCTTCGCGTCGGTGTACACGCCCGACGGGCCGGGGTGTTTGACGGCCTCACCGAGCGGGTGGGTGTCGAACAGGGTCACCAGCCCGTGGTTGATCAGCACTTCGGTGTCGGTCTTGCCGTCGTCGAGGCGCTTCGGCTGGTAGGCAAGGTCAAGCATGCCGTCGTCGAGTTCGAGCATCGACGACAGCCACGTCTTCATCTGCAAGAACGGCGACACGTTCATCCCGTTTCGCGGGGCCAGCACGCCGGGTTCGGCACGGATCAGGAACTCGTGGCCGATCACCACGGTCTCGCCGCCGACAACGGCGGTGAGCTTGCGGGTCTGCTCCGGCACCACGGCGGTGCGCCAGATCTCGAAGCCGGGGCCCATGTTGCGGGCCTTCGCGTCGGCGGCGACCTTCTCCCAGCGTTCGGCGAACTTACGGCCCGCGGTGACCGTGTCGTCGGTGACGGTCACAATCTTGCGGGCCTCCGTCTGGGCGGCTTCCTCCGCAACACGGGCGGCTTCTTCGGCGGCCATGCGGCGCCGGTCTCGTTCGGCAGCCTCGGCCGTGAGGCGTTCCTCCTCCGCCCGGGCCGCTTCCTCCGCGGCCTCCACCCGGGCACGGGCTTCGGCCTTGCGGCGTTCGACCATCGCCTGCCACGGGTTGTAGTTGACGACGCCGATCATCACGGCGGCCATCATGTTCGCCACCACACCCCACGCGTTGCCCAGGTCGGCGCCGATCGTCTCCGCGATCAGCAGCCACACCCCCGTCGACAGAACCCCCGCGGCGATCCACCGCGCCCGGGAACGCGCGCGGGACCGCACCGACGCCGGCAACTCCCGGATCGTGTAGCCCATCCGGCGGGCCCACACCAGCTCACCGACGTACACCGCCCAGTAGGCGAGCAGCGTCCCGCCGACTGCCAGGCCCGCACCGGTGGCGTAGGTGGGCAGCGCGTCGAGTTCGTACAGCAGCGCCCAGTCGGCAACCAGCGCGCCGAACGACACCGCGGCGGACGGAACGTGTTCGCGCAGGTCCCGGCGCAGCCGGTCCGCTTCGTCTCGTCCGGCCGCCCGGAGCGCGCCGATGCGCTGCTGGGCGGCGTCACGGGTGGCCTGCTTCGCGGCGGTGGCCTTCTCGGTCAGGCGCTGCTGTAGCCAGTTCCGGGCGGCCTGCTTCGGGTTGTCGTCGTCCGGTTCGGCGCGGCCCGGCATCAGTTCCGTGCCGTGTTCGGCGCAGAACTTCTTCTTCGGCCGGCCCGGCTTGTCTTCGGCGGTGCGGAACACCCACTCGCCGGTCTTGCAGGTGGCGGCGGCGGGGCACATCCACCACAGTCCGACCGGCTCGTCGGTGTCCTCGTCGACCGGCCGGTCGTGGTCGTGTTTGGTCAACGGCCCGCCGGGTGATTCCCTCCAGTAGCGGGACAGCACGATACCGGCGGGCAGGGCACCCTTCGGGGCGGGCGGTCGGGTCGGGGCTACAGGCATGGTCATGGCGGTCGTCTCCAAAGATCAGGCGGTAGGGTGTCCCGTGTAATCCGGCACCGCCCAGACCGTGAGGGTCGTGGGCGGCACCGCAGTGCGCGGGGCGGGTTTATCCGGCGCGGCGCTGCGAGTCGACGTAGCCGCCGTCCGCGCCGAGAGCGTGCAGCTGCTCCTGGACAACGAGGACCTGGAAGTTCGCGGCCAGCGCCGCCCGGACCGAGTCGTGGCCCTGCGCGACCACGTTCAGGCTGGCGTCGGCGATCTGCCCGAGCATCGTTGCGATCGTGACGATCTCCTCGAGGGAGATGCGTTCGCCGAACGAGGCGGTCAGGTAGTCGGCGGTGTCCTTGGTGGCGGCGGACTCGCGGAGCAGGTCGACGCCGACGTCCTGAAGGATCAGCAGGGCCTTGCGTGCCTGCTCGAGTAGGGCGGTCATGCGGACCATGGACATGGTGGCGGCGCCGGCTGCTCCGGTGCCGCCGGGGGCGGCCAGGGCGGTTCCGGGTCCGGCGGTGTTGGGGGTGATGCTGCCGCCAGTTGTGGGGCTGACTGCTGTGCTCATGGTGTTCTCCCGGGGGTCAGCGGATGACGGTCAGTGGCGGTGACGGGTCGGCGGGGCCAGTGGGGCGGCTGCCGTTGACCTCGGCGGCCAGGTTGTCGAGGGCCTGGTTGCGGGCGGCGTCGCCGGAATGGGCCTGCGGGTCGGTGTCGGCGCCGACTACCACCACGTCGCGGGGGCCGGGCTGTGGCACGTCGGGCACGATCTCGGCGTCGATGACGGCGCTCGGATCGGGTGCCGGTGTGGGGGTGGGCTGCGGTTCGGGGTCGTCGGGCATCGAGCCGGTGGGGTACGGGTCGTTCGGGATGCGGTGCGGGTTGAGGTTGGGTTTCCACCAGTTCGGGTCGCCGTCCGCGCGCCGCAGTTCGGCGGACTCCCGGCCGTGCGCCCAGCCCTTCCGGAACCGGTTCGCGCCGACGACCGACCGGTGCCACAGCCGGGCCATGACGTGCCCGAACGTTTCGCTGCTGGTGGGGCTGTTGCCGCGGGTTTCCGGGTCGGCGTTGAACCAGTCCCGGCGGGCCCGCCGGTAGGCGGCCTGTTCGGCGCGGTCGTTTTCCAGCCAGGCGAACGAGTCGTTGTAGCGGTCGCGGGCGTCGGCGCGGCGGCGGGAGGCGAGGTGTTCCCGGTCGGCGGGTTCGCCGCGCAGCATCCAGTCGAAGCCGAGGACGAGCCCGGCGACGAGCAGGCCTGCGCCGCCGGCGGCGAGGGTGAGGGCGCCGGTAAAGAACGCGGCGGCTTTGGTGTCGTCGGTGGTTCGCCCAGTGTTGCCGGGCGGGGTGGGGGTCATTGGTCCTCCTCGGAACGGGAAAAGCTCATGACGACCGGGCGGTCGGTGTTGCCGTGGTTGAACTGGCCGTCTCCGGTGATCGACAGCCACGAGATCATGTAGGTGTGCATCAGAACGCCGCGAAGATCGTGGTCAGGCCGGTTTCGGCGCTGGCCGTGGCCATGGCCACGGCGACACTGAGGACCGAGAAGATCGGGGTGCTGTACATGGCCGCCCACTGCGACCACTTCTCCGGGGTCCAGTCACGGAGCACGTCACCGAGGCCGACCATCGCGAACAGCACCCCGGACGCGACGACGACGATCCGCAACAGCCAGGCGACGCCTTCGGGCAGGTGCGCGCCGGCGAAGTCGTTGAGGTAGATGAGGGCGGGGATGTGGGCGAACCCGACGAACCAGCAGATGATCGTGGAGAACCACATCCACAGCTTGTAGTGGCCCTGCGCGGCGTGGGTCTTCTTCAGGATCTTGTGGGCGTAGAGGGCGGTCACCACCGATACGGCCAGCACTGCCACGCCGGTTGCGGCACCCCGCGGGTTGGTGAACAGGCCGACTAGGGCGGCCCAGCCGAGCGGGATGGTCGTCGGGACGAGGAACGCGGCTTTGAACGCTTCGTCGTCGGGGGTGCCGTCGGTCATGTCGTGGACGAGGCCGACGAGTCCGTGCAGGGAGTGCCAGCCCGCCGCGAGGGTGAGAACACCGAAGATGACGGACACCCAGGAGCCGAGCCCGCCACCCCAGGACACGACCCACTGTGCGGCCGGGTAGGCGCCGAACGCGAACAGGCAGCCCGACGCGAAGTAGAAGGCGAGGGCAACGAACTTGGTGATGCGGGTCTTGTCCCAGCGGGACTTCTTTCCGCCGCCGTCCTGGCCGTTGCGAGGGGCCCCGCCTTTGCCGGTCTTGGTGGCGTTGGCGAGGAACTGCCCTGCTCCCCAGCGGAGCAGGAACCCGACGGCAATGGCGGCGAGTTGCAGGTAGTGGGCGTTGAGCCACTCGGTCATGGGGCTCCCCTTCCTGGGGTTAGAGGTGGTCGAGCGCGGTGCAGGTGGTCAGGGACAGCAGCATCAGCAGGCCGAAGATCGCAGCCCGGGTTTTGGTGCCGAAGAAGACGTGGGCGGTGGCCCACGTCGCGGCGAGGCCGATCAGCTGGACGAGCCCGGCGGCGGCGCTGGCGAGTTGGCCGGCGATCCCGTGGCGGGTGTGGTCGCGGTCGGGCCACCAGGTGGCTGCGGCTTCGGCGATGGTGGGCGGGTGTTCGGCGGCGGCGCGGTGGGATCGGATGGACGTACGCAGCTCGGAGAAGGCCGTAGGGTCCTGATCCGTTTCCGGGGTCTCCGCGATGTGCGTGGGAGCCGGTACGACCCTCAGAGAGGGCCTGCCAGGCGCGTTTTCCCTGGTGGGACGCCCGGCAGGAGGCGTGTTGTCTTTGTGCGTGCATGCACGCACATCGGGCATGGGGTGGGGGCTGGTCATGGCCTGAGGTCCTTTCTGTGCGTGCTCGGCACGGCTTTTCGAGGGGTGGTCAGAGGTAGCCGAGGCTCGCGGCAAAACCGCCGGCGAACAGCAGGGCGAGGATCAGCAGGGCCAGGAACTTGGTCGCCTCGGCGGCGACTTTGCGGGTGGGCCGCGCCTGCCCGTCGATCACGTTCAGGCTCGTGTTTCGCCTGGTCACAACGGTTGCAGGCACCTTACGGACTACCTCACGGGACACGGTGGTCATCGCAGGTTCTCCGCGAGTTCCTGCCGGACGGCATCCGCAAGCTCGTACCGCAGCTCCTTGTACGTCCACTGGGTGGCGTCGTTGTCGACGGCTTCGAGGGCGGACCGGGCGGCGGTGGCGGGGTCTCCGTTGGTGGCGACGGTGGCGGTGAACGTCTTGGTGAGGCCGTTGACGGTGAGGGTCACCTCGGCGGTGGCGGTGGTGTCGATCGGTTCGGTCATGTCAGTTCTCCTTGGGGGTCTGGTGGTGGGTGTTGCGGTAAGCAGTCCGGCGCATCGCGCGGGCGGTAAGCCCCACGCCGACGGTCGACACCGCCCAGATCAAGACGGCGGCCGGGTGGGCGGTGAGGTCACCGGTGAACCCATCGCGCAAGACGACGAGCCCCGCACCGATAGCCCCCACCGCAAGCAACCGGTGAGCGGCCCGGAGACGGGTCACTGGTTCACCGCCACAACCCCACCGGACGGCTTACCGGAGGCGTTCTCACGGGCGGCGGTAAGCCACATCGGGATGAGCTTCTCGGCCCTACCGAACCCCACACCGAGAAGCTCCCGGACGGCGTTCTTCGACCACTCGAAACTCGGGTCGGACTGCTCGGTAAGCATCTTCTGAACAGCGTCTTCATCGGTCAGTGAGGCCCTACCGGTGGAGGCCGGCGAGGTCACCGGGGACGCCTTACCGCGACGGTCGTCGAGGCGCGGCACCCGAGCCTCGGCGCGGGCGATCGCCAGCTTCGAGGTGTACTCCGCCTGCGCCTTACGGAGAGCGTCAGCGTTCTCACCGGTAAGCCTGTCGACGGTGTCGGTAAGGGTCTTCTCCAACTCCCGGATCCGGTCGTCGCGGGCCTCAACGGTGAGGGCCATTTCGTGGCGCGCGGACTGGATGTCGGAGGTCGCCTGGGTCAACTGGTCGGTGAGGTCTTCGATGTCGGCGCGGGCCGTCTCAAGCTCACCGGTGAGGGTGTCCCGTTCCTCGGTGAGGGCGGTAACCCGGGCGGTCTGCGCGGCGGCGTTTCGTTCGGCGGCACCGACCGCGGCGCGGGTGGAGGTGAGTTCACCGGTGAGGGTTTCGGCGTGCAGGGCGATCGCCCACGACAGCTGCTTCTGCCCGGTGAGGGTTTCGGCGAGCTGCTTGACCCTGGCGGCCGGGTTGATGCGCAGCCACCAGCCGGGCTGGTCGACGTCGGCGGCCCACCGCATCCGCAGTTCGTGGTTGTAGCCGCGCCACGCCTGCCGCGGGTCGGTGATGTACCGGTCGATGGACCAGCGCCGGGCGAGGTAGGAGCGCAGCGGGAAGGAGCGAACGCGTTCGCCGGAGAACACGGCGCCGGTGGCGTCGATGACGCCTTCCTTGGCGAGTTGCAGGTTCTTGAGCCGACGGGAGTGCAGTCCCCACAGCCAGGGGCTGATCAGGGAGAGCAGGCCGAACGCGACGGATGCGGCGTTGAGGCCGAGGCGGTTACCGGTGCGGTCGGAGAAGTCGGCGAAGTGGGCGTAGTTGATGGCGGCGACGAGTCCGGCGATGCCGTAGGAGGCGCGGCGCAGGCGGGCGGCGGTGTGGCCGAGTTTGTTGATGAGCGCGTCGTGGGCGTGCCAGCCGACGTAGATCGAGATGGATTCGATGGCGAGGGCGATGACGACGGCGAGGAGGATTTTGCCGGGGACGGCCCAGGCGGTGGGGGCGACGGTCTCGTAGAAGAAGGCGACCTGTCCGTAGACGGCGGCGCCGTTGACGAGGAGCAGCGGGATGTACATGAGCTGCTTGCTGAAGTCGTTTTTGCCGGGGCGGCGGGTGAAGAAGTAGACGCCGAGTCCGGCGATGAGTGCGGAGAGCAGGGCGGCGGTGAGGGTGGTTGCGGGGCCGTCGGTGAACGCGTTCAGGGCGCGCTCGAACCAGCTGGTCTCCACGGTGGCCGGCACGGGCTGTGTGGTGGGGCCGGTGTCGGGTGCCTGGTAGGCGGTCACTGTCAGGGGCATGGGAATGAAGCTAGCACGACTCTTTGTCAATCGCTAGGCGATTGACGCCGCGTCTTATACGATCGGCCCTATGACCGACACCATCACTCCGCCCATCAGGGCGCTCACCCTCGCCGAGGAAGTCACCCTCACCCGGCTCCCCGCACCCCATATCCGCCGCGCAATCAGGGACGCCGCGAACGTCAGCCTTCGCCGCCTTGCCCGCGAGATTCGGGTCAGCCACGGATCAATCGCCTACTACGAACGTGGCGGGCAGCCCGGTACAGAGATCGCCATTCGCTACCGCGAGCAGCTCGAGCGGCTCGCTTCGGCCGTCGGGTTCAACATCCCCGTCGACACCCAGACATGACAACGGCCGAGGTGTTCGAGCACCCCGGCCGATTCGTCACGCCCACGTACGCGACTACGCAGGAGACTCCCTTGACGGTAACCGACACAGACCCACCTGGGGACACCCCCGCAGCAAAAGCTGAACGGGTTGCCGCCGCACTCCTCACCCAGGAGACCTTCAACCGCGACCAGGTCGCTTGGCTCACCCGCATCTTCATGGGCTGGGGCTACGACCTGGGCTACGAGGACGGCCAGCGTGACGAACACGCGCTGGCGAACATCGCCGCCATGTACACCTACACCGGGTCGTTCAGCGCCGAAGCAACCATGCGCGGGGTCAAAAAGCTCAACCGCCGGCAAGCCGCAGACGCCGCCTCACGCATCCCACGGATCGGCGCGTACACCGGCGGCCCGGTGCCCTGGGATGAGGATCCGCAAGATGACCTGTGGTGGGCGGCGTGATCCCGTACGGCGCCGACTACACCTGCAAACATGGTGAACCGCTCGGCGCCGAAGGTAAGGGTGCCGGCTGCGAATCGTGCACCCGCCCGGTGGAGACGTTCGGTGCGGTCAAGCTCGCCGAGTTACTGATCCCCCGCTTGCAGGGCCGTTTCCGGTGGTGCAGGGAGTTGGGATGGCTGCACCACAACGGCGCGAAGTGGGTGCCGGATGCGGAACCGGCGGTGCTGGCCGAGTTGGTGGCCACGATCAAGGACTACACGCGGGCATTGCTCGACGACAGCGCCAAGGGCCTCAGCCGTGAGCAGTGCGTCGAACTCACCGGTTTCTCCGGTGGCAGCCAACAGAACCAGGCGATGAAGATCGCCCGGGGTTCTCCGGGCGTCGCCACGCCAGTGTCTGCGTTCGACGCTCCGCCGCTCGACGGGGCGCCGTGGCTGTTGCCGACCGCCAACGGCTGGATGATCGAGCTGCATCCTGACGGTGCGACGTCGATCCGAGCCACCCGGCCAACGGACATGAACACCAAGACCGCTTGCGCGTACGACCCGGATGAGGAAGCCCCGAAGGTCGCCAAGGCGTTCAAGGACTACCAGCCGGACGAGGACGTACGCCGGTTCCAGCTTCAAATGTGGGCGCGCGGCTTGTCCGGCATGGGCATGGAGAAGTTCGTGGTGAACCGGGGCGCGGCGGGCGGGAACGGCAAGAGCACGATGGCGGGCCTGTTGACGGCGGTGGCCGGTGACTATGCGACGGAGCTGCCGGTGGAGGTGATTCTGAAGGGTACGAAGAACGCCCGGGAGGTGTACCGGTCGGAGCTGGCGGCGATGCGGGGTGCCCGGCTGGTGTTCTGTGACGAGCCGGAGGAGGGCGCGGCCTACAACCTGGGCATGCTCAAGAAGATCACCGGTGGTGGGCAGTTGCAGGGTCGGGCGATGGGCAAGGAAGCGGTGACGTTCTCCCCGAAGATCCTGTTCCAGATGGACACGAACAACCGGCCGTCATGGTCGGCGGACGGCGGTATGGAACGTCGGTATGTGGAGATCTCCTGGGATTACGAGATCGACCGTACCCAGCTGCGGGAGTCGTTCAAGGACGAGCTGAAGGCGGAGACGTCCGGGTTCCTGAACGCGATCATTCAGCACTGGACAGGCAAGGGCCCGTTGGAGGCGCCGGAGGCCATCCGGCGGCAGACGGCGGCGGGCATGTCCGAGGCATCTCCGGCGGCTCAGTTTGCTGGGGACGCGCTGGAGCGGGTCGACGGGGAGACTGTGTCGGCGGCTCTGATGTTCGAGTCGTACACGAAGTGGTGGGACGTGACCCGGCAGCGGGGTCGGCCGGTGACGCAGACGAAGTTGGGTTCTGAGCTGCAACGTCTCGGGTTTTTGAAGGAGAAGAGCGGGACGGTCCGGTACACGGATGTGTGCGTGAAGACCCGGTTCCTGCCGCTCTCGCCGTGATCTTGCCCTGGACAGTTGGACAGTTGAAAGCGTTTTTGACCCTAGCTTCTTACCTGTGCGATAGACCGACCTCCAAAACGCACTTCAACTGTCCAACTGTCCAGGGAGATCCACTGATCAAAAAATCCGCAAAGGTACCAAACGACGGCAGGAGTCCTCATGAACTACACGGTCATCTTCGATGAACTGCTCAACGATCCGCGTCTCGCCGCCTTCGCCGCCGAGGCCCGCAACGCCCTGCCGACCTGGTTCACCGACCAGCAGCAGGCCGCCGGCGACGAAATTCGCCGACTCGGCGAAGCCGCCTCAACCCTGCAAGGCGCACCGCTCACCCCACTGGCTCCCCAGGATCTCCCCGATTGGATCCGCCTCTCCCTGATCGACGCCCTGGTCTGGTGGCTCCTCGATACCGCCACCACCTGCCGCCACAGCCCCTCGCCGTACAGCCCGAAACCAGTGTTTGCGGTCGCCTGGAAACCGGGCCTGATCGTTTGCGCCGCCTGCACTGGGCTTCTGTACCCGCCGCGCAACTCCATCGCGAGCGCAACCTGCGACGGCTGCGGCCACGTCTGCGCCGGTCCGGCAACAGACGATGGGATCTACACCGCCTCGGTGATCCTCGGCCTACTGTGGTTCGACGTCGGACTCTGCACCGACTGCCGCCAGACATACCCGGGACACGGCCCCAGATGACAGCCGTCGAAGAACCCACCCTGTTCGACGTCCCCTACCCCCGGCTCGACCACCGCACCCTCAACACCCGCGGCGCCGTCACCCTGCCGCCCGGTGTGGTCGCCCTCGACATCGAGACCGCCAGCGAAGACCAGATGTGGCACCGGCAGCCCGGGTTCATCCGGCTCTGCGGCTACCAGACCGGCGACCGGATCACCATCACCGACGACCCGGCCCAACTTGCCGATGCCATCGGTCGGGCACGGCTGGTCATCGGCCACAACGTCCTCGCCTTCGACCTGGTCGCCATGGCCCTGCACCACAGCATCGACCTGCTCGGCATGGCCGCCGCAGGCCGAGTGTTCGACACCAAGTTGGCGGGGATCCTCAACGACCCGCCGGCGCCGGGCATGAAGCAGGCGCAGATCCTGCGCGAGTACAGCCTGGACAGCATGGGCGACCGCCTGCTCGGCGCCACCAAGACCGGCGACCTGAAGGCCCTCGCCCGCCAGCACGGCGGCTTCGACCGGATCCCCCTGGACGACGAACGGTACGTGCGCTACCTGGCCGGTGACGTCGACCTGACCGCACGGCTCGGACGACAACTGCGGACCGGGCCGTACCTTCGCCGGGAGCATCATGTTGCCGCGGTGGCCGCCCGGATCCGCATGAACGGGTTCCGGGTCGATGTGCCCGAACTCGAGCGGCGGGTGGCGGCGAACCGTGCCGTCCGCGCCGGGCATCTCGCGGACCTGTCCGCCCGGTACGGGCTTCCCGCAGCGCGCAAGGGCGGCGGGGTGTCGAAGTCACCGCACGCCACCGCGGAAGGCAAGGCGGCGATCGTGCGCGCCTTCGCCGATCTGGGGGTGCGGCTGCCGGTCACGGAGAACGGGCAGCCGTCGTTCGGTAAGGACGCTCTCGCCGAGGTGGCCGCCGTGTTCACGGGCCGTCCGGACGTGATGGCCCTGGTGGACCTGGTCGGGTCGCTGAACGGGGTCCGGACCGTTTACGAGACGGTGCAGCAGTATCTCGTCGGTGACCGGGTGCATCCGGAGATCGGCATGTTCCAGGCGTCGGGGCGCTGGTCGACGACGAAACCCGGGCTGACGGTGATGGGTAAACGCGGCGGGAAGTACGCCGAGCGGGAGGTGTTCCTGTCGGAGCCCGGCCATGTACTGATCTCCGCGGACCTGTCGCAGGTCGACGCCCGGGCGTTGGCGGCCCTGTCGCAGGACCCGGCGTATCTGGCGATGTTCGCGCCCGGCCTGGACCTGCACCGGGAGGTGGCCACCCGGGTCTGGGGTGACCCGGGCCGCCGTGATGAGGCGAAGGCTTTGGGGCACGGCTGGAACTACGGCATGTCGATCAACGGTTTGGTGCGTAACGCCGGGGTGTCGGAGCAGGTGGCCCGCAAGTTCGACGCGGGGATGCGTGCCCAGTTCCCCGGGCTGGTGGCGTGGCGGGACCGGGTCCGCGCGGACGGCAAGGCGGGGCGGGTGCTGGACAACGGGTTCGGCCGGCCGCTGCGGGTGGACCCGGACCGGGCGTGGACGCAGGCTCCGGCGCTGATGGGTCAGGGCTGCGCGCGGGACATCATGATGGAGGGCTTGCTGCGGCTGCCTGTTGAGGTGGTGCCGATGTTGCGGGCTGTCGTGCATGACGAGGTGATCCTGAGCGTTCCTGCTGGTATCGCGGGTGATGTGGAGCAGACCGTGTTGGCGGCGCTGAGTTTCCCGTGGGCGCCCGCAGGCGGTTCGTTGCCGGTGCAGATCGAGGCGGGCCTGGGTGAGCGGCGTGGCGTCAACTGGGGTCACGTGTATGCGAAGTGACCGGGTTTACGGCGGTTTCTCTGGTGGAGGTATTCCGACCGAGTTTGCAGAAGGAGTGATGATGGTCTTTCGTGATGCGTCCGTGATCCGACACACATTGAGTAGCGGCATCGATACGTTTCGTGACGTGGCGAGTTCAGCGGCGACCCCGGCAACGGCAACCACCCTGCCCGCCGCAGACTTACCGGGCGTGCCAGATCCATCACCGGAACCGGGTCTTCAACTGATCTCCCGGCCGTCCTACGTTGCGCCGATGACTACGAGCGTCAACTCCGTCATCACCGCCATAGAGCAACGCCGCCCCGACCAGACCGGCACCCGCCTGCGCCTGCTGCTGTTCTTCGCCCAAGGCCACTACCTGGCCGGCACCGGAAGCCCCCTGTTCGCCGAACCGATGTACGCCACCCCCGACGGCGTCCACGTCGACGACAGCCCGGACGAGACCCCCGAAGATCTCGACAACCGGCAACTCGGCTACATCGGCTACGCCCTGAGCCGTTACGCGGACCTGCGTGACGCCGACCTGCTGTCCCTCGTGCAGATCTCCACCGCCTGGCAGTTAGCCCGCAATGCCGCCGACGATTCCCGCATCGAATGGTCATGGCTCAACGACTGGTTCCGCCGGCCCGTCGAACGCCAGGCGAAACCGACCGAGGCTGAGGCGGCCGACTTCGCTGCACGGCGTAAGGCGCGCACGGGGGGCTAGCCCTATCCCCGAAGGAGCACCATGTCCGACTGGCCCGGCAAGTGGAAGCTGGAGAACTTCGAGGAGGCGCTGGGCGAATGGGCAGGCGGCCCGGTGCCTTCTCCGGAGGTTCTCGCCGAGGTCGAACAGTGGCACTACAGCCTTCAGGACAATCCCCGTGGCAGCGACTGTGAGCCGTTCGAGAACCAGGAAGGCATGTTCAGCGATCACTTCCCGATGCGGTGCAGGGTGTTCACGCTTCGACGCCACCCGCTGCTGGTCGAGGGCCGCCCGGTGGTCTGTTACTACGAGATCCAGGAGAATGAACACCGGATCGTGTTCTCGCACTTCGGCCTGCTGTGACACCCGCGGCTGATACCGCCCGCCGGGCGCTCGGGTCTACCCTCGAGCCATGGAACAGGACACCGGCACGCCGAAACTTAGCCTGGATGAGGTTCATGCCCGGATGGGGCTGATCGTCACCGAGGAAGGCAAGGCCCGTGCCCGTCAGCGCAGGCTCGCTGCCCGGGAACGTCACGATCCTGCGGCCCGGGCGGCGTTCCTCGAGCAGTTGCGGGCCCGCCCGGCGTGACCGGCGCCCGGACAGTCCAGCTGGTATTCGACTCGAGCGCGATCACGTCGTGGCTTCGCGGCTCGCTGGCGGTCGGCGAGACTCTCGCTGAGATCGACGACGAGCACGGGGCGGTCCTGATCCCGCTGTGGTGCCTGGTCGAGGCCGGGCACGCCACGGGCATGCTGGACCGGGACCGCCTGGACCTGCTGTTGGCGCACCCGGCGACCGCTTTGATCGTCGATGACGGCGGCGACTGGGATGCGCTGGTGGCGTTGCAGCAGTTGACGGGCCGCCCGGACTGCGCGTCGGCGGCGATGATGGCGATTCACATGGATGTGGACGTGATGACCTGCCACCCGGACCGGTACGCGGACGTCGACGGCGGCCGGCGCACTCTGGAAGTCATCGACGAATAGCCGATCGACGGCGCCAGTTGGACGAACGTCCCACGCCTCGATGTGTCGCTACCTGGTTGGGCCCGGTGCGGCCGGGCGTCTTGGATTTCAAGAATCACCTACTGGTGCGCAATGATGGATTCGTGCCTCAAGGACACAAAAAGCATCGCCTCTCCAATGTTGATCCAGAACTGCTTTTGGCGGATTGCGCAGAATGCGGACCTGGCACGAAGATTCGTCGACGCCCTGCATCAGATAGGGGCGGATGGCGCTGCCAGCCTGGGTCTGCTGAGCGGCGACCGCGGGTACGCAAGAGAGACAGAACTCTGGATCGGCTGAAGAAGTATGACCTTACTGTCGAACAGTTAAGAGCCCTGGTGGAGGCCCAAGGGAATCGTTGCGCAATTTGCCTACGCCCTCCCGTCGGGGAGAACCTCGATATTGATCATTGCCACAAGACCGGCAAGGTCCGCGCTTTATTGTGTCGTCACTGCAATACGGCCCTAGGATTGTTCGCAGAGAATCACGAACGACTCTTGAAGGCTGCCGAGTACCTGCGCAATCATGCCCCCTAGGAGACACTCTGCCCACTGCCGACCTTCGGATGGGTACCAGGGTGCGGGTAGCGGGCGCGGACACCGTCGGATCCTGGTCGACGAAGTAGCCACGACGCAAAAAGGCCCGCACCCCATCGCAGGGTGCGGGCCGTCTCGTGTTCAGCTGTCGAGATGTCCGCCAGCAGCCTCAGCCGCCTGCGGATCCGTTTTCACCGGTTCCCCCGACACGACAGCGTCCCGGACGGTACGGATGGCGTAGGTGACCAGTGAGGGCGCTTCCCGCTGCAATTGGTGGCCGCTGTTGTCGGCGATGATGAGCGGGCAGTTCCAGTCGCGGGCGAGCAGGCGTTGGCTGGTGAGCCACACGTCCTCGACGGCGGGGTGCGGCGGCTGGACGAGCCCGTCCCAGCGCCCGTGGGTGCGGACGACGACTGCCGCGGGCACGGTGGGGGTGGGCGCGGCGAGGATTTCGGCCTGCCCGGCGACCACATCGATCTCGGTGCCGCCGTCGATCTTCTTCTCGGCGCTGGGCATCAGGTGGAACTGCGGGATGGCCCCGTCGACGATGACCAGGCCGGCGACCCGGTCCGGCCAGGTGGCAGCGTAGGCGCGGGCGATGAGCGCGCCGAACGAATGCCCGACAAGGATCGCCGGTTCGCGGACGTCGTGCCAGCGCAGCAACCCGGCGAGCTCCCGGGCGAAGCCGCTGTGCGGGATCGGCGGGTTGGGTGCGGGCCGTGGCGGCGCACTGCCGGTGCCGGGCCGGTCGTAGGTGACCGTGCGCAAGCCGTCGAGGTGCGGGAGCAGCGGCGCCCAGATGTCGGCGCTGGAATCGAGCTGGGAGATGAGGACGATGGGCGGTCCGGATCCGTCGGTGATGTAGGCCGTCACCCGTTCGACACTAAGGTCGAGACCATGGGATCCGACAGCACCGACATCATCCAGGTCAGCACCGCCACCGGCACCGAACAGGGAGCGCTCGAGCTGGCCCGGCTGGCGGTGAAGTCACGCCTGGCTGCGGGCGCCCAGGTGGTAGGGCCGGTGAAGTCGGTGTTCTGGCATGCCGGCGAGTCCGGCGAAGGTGTGGAGTGGCAGCTAATCCTGCGGACCACCGCCGACCGGTACGACGAACTCGAGAAGCTACTGATCGAACATCACCCGTGGACCAACCCGGAGGTGCTGGGCCTGCGAGTGGCAGCCGGGTCAGGCGGCTACCTGGACTGGGTACGGCGCACAGTCCAGGACAGCGAGCATGAGGATTAGCCTCGGGCCTTCTCCAGTACCGCGGCGACCTCCGGCAGGTCCTTGTGGTCCTGCAACTTCATCAGCACGGGGGCGAGTTGCTGTCGTGGGCGCACCGACGCCACTCCTGCCGTCAGATCCAGGATCCGGTCCGCGGTTGCCGCACATTCCTCGATCTCGCCGGCGTCGAAGTATGAGGCGGCCAGCCACGTCGAGTAGAGGGCCTTGTCCCGGGCGTAGGTGTCATCGAACCCGGCGAGGACCGTTTTGAGGACTGGTACCGCGCGCAGGGGCCGTTTCAGTTCGGTCCAGCAACGCCCGGTCATGATCTGAAGTTCGGTGTCGTCGACCCACGCCGACCAGTCCGGGTTCGGCCGGTCGTTGCCCTGGGTGATGACCTCCCGCGCCCGGTCGAGGGCCGCGGCGGTCTCCTTGGCGTTCCCGGCAAGGGCGTGCGCCCACGCCCGGCGCTCGTTGAGCAGAGCCCCGGCCGACCCGACCGCAGTGTCCCCGGCCGCCTCACACGACGCGTCGGCGTTCTTCACCGCGGTCGGCAGGTCGGTGCCGAGCTGCTGGTAGGCGAGGAACGCGTATGCGTTGCCTTCGAGGAGTTTGTCACCGGCTTGGCGGGCGGCGTCCTGGCTCTCCTCATACAGCCGGCGGGCGACGTCCTGGTCCCCGGCGTCGAATGCCGCCCATCCTGCCTGCTGGGCTTGTTCGGCGAGCAGGGAGACGAGGTCGGTGCCGATGCTGTCGGTGTAGATGGCGTCGCGAATGATGCGCCGGGTTGCCTGGTATTCCCGTAGGTAGATGGGGAAGGTGTCGCCGCCGCCGAGGATGTTGTCGAGTTGCCGCAGGGTGGCGGTGCGCTGCCGAAGCAGGCCTAGCCGGGTGGTGTCGACCTTGCGGATGCTGCCGCCGAGGGGCAGGCCGATGGCCAGTCCGGCGCTGATCGCCGCCGTTTTGAAGATGTCTCGTCGCAGCATGGTTCCGTCTCCGTCCCTGGGGTTGTCCGGCGTTCCGCCTGCGGTTCTGGTTTCCCAGAGCCGCGGGGTCAGGCCCAGCATGTGCCCGGGGATGGCGAGGCCGTCAGCGATCGCGGCGATCTTCTCGTAGGAGGCGATCGTCCCGATGCCGCGGGCAAGGCTGCCGACCCGTTCGGGTTTGATCTGGCATGCGGCGGCGATCCGGGAGTAGCTGATGCCGCCCCACTGCCGGGCCAGGGCGAAGACCTGGCCGAAGTCGTGGCGGGCCAGAGCGTCACGCATGTCGCCACGTTTGAGGACGTGGCCGGGTATCGCGGCGCTGCTGTTCGTGCTGTTCACTGGCGATCCTCCGATCGCGGAGCACTCTGAAACGGTAGGACGGAAGCTGCGGCCCCTGTATCCCCACGATGGGTATAGCCATGCGCGGGAAGAACCGGTGGTGCCTGTCGGTGCATTGTGACTTCATCGGCGCAGTCTCCGCTTACCGATGCGCTGCCAACCTCACGGGAAGGTTCCACCGTGACAACTGCGGCTCTAGCGATGATGACAGATCCGGGCGCATCTGTGGCGGCACGTATTGCCCCCGGGCCAGCCTGGTGCAGCAGCCACTACGAGCCTGGCCCGGGCGAGGCTTTCCACCAGCACACCATCGGCCGTTCGTGGGGTGCCGGTGATGAGCGGCTGCGCCTGGGGCTGACCCGGTTCGATCATTCCGGGCGGCCTGGGCAGACACGCGTGGACGTGCAGATTGTTGATGCCGGTGACGACATCACTGCGGCCGTGGCGCTCGGGTCGCAGCAGGCTGAAGGTTTCGCCGGGGCGCTGGTGTACGTACTGGCCACACAGGAAAGGGCCAGCCGTAGCAGGCTGGCCCTTTTCGTGTGGTGTGCCTACGCCGCGTTCAGCGCGTTTCTGGCCGCCAGCAGGATCGTGTGGACGTCTTCGCCGCGAACCGTGTCGACGAGCAGCGAGTCCATCAGCTCGGTGTAGTGCGGCGCCATCTTCGGGGTGAGCGCGAGCTCTCCGGTGGTGGCGTCGACCATGACGGTCTCGTCGTAGACGGTGAACGCGTTCTTCGGCAGGGCGCCGAGTTTGACGCCGAAGGGCAGGACCGCGAACTCGACGCCGGGTAGGCCGACGAGTCCTTGCAGCCGGCTCAGTTGGGCCCGCATGGCGTTCGGGTCGCAGGGCAGGAACCGTAGCGCCGATTCGGCGATGACGATCTCGAAGTATTTGCCTGGCGCGCCGACGGTCAGCCCGTCGGCCTGCCGCATTTCGATGACGGCGTCGGTGTCCGGGTCGCCTGCCAGGCCCTGGCGAGCGTAGTCGGCGGTTTGCAGGAAGTACGGGAGTTCGGCGATGGCAAACGCGCGGATGCGGGTGGCTGCCCGGAACAGTCGGCTGCGGTCGGTCTGGGTGCCTTTCGGCCCGTACTGGGCGCCGGAACGGAGCCGTTTGTCTTCGGTGCGCGTGTCGGCGAGTTCCTGCAACAGCTCGTCAGTCTCGGCCTCGGTGAGGCCCGTCGCGGCGGCCCAGGCGCGGGCGTGTTCGGGTTGCATCCAGCGCTGGCCGAGTTCGTACCGGCTGGCGAGCCCGGGGTCGATGCCGGTGATTTCGGCGAGTTGTTTGGACTGGGTGATGCCGGCGGCTTCGCGGATCTGCCGGAGGTGCCGGCCGAATTGCTGTCGTGGGGTGAGGTTCATCGGCGGGTTCCTCGCGCTGCGGGGACTGCCAGGTCTCGCCACAGGCGCGGTTGAAGCACTGAGTCCTCCTTCGGGATTTCTAGGGATCGTTCGCGATGATCCCACCTTCGGACCGGTTTTGCGTAGTCACATGCCAGTGGATTGTCAACGTTGTACGCAAGGCAGCCCCGGCCGACTGATCGGTCCGGGGCTGTGGTGTGGCGAAACCTGGCACTCTTGAATCTACATTATTTGTCAATCGCTTGACGATTGACATACAGGAGTGCAGGGTGGGGGTAGGCATTCAGCCGCCGTCTCCCGGCCGGGGTCGGCGTGACAGAGACTCCCCTGCCCCGGCCGGAACGACCTCCCGGAGGTTCATCCGTGACCACCAACTGCCCGATCTTCTACTGCCGCCGCGCCCACAACGAGGCCCCCGGCGAGGCCGTCATCCACGAGTCCGAGCAGGTCGAGATCCCCCGCCTCCCCGGCGCCGCCCGGCCCACCGTCGGCGTGCAGATCAGCCAGGCCGACGACGACATGGCCCCGCGCCTGAACGTCGGTGACTACGACTTCGACACCACCAACGCGGCCCGGCTCCTGGAGGAGCTGACTGTCCTCGTCGCCCAGATGCGCGCGGCGCAGGCCGACTACGACCGCGGGCTGGTGACCGCATGACCGTCGCCCTGGCACCGGCCCCGCTCGCCGGGATCCTGTACGTGATGCGGCGTAACCACCCGCACGCCTTCTACCGCCGTCCCGGGCGCCCCGAGGTCCGCCTCTGCGCGGTGTTGTTCTTCGCGCAGGGCCACCACCTGGCCCGGTGCGGTCAGCCCCTGTTCGCCGAGGCGATCGTGCGCACGGCCGGCGGGGTGCACGTCGACCTGCCTGGTACGGACGAGTACGACACCGCCCTGCTGACGGAGGGGCACGCCGGGTCGGCTGGTGACGCCGCCGAACGGTACGGGCGGATGACCGTCACCGACCTGCGCACTGTTCTTCAGTCGTCCGCTCCGTGGCAGCGCACCGCAGTCGGTGACCCGATCGACTTGGACGTGCTGCGGGACTGGTTCCGGCGGGCGGCGGAGACCGACGACCCGGACGACGACCGGCCGAACAGTGCGGAGTGCGCTGCGGCGGACGCGCACTGGGCGGCCCGTCAGGCGGCCCGGCAGGCGCAGTCGTGACGCGCACGCTGGCCGAGCTGAACACGCTGGTCGCCGAGTACGCGGCCGTCGCCTACCCGAACTCCTCGGACATCGACCACATGTCCGAGGACGAGATCCGGCGGAACACCGCAACCATGCACGCATCAGCGACACGGATCGCCGACCTGGTCATCGAGGCCGGGGTGCACCGCGGCGTGGTGCTGCGGTGACCGCCCCCGCCCTGGCTTCGGCGGCGGTGACCGCCGACGATCGGGTCCTGCTGGCCACGTTCGGCCCGGTCTCCCCGGCGTTCCGCTGGGATGCGGTCGAGCGTGCGTTCGTGGCAGCCCGTACCGCCGCCGACGTGGACCCAGACCTGGATGCCCAGCTGCGGCGGCTGCGTGACGCCGGCCTGATCGGCGAGGTGCCGCACCCGGCTTTGACGATCTGGAAGCTGCGGATCACCGACTCCGGCTACGCCGCCCTCTGATCTTTCCTCTCCCCCGCAGGGCCGGGCGGTTCTTTGCCCCCCTTGGGCCGCCCGGCCCGCCCCCTCTCAGTTCGAGGAGAACTCTGATGTCCATCGCTGTTCTGACCCCCACCGACTCCGGCGACGACTTCGACCGCTGGGAGCACGAGCCGCCCGTTGAGCCGACACACCGCAACCGGCCGTCGCGTCGCGTCGTGAAGGACGAGGCGATCCGGCTGTCACTGGACCTGCCCCGGCACCGCACCCACGAGCGGAGGGACTGACCATGGCCGCGTTCACCTACAGCTACGAGGTGGTTTCCCGCGGGCAGGACACGGTCCGCGACACCACCTACGACGCCCCGCAGTCGACGCCGCGAGAGTTCGCGAAGGCGTACGGCGCCAGGCTCGACGTGACCCGGCCGCCGATGCCGCACCCGGTGACCGTCAGGGTGTGGGCGGGCGCGGACATCGACCGGGACCCGGATTACGTGCTCGAGCACACGCTGCGCCGGAACCGGGGCCGCGCGCTGTCGGCGGTGGCGTCGTGACGGCGACCGCAGCCCGTGAGCGTCGTGCGGCCCGCCGGCGCCGGGACCCGTTCGAGGCCGGGCGTATCGACACCGGCCGTGAGGTGTGGCAGGGCGACATCCCGGCCGGTGTGGTCGGCTACCGGCTCGGCACGCGCTGGCAGGTGCAGTGATGGACGCCGTTCCCGAGCTGACGTTCCGGTCCGGGTGGCCGGACGACGAGCATGCGTTCTGTCCGTGCGGCTCCCCCGTGCCGATGTCGTTCAACGCGGCCACCGGGCGCCTGGAATGCGACGACTGCCTGACCGCGGCCGTCGACGCTGCGGCGATCGTGGCGGAGGTGGCGTCGTGACACGGCCTAACGATCCGATGATGCGCGCCCGCTACCGGGAGATGACCGACCCGCATGACGGCAACGAGGGCTCTGGCCAGCCGTCGATCCGGGTCATCTCGTACCTGGGTGACTACGACGACTATTTCGACATCCGCCTGCTTGGTCCGTTCGAGACGGTTGTTGGCCGGGATGCGGAGATCGCCCGCCTGGCTGGTCTGTTTGGCATGCACGGGCGCCTCGAGTTCGTGGCGTGTTCCCTGTCGCTGGCCGAGGCCGGGCTGTCCCGCTATCACGCGGAGCCGTCCGACGTGGCCGGGGCTACGCATTTCGGGGAGTTCATGGCCGGGTTCGGCCATGACGACGAATGGTTGGACGACGAGGACGACGAGGATCCGCCTACCGGTGTGTCGGTGCCGTATGACGGTGGCCCGCAGGCCGAGCTGGAGGATTTCGGCGGCCTGGCGAAGCTGCTGGAGGGGCTGTCGTGACGGGCCTGGCCGAGAACGAGGCGTGCCCGTCGTGCGGCGACCGTGAGGTGACGGTCCGGGACGGCCGGATGGTGTGCCGCAGCTGCGGCTACCCGCCTCCGCCTCAGTCGTCGGTGGTGGCCCGGTGACCGCGGCCGAGCAGCTCGAGCAGCTGCGCATCGCGTACCGGACGGTCCGTGCCGCCTCCGATGGGGGGTCGCCGATCGAGGCGATGCGCCTGGACGGCCAGCGTCAGCGGATCGCCCTGGAGTTGGCGGACCTTGTCGCCGCCGACGACTTCGCCCTTTTTGAGCTTGCCAGTGTGTGACCGCCCGTTCTGGGTCTCAGCGCTACTCCCCTGCCGCTGAGGCCCGTGACGGCCGGTCAGACCGTCTGACCGCCGACGAAGGAGAATAGTGAACGTCAAGGACGATCAGCGTGTGCACCCGGTCGGCGACGGCTACCGGGTGGAACGCGACGACGACACCACCCTGATGGTGATGCCCACCGGTGACGGCTGGGCCGCCTACTTCGGGCACGCCACCATCGAGGACCCGCGGCCCGTGTCGGGCCTGGCGGGAAGCTTCTCCAGCACGCCCGAGGGTGCGCTGGAGTGGGCGCTGCGGACGGAGCACGGGTCGTGACCGACCACACGATCACGCTACCCAGGGATCACTACGAGCGGCTGCTCGCCGGCCAGCACACGTGGTGGGACGACGACACGAGCCGGGAGTGGCTGCTGCTGCCCGACGGCGCCGACCCGGGTGAGGTGTACGACGGCGCCCAGACGGTGACGCTGGCCCCGGAGCATGTCAAGGAGATCGCCGAGCCCGGCGGGATGCTGGCATTCAACTTCCCGGCGCGGGGCAACGTGCTGATCCGGTTGGAGGGCGACCGATGACGGGCACCCGCAGCTACACGGTGACCGTGTATGAGAACGGCGTGGCGCAGGGCCAGGGCGAACCGATCATCGCGGTCGATGACGTTGACGCCGAACGCCAGGCCGCGCAACTCGCCGTGTACGCCTCCCCGAGGCAGTCATTCGCCGTGCATACCGCCACCGGGACACTGCTGGGCACGTTCCGTAAGGGCCACTGGAGGGGACTGTGAGCAAGCGAACCCTGACTTTGACCGTCGAGCAGTTCCGTCAGGTCGCCGCCGACAACGCGGTCGTAGTGGCGGATTCCGACGGCCGGACAGTGGCGGTGTTCCGCATCTTCACGACCCTGCTCGTGATGCCGCAGACAGACCGCCGTCTGGCCCTGTCGGATCGGGAGATCGAGGAGATTGGCCGTGGCGAGTCGTGGATCGTCGAGGACCGCCAGGACCGCGCGTACGGCTGGACTGTGAGCGTGGCGGCGTGACGACTCTGTTCGAGTTTGCCCCGGATGACGGCCCGGTTCAGACGATCGAGACGTGGGATCCGGTTGCTGATGTGCAGGCCCGTGCCGAGCAGCGTGCCCCGGTTGATGGGGTGCTGGTGTTGATGTCCCGGGTTCATGGCAGCACGAAAACGCCCACAAACGGTGTGTTCCGTGCACGCCGAATCTCGAACGTGCGGGAGGCGTCGTGAGCGTCGACTACACGGGCGGCGTTGTGGGCCGTGATCCGGTCGCGCAGACGGTCGTGCAGGCGATGGCTGCCCGTTACCCGTCCTCGACGGACCAGGAGATCGCGGACCGGATCAACCGGCAGTACGAGGAGCCGGTCATCGACGCCGCTGAGGTGGCGCACTGGCGGCAGGAGGTGCCGGAGTGAGCGCGTACAACCGTGATCTACGGGTGGAGAAGATCAACCAGAGCTTTCTCGTCGGCCGGAAGTGGTGGGTCACCGAGACGGGCCAGCAGTGGGATGCGTGGCCGTGGCCTGCGTGTGACAACGCGTCTTTCGATGACCAGTCGTACATGGTCGAGCACCTGAGGGGTCGGGGCACGTTCACCGCCGACGAGAAGATCCGCGAGCTGATCGGAGAGCCGCAGTGAGCGCCTACGCAAACGATCCGCGGGTGGCTGTCGTCGGTGACCAGTGGGAGATCGACGGCGCCGACAGCAATAGCGGTAGCCCGGTGAGCGGGGCGGTCATCCCGTCCGGCACCGGGTTCAAGGCTTGGTTCGACGGTGCGGCCGGTTCACCGCAGATGGTGTGGCCGACCGCCGATGCTGCGATTCGGTCGATGATCGGGGACCCGCAATGATGCGGGCCGCGGACCAGTTGACCGCCGAGCAGCGGCGCGTGTACGACGAGGCGATCGCCCGGTTCGGCCGGGACGGCACGCCTGCCTCGGACACGATCCTCACGGCGGGGCTTTCGCCGGCCGGCCAGGCGGCGGTTGCGGATGCGATCACCCCCGGCATGGGGCGGGAGTATCTGCCGTGATCGTCCGGGATTTGATTGCCGAGGTGCGCCGCCATTTCGCGACGACCAGCGATGTGTGGCAGGCCGCCGAGCGGTGGGGCGAGTTGCAGGACGCCTACTACGACCTGCCGTGCCACTCCCCGGAGCGGCGCCGTGTTGGCGAGCAGATCGCCGCGTGCGTGGACGACATCGCGTACGGCATCGAATCGTCCCGGCTGGCCGCGACGGTCGGGTTCATTGGCGACCCGGCCGGGTTGCGTCGCGACTGTTCGGGCTGGCGTAACGGCGACGACATGTCCGGCGAGGAGCCGTGCGAGCACGAGGAGGCACCACTATGACGGCCGCCGGCATGGCAATGTGCGGCAACCCGGGCTGCCCGGAGGTGGCGACGGCGGACGCCGAATACCGGGTCGGGGCAGGCGGGGTCCTGTCGCGGCTGGCGTGTGATCACCGGGAGTGTGTGCGCTGGGCGATGGCCGAGCTGCGCGCTGATTTCCCGGCCAGCCGGATCACCCGCGTGGACCTGCATGAGGGCGTGGACCCGTACGCGGACAGTCCACGGAGTTACTGACAGACAAAGCCGGGCGGGCTCGTGGCCGTAGGAAGCCGAGCCCGCCCGTGTCGCAATCCGATGCTTTCCGAGAAAGGAGAACGACATGGACGAGGGTAACCACCGCGCGCTCGACCTGGGGCAGGTGCGGGACAACGCGATACGCGAATCGTGGCCGCTCGACGACCCGCGAGCCAACTATCCGCTGGCCGAGAACCGTCGGGGCGCGCAGGAGCAGGGCCGGAGGGACGCCGATGAGCGCGGGTGACCGGTACGGCCGTCAGCCGGCACAGCGCCTGGACCCGGCGGCCCGGTCGGTGTGGGCGCAGTTGCTCGCGGCGTCGCGGGTGCAGCGCGACAGGCGGTCCCGCTGATGGCTCACCTGTACGCGGATGTGCTGTTGGTGGTACACCACGACGACACGCGGACCGCGTACGAGCAGGTGTCGTACTGCCCGTGGCGCGGCGGGGTGACCGTCTACCAGGACGGTGAGGAGATCATCCACGATGATGTGCTGGACGTGCGGGTCATCAACATGGCCGCCGTCTGATGCAGACCTTCAGGGCGTCTCGCCGGTTTCCGCCGGCGGGGCGCCCTTCTTCTTGCCGCCGGTCACGCCTTTGGCGATCTGTTGGGCGCGGTTGCGGTGCTGCCCGATGGCTTGGCCGACTTCTTCCCAGCTCATGCCGTCTTCGTCGTGCATGGACTTCACGACGCCTTGGCGAAGGGTCTTTAGGTGGGCGACGAACCCGGGCATTGCGTTGAGCAGCTCGCCGAGGGCTATGGCCTGTTCGGCTTTGGTGGGTTTGGCAAGTGCTGCGTCTCGTTCGGCTGCCGGGTTGTCCACGATCTCACTGTAGTGGGCGGGGTTTCTTGCGTCGCTCGCTCGGTGTATTGAGCCTGTAGTGCCCGGCCACTACACTCAGGGCATGCCCCGAGATCTCGAACCGCTGGACGTTGTCGACGGCGACCTGATCGACGAATACGGGCCCTGCGAATCGGCCGGCTACCCCCACTGCCCGGGCGGCCCCGCACCACTGGTTCCCGACCCGTACGACGGGGACGTGAACAACACCCACCGCCTGACTTACCTGCACGACGAGTGCGCGCACGAACGCGCCATGGACATCTGAGGAGTCCTGATGACCGCCACCCTGACCGCCCGCGACATCCTGCTCGACGTCCACGACGCCGCCCTCCTCGGCAAGGCCAGCGGCCTGGCTGTCGCCTCGATCGCGGCCATGACCGGCCTCCCGGACGACGTGGTCGAGCAGGTCCTGGACGACGCCAACCGGCTCGGCATGGTCTACCTGAACCGTGCTACCGGCCGGTGGGTCGCCTACGACGTGTGCCTCACGTGCGGCGACGACCGTAACGCCCACCCGGACACCGGGCTGTGCACCGTTCCGGCCGGGGCCCGACTGCCCGGGTTCCCGCTGTGAGCCTCAGCCGCCCGGCACCGGGTGCTGAGGTTCGTCACGCGGCGGCCCGGGTGATCGCCCCGATCGTAGGCGGCCTGGCGCGCTGCACACCCGCGGAACGGGCGGCGGACATCGCCGAGTCGCTGTTCTGGTCGGGGTTCCTGCGTGGCGGCCGTGACCTGCCGGACGTCGAGCAGCGGGTCGTGGACGACCTGTCTTGCCGCATGAGCCTTACGACGGCCGAGGTGACAGCTGCCGCCCTGTCTCGCGCCGGACTGTTGACCGATTCTTCCGAGGAGAACTGACATGACTGATCTTTCCGCTGATCTGCACATCGCCCTGGCCGCCTACATGGCCCACCTGCACGCCGACGCCGACGTTGGTGAGCAGCGGGAGATGAAGCGGCTCGGCCTGACACCGGGTGAGCGTGAGCAGCAACTGTGGGTGCGGGTTGCTGAGGCCCGCAACGCCCGCCTGGAGGAGACCCGATGACCGAACACATTCACACCACGGCCCCCGCCGACAACGGCACCTACCACTACTGGGAGGTCCGCGACGAGACCGGCGGGGCGTCGGTGTCGCTGCTGCATTCCCGCAGTGAGGGGTTCTTCTCCCTCGCCGCTGACAACGGGCGCCTCGCCCAGTGGCTCAGCACGACCGAGTCCGGGCACTGGGTGTTCAACGTGGTGGGCATTCACCGCCAGGGCAGCGGCTGGGGTTGTTCGGTCCACGGTGACAGCTGCGATGAGGACGCCCTCGGTGACACGTTGGCTCTCCCGTTGTGGGCGCGGCTGCGTGAGGCGGGCGTGACCGACGCGGGTGTGTTCGCCGAGTTGGAGCAGCTGCATCAGCTGGTGTTCGGCGAGGTGGCGGCGTGACCGTGGATGCGGGCGTGTGGGCGGGTTTCGACCCGCGGCAGCATGCCTGCGACATCCTCGCCGTCCTCGACCCGCAGTGGCGGGCGTCGGCGGTGTTCGACGAGCGCGGGCTGATCGTGGTGCGGGCCCGTGTTGGCAGGGGTCGTGTCGACCTGGTGTTGCCCCGCCCTGAGGACGGCGAGCCGGGTTATGAGGTGCTGCGGGACGGCTGGTGGCTGTGTTCCTGGGAGTGCCCGGTTCCGCTGCGTGCTGCGGCGGTGGCCGCGATGTTCACCGACAAGTTGGAGGAGATCCGATGAGCAGTGTGATCAATGATGTGGCCGGGCTGATCCGTGAGGTCGACGGCGCCAACCGGATGACGGCAACTGGTCTCGGTGCGGTGCTGGCGGAGCGGCTGGTCGTGTTCTACGGCGCCGCCGAGCTGAACGTTTCGGACGTGGTCGAGTTCGTGGTGCGTACGAACCCGGACAAGCAGCTGGGTGCCGGCGTGCTGGCGGAGCTGATCGTCGCCGAGTTCGGCCTGGACGCGGAGGTCGTCCGGTGAGCGACCTCCATATCCCTGAGTACAGCCCGCACCGGTGCACGCCCACTGCCGACGCCTACGCCGCGGCAGTGCGGGCGTTGGAGAAGCACCGCAGCCGGAGCAGCCGGGCCGGTGACGTGCTCAATGCGTGGCAGACCTGGCGTGAGCAGCAGGACGACGGCGATCCCGGTGCCGCCTTCTACGACGAAATCCTGACCGCCCTGACCGAGGAGAACTGACCATGAACCTTCGTCCCCCGACCGACGGCCGCTGGGCCATGCCGCCCCGCCCCTTCTCCGTCGGTGACACCACCCCGCTCGATACCGACTCGAACCCGTGGACGGTCAAGGCGGTCACCCCGAACTTCGCCGCCCTCACCCGCCCGGTCACCGGCGCCGACCGTCAGGCCCACCTCGATGAGCAGTGGGAGGACGAGCACCCGGACGAGCTGGAAGGTGACGTCTTCTACACGGTCCTCGACTGGCGTAACGGGCTGCGCGGCCCGTGCAACCTGATCGGCTGGGGGTACGGCGACGGCACCTACTCGGAGGCCGACTGCGCATCCATGCTGGCCGACTTCGAGGCCGGGGACCTGGAGATCTCGTATCGGAACTGGCAGCGGATCCGGTTCGCCGACGAGGCGGCTACCCGATGAAGCCGTTCCGCATTTCCACCATCAGCCTCGACGACGACCACGAGGTCAGCGGTATCACCGCAGTGCTCGACGCCCCGTTCCTGCCCGCGCTGAATCGGGCCGTGGGTGTCGACGAGACCAGCCGCGTCTTGGTGGTCCGGTCGGATCGTGGCGACACCGAACTGCACGTCGGCCTGGACGTCGTCCAGCTGATGGCGCTGTTCCGTACGGCGGGCGGCTGGACGGGGCAGACCTGTGAGATTCCCGGCGCCTATGACGCCCTGGCCCTGGTCGTTTACGGCCTGATGGAGGACTGACCGATGACTGTCACCGACCTGCCCGCCACCACGGCCGGCGAGGCCACCCCGGAGTCGGAGCGTCTGGCCCGGGTCGTCGCCGACTTGGCTGCCGTGGAGGAGCGCATGGCGGACCCGCAAGGCTGGGGGCAGCTCCTTGAGGATGAGCGGTCGCGGCTGATGTCGCAGCGGGCCGAACTGCTGCGGGCAGGCGCCCGGCTCACGGCAACCGTGCTGGAGGCGTGATGGGCTACTTCTTGGTGTCGTACACAGTCATCGACAGCCGTGACGGTTCTGCTATGGGCGCCGGCGCCATTGATTGGACCATGAGCCCGCCTACCTCAATAAACGACGTTTCTCAGCTGTCGGACCAGATCACCGAATCGCAGCAGCAGCGGAACCGTCTGCCGCGGAATCAGTGGGTGTCGGTGACCGGCTGGTCGGAGATGAGGTTGTGACCGTGTCGTCTTCCCCGTGGTCCGTGTTCGTGGCGGCAGCGGTCGAGCACACGGAGCTGCTGTTGGCCGAGGCGCCGCGTGACCTCGAGGCCGAGGACCAGCTGTGGGTGGCGATGGTCTGTGCCCGCAACGACGCGCTCGCCCAGCTTGAGAAGGAGAACGCATCATGAGCGACAACCTCCGACGAGAAGAACAGCTCATCGAGCAGCTCGCGATCGCGGACATGTTCAAGCCGGTCCGTTGCACCTGCGGCGGGATTTACGACCTCGGCACGGTAGAAGTGACCGGCCGGTACACGGATTGTTCGGTGTGGCGTGCCCCGTGCTGCGGGCGGACCGCCGACGATCGTGGTGAGACGGGTTGGAAGTCGACCCAGGACTACACGGTGCTCGGCAAGGCAAATCCGGGCGGCTTCCGCACGGATGGCGAACGGTGGTGGCCGTGACCGGCCTGAATCTGTACACGGTCTGGAACGCCTCCCTGCCCGCCCCGATCGCTTTGCCGTCCCCGCAGACCCGCCTGTGGGTTGTCGCGGCGAGCAAGGGCGATGCGGGGCGGGCGATGAAGGAGCTTGGCATCTGGTTCGACCCGCGGACGTTCGGCGGCCCGGTGCCGGGCGGCCCGGTCATGGCGGAGATGCGTGTGGCCCGCATGATGGGCGCGCCGGCCGTGTACGCGTACCCGATGCCGTGGCGTGACGGGGACCGGCCGGTGCGGGTGGTGTCGTCCTCGAGGACGGTGCCGGTGGATGTGGAGATGGGTGTGCTGCTGGCCCACTACGGCGGGTCGCCGTGGTGAGGGTGTGGCGGTTGTTGGGCCGGGCTTTGGTGCCTGCGCTGACCTTGTCTGGCCTGGTTGCGGTGATGGTTGTCGTGGCCGTCGGTTTGCTCGTTGCGTGTGGGGTGGCCGAGGTCCGGGTGGGTGTGCGATGACCCGCTCGTGGCGCATGTTCGCCGGCCGCAACCGCATGGAGAGCCGCCCGTTCCACCGGTTCGGCGACGAACGCACGGTCCGGTTCTGCGGCATAGAACCGGTGGCCGTGGAGCTGGTCGAGGATGCGGACGGCGTTTACTACGGCTGGCTCCGGACGGACGGCACGGCCCCGGTGATGGTGCAGGGCACTCGGGGCATGTTCGAGATGCAGTCGCCGGACGGGTTCGCCGGTGACATCGAGGCGGGTCGTGGCGAGATCGTGCGCCTGTCGTGCCGGGCCGTCGAGGCGGAGTCATGACCGTCCCGCAGCCGTCGTTTTTCGTCGACTATCCGTGCGACCGGCATTGTCAGGTTGAGGTGGATGTGGCTGACGCCCACCTGCGGTACACGCTGGGTCAGATGCTGCGGGCCGCGGAGGTGCAGCACCGGAAGTTGCATGAGCCGTCTGCGGAGCCGACACCGGTGCATGATCGGGTGCGGGCCGAGTTCCGGGCCGGGTTCTAATGGTTCCCCACCCCGTCCATGATCGTTCCGGTAGGGTGCAGGCCGTGAACCTCACCGATGCCCTCGACCTCCTCGAACGGCTGCTCAACGCCGCCGGGCACCCCGACATCGCATCGGTGAAGCGGTACGGCCAGGGCACCGAGCAGTCCCCCGCGGGCATCGACCTGGCCGACCAGCGTGGCGCCCACATGTACCTGTTCGGTGAGCAGCGCAAAGGCGAGATCCCGATCGACGTGCCCACCGTCCTACCGACGCCGAAGTACGGGTCGCAGCGGGTCGCGGTCCTCGCCGCGCAGCTGCTGGACGCGGCACGGCCGGACGCCCTGCGAGAATGGCGGCTGGTCGCGTTCGGTGACCTCGGCCCGACCGACGCCCGCGGTGTCGCACCGGCCGGCATATCGATGCTCGCCGCGGACGGCTCCCGGATTCTGCTGCGGTCGGCGATGGGCGCGTCGAAGGACACCACCGCCCCAGACAGCGAGCCGTCGCCGGGTTGGACGCCACCGGCCGACCTCGCCTGATCTGCAGAGCCCCGCTTGCCTTCCACGGCGGGCGGGGCTTCCTGCTGTTCCGGCTCAGTCGCCTCCGCAGCCTTCTCCGTCCCCGTCGCGGTCCAGGTGACGCGCGTATCCCGGATCGCCGCGGCGGATTGGAGCGGCGCCCGCAGCCCGGACTGCGGCACAGTTCTCGTAGTAGACGCTGTCGGGTTCGTCGTCGTCCGGCTCGTCGTCGGTGTTGCGGGTCTTCTTTGGCTTGCTGGTGGTTTCTTCCGGTTCGGGTTCCGGGCTGTCCTCAAGGTTGGCGGCGGCTTCTGCGGCGGCCGAGGCCGACGCTTCGGCCCGCTGCTGCTCGGCATCCCACGCAGTCTGGGTGCGGGTAGTCGCCGGGGCGGGCGTCTTGTCGTCGTCGCCGAAGACCGTGTTGGTGATGCCGCCGCAGCACAACACAAGGACAGCGATGGCGATCCAGGCTGGTGGGCTCTTTTGTTTGCTGGCCATCGAGCCACTCTGGACATAGCCGTAACGTGCGTCGATCCCCCGGCCGGATGGCTACTCCCCCGGATCGGGCCGTCGTTGCTGGCCGGTCAGCTCGCGAAGCGGCCTTCTTATGTCGCGACCCAGCTGACAGTGACGGCCCTGGCAAGGGCGCGCTGAGTCTCGGTACCGGTGGCGATCGTTTCTGGACATGAAGCCCGCTCGCGGTGACATGATGTTGCCGTGGCAACCGATTGGTGGATCCCTGTCCTTTCTGGCGGCATCGGTGTAGCCGGCGGCCTCGCAGGCGGCTGGATGACGCACCTGTTCACCTCCCGGCGTGACCGGGAACAGTGGGAACGGCAGAAAGAACGACAGAATGCCGAGTGGGCGCGTCAGCGTCAGGACAAACTGGCTGACGTTCGCGCTCAGGTCTATTTGGACCTGATGGAATTCTCCCAAAACCTCACTCTCATTCTTGACATCGACCTCGATAGTGAAGAACGGGATGCCCTCCCTGATCAGATGTCGGACCTGCTGCACCCGGCGAGACTCTCGGCGCGGATCAGGCTCTACCTCGATGAGGATGTTCTGGCTGCCTGGTGGCGAGTCGCAAACTCCTATGCCTCGGTCCGTGAGGCAGCGAAGGATATTGACTCGCTCGAGGCGATGCCACGCGACGTGATAAAGCGTGCGAGTGAGGCTGTTGAGGTACTCCAGAGTCTTCTTCGGTCTCGGGTTCACGAGCCGAGTTAGCCCACAGGATGAAGCCGCCGCGAGCGTGTGCTCTGCGGCGGCTTTCGCAAGCTTGAAAGTCTTTTGCAACAGTCTGTTGCAGCTGTGTCAGCGCTGGGTGTAGTTGCCTTCCGAGTCGCGTTCGGGGTCAACGGTGATGACGTGCTTGACTGCGGGCGCCGGGCCGGTTTCGCAGTTGACGGGGTCGTGGTTGCCGATGCCGTACTGGTCGCAGCAGCGGTCCGGGTTGTCGTCCTGGTCGTTGCGGTCGGCGCCGATGTAGGTGTAGGTCATGGTGTCTCCTCGGGTTGGGCCGGGCAGCCACGCCACCCGGCCAGGACGGTCAGCGGTGCACGGCGGGGAAGTTGGCCCCGAACCAGATGGCCAGTTCGTCCCAGATGATCTGGTCGTTGTGTCCGGAGTTTTCCCACAGTTCGCGCAGCTTGTTGCCGGCGCTGAAGGACCCGTCGCAGTAGGCGTCGCCGTCGACGTACTCGCAGTTGTGCGGGTGTGGGGGCAGGTTTCCGTGCGGGGAGGCGGAGTGGATGCCGATGCTGCGGTTGGCGGGGACGAACGTGACGACCTGTCCGGGCTGGACGAGGAGGAACGTGCCGGTGGCCTGGTCGTGAACTTGGGTGGGCATCGTGGTCTCCTAGCGGCGGTTGTCGCGGATTTGGTAGATGCGTGACCGGTTGCGGCCGATGTCTTGGGCGATGTCTTCGGCGGCCACGTTTTGGCTGAGTGCTTCACGGATGAGCTGGTCGCGGCGGGCGACGGCTTGGTCGTGGAGGTCGGCGTGGTGGTTGGCTTCGAGTTCGGCGGCTTTGATGGCGGCGCGGATCTCGTCGTTCGTCATGGCTAAGTGTGTAGCGCGCTACACGCCACGTCTAGCGCGCTACACAACTTTCACTCCATGGTGCACAACACCAAGTCAGCGTGTCCGCGCATAGTCAGGTGTGCAGCCCGGCTCATCCGCCCGATGCCACACCCCCGGCTCACCCTGCGCATCACGCAGGGCCGCATCCGCAACGGCTTCGGCATAGGTGAGGTGCTCGGCGACCACGTCCATGTCGGCTGGGCCGACACGCACCACCGGATACTTGTACCGGTTCACGGCTCGATCCCGATCTCGATCGCCCGGGCCGCCGCCACCGCGTAGGTAACGGCGTCGGTGTCGAATCCGTGCACGGTGCGCAGGATGTGCGCGGTGGCGACCCGGCTGCCCGTATCGAGGTGGACCAGCATGGCGGTGGCCAGGCGGTTCCGGTCGTAGACCTTCCACTGTCCGCCGGCGTCGAGCTGGATCTTCCCGGTCACGCCGCCACCTCCTTCAGCTTGTCACGGGTGGCCTGGTTCGGGTCGGCTGCGTGCGGGGTTCCGCCGGGTCGGCCGATGTGCCGCCAGGACACACCGCCGAGGTATTCGATCCGTCCGGGGCAGCGTGCGCAGCGCCCTTCGAGACGTACGGCCGGGGCGGTCACGGCGCATCCTCCGGCCGGCTGCCGCAGGCGACGATCGCGGCGGCGACGGTGAGGGTTCCGGAGATGGCGCAGGCGACCGCGGTCAGTTCGGAGCCGAAGATGACGCCCAGGCCGAACGCGCAGGCGAGGATGCCGAGGAGGTAGGCGGCCATCAGTAGCCGTCCTCGCAGAGGAACACGACGGTGATCAGGGCCTCGGCGGTGTCGAACGGGCCCTCAACCTTCTTGCCGATCTCGGTGTACCACTTTGCCGGGTCGGTGCCGGGGTCGGTCGGGTTGCCGCGGAACACGTCGTACCGTTCGCCGTCAACGGTGACCCGGTATTCGCCGGAGGTGCGGATCCGGTCGACGACGACGGTGGCGCCGCCTACCTGGTGGGTGCCGAGGATGCTGGTGGAGGTCACGGCAGAACCTCCACCAGCACCGGGCGGACGAAGACCCCTCCACGCGGGTCGTGGCCGTGGGCGCGGTGACTGCGGCGTGTGGCGTCGGCTACTTCGGTGTCGGTCATGGACTCGTTCCACACGTACACCCAGCCGAGCGGGTGCTCGGCGGCGGGTGTGGTGACCCGGTACCGGGTGGTGCTGTCGAAACCGAGGAACCGGGCGTCCTTCGGCAGGCTGGTGATGGGCTGTTTCATGGTGCTCCGATCGGGTGTTGGGGTGGGCGGGCCGCGCGTCGGGGGGATGCGCCGGCCCGCCCGGAGGAAAGTCAGTGGCTGGTGACGTCCACGTAGAACGGCTCGCCCCGCCACGACAGGCGGGCACCGGCGGTCACACCGGGGGTGCACGGGCAGGCCTGGCATCCGGCGTTCCGGTCGAACACGGCGCCCTCAACGGCGGCATCCACGTCCCCGGTGACGTCCGAGGCGAGGAACACGAGGGTCTCCTGCGCGATGGCGGTCTTCACGCGTCCGATTGCCGCGTTGTACTGGTCGTACAGGTCGTCGATGGCGGGCAGGAGGCCGCGTCGCAAGTTCCGGTTGTTGCCGAGTGCCCGTTCGCGGGCGCCGAGGTCGGCGAGTTCGGGGTCGCGGCCCTCGGCGACGTCCTGGTCGACGAAGACGCGCGGCGCCGGGCCGGGCATTGCTCCGCGGGAGGGGTGGATGGTGATGCGGTAGTGGGGGGTGGTGACGGTCAGGGTGTTGGTCATCGGGGCTCCCGGATGTGGATGCGGTCGTGGGGTGCGGTCAGGTCGAGCCAGGCGTGGCCGCCGCCGGCCAGGCCGATGCAGATGCCGCCGCGCTCGGCAGTCATCGCGGGCCACAGGGGCCGGGCGGGCAGCCAGGCGAGTGTTCGCCAGTCGGTGAGGTCGCGGTCGGCGAACGAGGCGGGCTCGGTGATGTGCAATTCGGCGCCGACCACGAGCCGGTCGAGGACGGTCACAGCAGGTCCCCTCCGTCAAGCCACGCCACGTCGTCCAGGTCGTCGGCGGCGAGCGCCCCGAAAACCTGCGACCCGGGAACGTCCTGCTTGAGCGGGGCCTCCTGGACCACGTAGACGGGCCCGTGGGGTTTCTGCGCCCAGCCCTCGGTGACGTGCCGGCCGAGGCTGTCGACGCCGGTGAACCGGATGACGGGTGCGGTCCAGCCCTGCGATGAGGTGAAGGTTCCCCAGCTCGGGTAGTCGACGGTGAGGGTGAGCTTGGTGCCCCAGGGGACGGTGATGGTGTCGCCGGTGCGGACCTGGTCGGCAGTGGTCTTGCGGGTGGTCATGCCGCCACCGCCGTACTGTGGCCGATCGCGTTCCAGCCGCGCCCGTTGAGCTGGACGGAGGCGATGATGCGGGTGCCGGGCCGGTAGACGATGGAGTTGCGGTCGGCGCAGCCGCGCTGCACGATCCCGTCGAGGAGCAGCCACGACTGGCCGTCGCCGCAGGTGACGACCCCGCCGCGGTGCTGGCGCATCCGGTCGAGCATCGCCGGAGTGGGCGGCTTGCGGTGCACGTTGGTGCGGGTGGGCCGGGCCGGTCGCAACGATTGCCGGTACGAGTTCCACGTCTCGGTGGGCCGGTCGGCGGCAATCGCGGCCTGCTCGGCGGCGGTCTGCGCGGCCCACTCGGCGGGGATCGTGTCCATGGTGGCGTTGATGTCGGCGGCCAACTGCTTCTCCGCCTGGTCGACGATCGCGGCTGCGGAGGTGAACGCGCCAGCCCGCTGCTCGATCAGCCACAACCGTGCCCCACCCTCGACCTGCTCGGTGAGGAACGCGAGGTAGGCGTCGGCCTCGGCGCGGGTGGGGAAGTCCCGGTCCAGGGTGGTGTCCCACGGGACGACGGCCAGGACGGTGATGCCGTCGTGGTGGGTGTCGATGCGCAGGTGCAGGACCCGGCGTCCGTCGGGGGCGTGCACGTCCCGGTATTCGGGCTGCACGGGCACGGCGGCCGGAGCGGGCGGGGCGATGAGGTTGGCGCGGCCGACGGCGGTCAGCCCGTGGTCGGTGATGACGCCCAGGTCAGACACCCAGCCCGCGACGGTCATGCGGCGGAGCACGTCGGCGCGGGCGGTGACGGTTCCGCCGTTCCGTCCGAACGTGGCGACCAGGTCCGCGGCGGCGGTGAGTGCGCGGTGCTGGGCGGGGGTGGGCGTGCTCGTGGTGCTGTTCAAGTCGGGGTACCTCCCGATCGGGGTCCGTGCGGTGCGCCAACACCGTTCGGACCGGCTTGCTATGCCAATGACATTAGGCCCACTTGACTTGCCTGTCAAGCGTCATTGGCCTAGCATTCTTGGCATCAGCCCAATAGCATGGGCCAAGACCACTAGCCGATGATGTGGAGGTGACCAACTTGCATGACGTGATCGACGCCTGGACCGCCCGCACCGCCGCCGAACAGGCGTTCAACGAAGCCAAAGAGCGCTACCGCGAAACCGTCCGGGCCGCACTGTCCGACGGCGTCGCCCAGACCGCCATCGCCGACGCACTCTCCCGCACCCGCGAATCCATCCGACAGGACGCGATGACCGACGAGGAGCTAGCGGCATTCAAGGCCGCCCAGGCAGAGCGCCGACGCGCGAAACGAAAGTCCGCAGGCTGAGCCGACCGGCCAGCCACATAGAGCGGGCCCGGCAGGAATTGGCGTTCCTGTGCCCCGGGCCCTTGACGGAGAGGTACCTCCGCCCGTGCAACACGGTAATGCAGTGCTGTCCTCAATCAGGTGCGCAGCCGGAAAGATCACTTCTGGCGGCTGCCCATGACCCTGGAACTGGTGCCCGCTGGGGACTCGAAGGTCAGCACCGAACGGATCGAGCAGGTCGTCATCGGCGCGCTCATGGTCAGCCCGGACGCCGTGGCCGAAGTACTGCCGATCCTCCAGGCATCCGACTTCTACAAGGTCGCACACGGGGTCATCTACTCCACGATCGCCGCGAACGCCGCGATCAACGAACCCACCGATCCCCTCGCCGTCGCCATCACCCTCGACAAGATCGGCGACTTGCAGCGCGTCGGCGGCGTGCCCTACCTCCACACCTGCCAAGCGGCGGTACCGACCGTAGCCAGCGCAACGTGGTACGCCCGGCAGGTCAAGGAACGCGCGTTCGCCCGCCGCACCGAACAGAGCGCCGCCCTGGTCGCCGAAGCCGCCCGCACCGGAGACCGGGCCGTGATCGCCCGCGCCTACGACCAGATGCAACAGCAACTCGCCGCGAGCCCCGACGAAGGCGGCGCAGGCTGGAAATCCCAGCTCAGCAACGGCGCGTCGTTCATCTTCGACATGCCCGACAAGGTCCCGGTGATCTGGGGCTCCGGCGACGACGTGCTGTGGGTGTCCGGCGAAGCCCTCATGATCTGCGGGCCGCAGGGCGTCGGCAAAACGACCATCGGTGGGCAGCTCGTGATGGCCCGGCTCGGTCTCATCCCCGAAGTGCTGGGCTGGCCGGTCACCCCCGGCGAGGGCCGGGTGCTGTACCTGGCGATGGACCGGCCACAGCAGGCCGCCCGGTCGCTGGCCCGGATCGTCCGGCCGGAGTGGCGGCAGGTACTCGAAGAGCGCCTCATCGTCTGGCAGGGTCCGCCGCCGGCCGACTTCGCCGCGAACCCGTCGCTGATGGTGGAGATGTGCCGGGCTGCCGGGGCGGACACCATCATGGTCGACTCAATTAAGGATGCCGCTGTTGGTCTCTCCAAGGACGAGGTCGGCGCGGGCTACAACCGGGCACGACAGCTTGCGATCCGCTCCGGTGTGCAGGTGCTGGAACTGCATCACCAGCGCAAGTCCGGCGGCGAGCAGGGCAAGAAACCGAATTCCCTGTCAGACGTGTACGGCTCCACCTGGATTCCGTCCGGCGCCGGATCGGTCATCGTTCTGTGGGGCGAGGCCGGTGACCCGGTCGTGGACCTCCTCCACGTCAAGCAGGCCCGTAACGATGTCGGTCCGCTCGCCATCATCCACGACCACCTGGCCGGACGATCGGAAGTCGACCGGGGTGACGCGTCCACCGACGTGGTCCTCATGGCGTCGCGTTGCCCGAACGGCCTGAGCCCGCATCAGGCCGCGAAGCAGCTGTACGGCCGGACCGAACGCAACGACATCGAACGGGCGCGCCGGAAGCTGGAGAACCATGTCCGGACCGGCGAGCTGGTGAGCGTCGACGGGGAGCCGAACGTCAACGGTGGGCGCCCGCAGAAGCTGTACTTCGTGGTACGTCGGTCGATCTCCGGGGCTGCGTGATTGGGCGTGGGGAGCAATCACGCACCAATCACGCGATCTTGCGTTTCCGCAGGTCAGGCAATCACGGCCTGGTTTACACGGGCGAGCAATCACGGACCACTCACGGCAATCACGCTGACAGGTGTTTGTGCAGGTCAGGCAATCACGGCAGCAATCACGGCAATCACGCGGTAGGCAATCACGCTCCCCTCCTCCTCTTTAGAGGAGGGGGCGTATGCCTTGATTCGCCACGCCCGCCGTTATGAACTTCAATATTTGGACCCCCTTGGAGCAGTCATGCCACTTCCTGACGATCTCAACGCTGCACGACTGCGCCTGGCGCCCTTTCGCGAGCCGGACCCTTCCATCACTCCTACTTCCAGGGAGGGCAAGGGTCGAACCCTGGAGCGCCTTAAGGAGGCGCAGATCCACGCCGAGTGGCGAATGCTGGCCACCTTCGCCTGGGACGTCTCCGAATTTAAGGCCGTCTTCGCCGAGATGCCCGATATGACTATCCCGGTCCACATGTCCGGGCCCACACGTCACCTGTTCAACGCCGTTGCCGAATGCATCGATATGCAGAGGATCACCGCGTTGACTCCGAATGCCATTATCAACGCCTTCGAAGTCTACGGCGAACGCGAGCTAGCCAGCTCTGGTCTCGCCGAGAAGCTCTGGAAGATTGACCCCGCCCCCTACGGCTCCACCCAGTGGGCCGCCCTGGCCAATGACTTTGCGAAGTCTCGCCGCCGGCTGGGTCAGGAGGTTTGGCCGGAAGCGCTTTACCGCTGGTACGACCTTGATAACCGCCTGCTCTACATCGGTATCACCAATGACGTTGCATCCAGGCAGTACTCCCACGCCAAAAAGTCCTCGTGGTCGGCGTTCGCTGCACGTTGTTCCGTTGAGAGGTTCCCTGATCGACAGAGTGTCGAGACCATGGAACGTAACTTCATCCTGCAGGAGAGGCCTTTGTTCAATCACCGGCACAACGACACTCCCGAAGCCCGCGAACGCCTCGTTGCCTACTTGGTCGCAAAGGAACGTCTGGATCTCTTGGCTCCAGCAATCAGCCGTGGGTGACCAACGCCGCCCACGGATGTTAAGCCAGTCTCATGATCACGGCGCACGGGAACCTCACACCAAAGGAGCACCATGACGGTCATCCCGCAGACCTACCCGCTGTTCGTCGTCTATCTGGGCGCGAACGGGAACGACTGCCGCGTGTTTCCCAGCGTCTTCGCCGTCGTTGCTTGGCACCACTACCACGAGGGCGGCGTCGGGGAGCCGGTCACCATTGGTCTTGCCGGAGCTGAGAACCCGGGGGAGGCAGCGTTCACGCGCCGGTTCTTCCACTCGCACGAGGCTGCTGCCGCGTACATCGCCCAGGAGCAGGCCACGCCGCCTCACGCAGCTGGTCACTGACCCCGAGGTCTGGCGTTGTTAGGTGGTCGGCCCTTCGTCTTGGCGGGGGGCCGGAACCGTTCGAGTTCGGCCAGCCTGCGCGGGTCGTCGAGGAGCCACAGCAGGGCGGCGTGCAGGGCGTCGCCGATCGTCCAGCCCCACTCCCCTAGCGCCTCCGCGGCGGCCTGTTTGTCGTCGGCGGTGGGCCGGACGCTGACGGTGGGGTCGCGGTGGCGGTCTGGCACCTGGCCAGCATGGCATGTGGACTCCATTTATCCCCCTTGTGAGCAGGCATGACCTTGGCCTCAACCGATAGAATAAGTGGACTCCACTTTTTGGCCGAGCAGCCCGCCTGCGGGGCTCAGTGACTGACCAGCCATCCGAAGGAGAACCGCCATGGTTCACGACGACGACGAACGCCACAGCCCTCTACGACTGGTGAGGGTCGACGATCCGCCCCTCACCGTCGTACCCGTCGGCGCCGACAAGGCCACCGCCATCCGCGCCTTCAACACCTCCTACCCGAACCTCGACTGGGTCGCCACCCTGGCCGAACTGCGCCGCGACTTCCCGGGCCTGACGACCGACGAGGTCCGCACCGTCATGGCCGGACACAGCTGATGGGTGAGTACATCACCGAGGACCAGTTCCTCAACCTGCTCGTCGAACGGCTCCACGGCACGCCCGGCATCGAGCTGGACGCCCAAACCGACCACGTCGCCGGGAACCTCGCCGACATCGCCGTCCTCATCCTGGCCGTCCACTCCGAACACGGGCCCGTCCTGTTCGGCGACTGACCCACCGCAAGCTGACCCGCCCGACCGCGAAAGGAACCGCCATGACCGACAAGCCGCTGATGTGGATCGCCTACGACCTGACCATCTCCGACAACCAGAAGAACCGGGAGCAGTTCAACGGCGACGCACCCGCCTGGGGCGAATCCCTGGATGACCACCTCGCCAAACAGGGCATTCCGGTACCGGAGGTGGGCGACCGCCTGAACCTGCGAATGGGTGTCCGAACCGTCGAGTCGCGACGTCTGGAGCAGCCGGAACGCGACGACAACGGCGACCGGGTGACCGGCTGGTACTGGACCATCTTCGTTCACTGACCTGAAAGGACCCGCCGTGACCCTGTTCTCCGCCGCCTACTACGCCGAGCTGGCGCGCACCATGAACTGCCCCCGCTGCGACCGTCCTGCTGGCAGGGACGAGGTGGACAACGGTGTCGGCATCCTGGTCGGCCCGTACGGCTGCCCGTGCGGCTGGTCCGAGAATCCCGACTACGACACGTCCGGCGGTCCGCGGCATGACGACGCCGGCTACCGGCTGGACCAGTGGGGCGGGGCGACACCGCCGCAGACCATCGAAAGTGAGATCCGATGAACGACCAGCCGATCAGCGGCCACCTGCAAACCGACCTGGGTGTCTACCCGGACGAGCGCTGCGAATCCACCGCGATCATCGAAATGCCGCACGGCACCGACTTCTACGAGACCCAATGCGCCCTGCACCACGAACACGACCCGCACCAAGAGCAGCACACCGACGGGACGGGCGCGTTCTGGGGCGACGATGGAGAGGTCGAATTCCGGTGACCAACACCCTCACCGCCGACCAGGCCAACGCCATTTACGACATCCTCACCCAGCATGCCGGCGCCCACGAAGACGGCCGCAGCAACTTCGTCACCGCCCAGACCGGCAACGGCCCGGCCGAGTACCGCTTCCAGGGTTCGCTCGGGTTCGGCGGCAAGTTCTGGCGCACCACCGGCATGCGCCGTACCGACCGTAACCTGAGCTGGCGGGTGACCTGCTACGAGGAGGACCGGACACCGGACCGGGACGTGGCGGTGGAGGCGACGAACCGGGCACTCGCCGGGCTCCTTGCACGGCAGGAGACGGCGGCGTGAGCGCCCTGACCCGCTGTACCGGCTGCGACGACCACGAGCCCGGCTTCAGCATCGTCGGCCCGGCCGGAACCCTCCACTGCGACCCCGACACGTGGCACCTGTCCGCCGACGGTGACCTGCCGCCCGGGGCGGTCGCATCCGGGTACGCCGACGAGGCCCACGCCGCGCACAACATCAGCCCGGACCGGCTGTGGACGTGGCTCGAAGACCACTACCGGAACATGCTCGCCCTGACCGGAGGAACCCGATGACCAGCATCCGCCGTGCCGATCGCAAGCTGCGCCGCTGGGAACGCTACCTGCGCCGCTACCGCACCGTCTTCGCCGACATGACCATCCGCTCACAGCCAGGCCACCAGCGAGCCTGGGAGGCCCTGTCCGCTGCGCGGTCCGCAAAGGCGGCACGATGACCGACACCGACCAGTACGCCGAACTCGAAGCCGCCCTCGCCCCGCTGCGGGCCGCCCAGCCGGGCATCAGCAACCAGGAAGCCGCAGCTCTCCTCCCGCCGCATCTGGAGAAGCAGCTGTGGGAACGGGCCGTCGACCGCTACCTGAACGAAGCCCTCGCCGGGCTGGACGCCGAGGAGGCCCCGTGAGCACCGGAATGCCCGCCGGGATCTGGCTGACCAAGTTCGGCACCATCATCACCGACTACTTCGGCCACATCCCCTACCAGGTCGGCTCGTCCCTCGACCGCAAGGATTGGCGCGACGTCGACGTCCGGCTGATCCTGCCCGACAACGAGTACGCGGTCCAGTTCGGTGACATCCACCGCAGCAGCGAAACCGACCCAAAACTCGCCGCCATCACCCTTGCGTTCGCTGCCCTCGGCAAGCAGATGACCGGCCTGCCCATCGACTTTCAGATCCAGTCAGAGTCGCACGCAAACAAGCTCTACCCGGACAAGCGGAGCGCGCTTATCGAGATCCGGAACATCGACTGATGTCCTCCCTGGCCTACAGGCTGGACAAGCAGTTCGTCTACCAGCGCACCATCCATGCCACCTCCGGTGATCCGCAAGACCTAGCCGTCACCGTCGACCACCTCACCGACCTGATCGCCGCACAAACCCGGCAGGACCCGGACCGGGTGCGCCGACACGTGAAGGTCGAGTTGGAGCGGCGGGCCGACACGGGCGAGCTACTGCGCTGGGCCGACGTGTTCGGAGCCTCGCTCCGGGCCGACCGCGCCGACCACTACTTCCTGCCCCAAAAGGACACGGCATGACCCACGCCAGCATCCGCGAGATCAGCCGGCACCTTGGCCTGGCCCGCATCCCCTACGACCGCTACAGCGGCAGCAACGAAAGCGACGAAGCGATCACCTTTCGGGTCGAGGACAGCGACGCCAGCTACACCCTCGTCTGGTCCGAACGCGACCGGTGCTGGGTGCTGAACTCCGCACTCGAACTGAGCGAGAACATCCTCGGGCCGACCTCCACGGTGAAGCTGCCCGTCGCCGACCCGGGCAGCGCTCTTCTGGTCGCGGCAGCGGTGGAGGGCGTCCACCGGGGCCTGGTCGACGAATTCGAATCCGTCCGATGAACGTCACCCGCCTCGCCGGCCACACCCTCCCGAACGAGGGCCGGATCACCGTCAACGGCTACCGCACCAACCAAGGGCCCGCCGTCTGCTCGTGCGGCTGGACGTCCGCCGACCTGTTCTCCGACACGTCCCGACGGGACGCGCACCGCCAGCACAAGCAGGACGTCGCCACCGCAGGACGGCAGCCGTGACCAACACCCCGATTCCCGGCCTCTACCTGGTCCTCGCCGACTACGGCCACGGCCCCGGCGGTGATCACGACGAGGCGTACAGCGACCCGGCGTTCGCGTGGAAGATGGCCGGCGAGTTGCAGGAAGCTGCGGACGACAGCGACGACGCCGTGGTCTACGGCGTGTACACGCTGGCCGCCGTTGAGAGGCCGGGCCGGTCGTGACCGGCGCCCAGTTGCTCGCCCGGGCCGCCGACAAACTCGACGCCCTCCTTGCCGACGCGACCGACGGCCCGTGGTGGTCCGACGAATCCGACCAGTACTGGCAACTCCATGGCGTCCACGGCTACCTCCCCGGCCCGCTACCGGGCATGCCCGACCAGATCGTCAACACGCAGATCCTCAAAGCCCCGAAGACCGGTGACCGGTTCGAGCCGTACTGGCCGGGCCACGCGGACGGGCAGCTCATCACCGCCATGGCGAACCCGCTCGTCGGCCGGGCACTCGCGACCGCGTTCCGGGCGCACACCGACAACCCGCCTGCCGATCTGGTCGACGTGGCCCGCGCAATCCTGGGAGACGAATCATGACCGGCAACAACGAGCACACCGGGCACGACGCGAAAGCGCCGTACGACTCCCGCCCCGACACCCTGCTCCACTCCCGGCGCGTCGGTGCCCTGATGGTCGACATGCTCCAGGAAGGGATGCGCCGCGCCGTCGAACACGACCTGTCCAAGACGGCCCCGCCCGAAGTCGACCTGTTCGACCGGATGACCCCGCGGCTGAAAGAAGCCCCGTACGGCAGCCCCGCCTACACCGAAGCCCTCACCGACCTGAAACCCGCCCTCGACCACCACTACGCCGTCTCCCGCCACCACCCCCAGCACTTCCCCGACGGCGTCAACGGCATGACCCTCGTCGACCTTCTCGAACTCGTCGCCGACTGGAAAGCGTCCGGCGAACGGCCCGGCGGCACCGGCAGCCTCGAACGCAGCGTCCGCCTCAACCAGCAGCGGTTCGACATCACCGACCAGCTCGCCCAAATCCTCATCAACACCGGCCGGCACTTCGGCTGGACCGACACCAAGGAGACCAACGATGAGAGCCGCTGATCTGCCGGTCGGCAGCGTCGTAGCAGGCAAACGACGGGCCTGGGTCAAGGTCGACGTCGAGCCGTCCGGCACCTGGCACGGGTCCGGCAGCAACGAGTTCGAGTACGACGACTGGGTTCAGGAGTACCTCGACAAGGGTGCCCAGGTGCTCCGGGTCGGAGACGGAGGCCAGCCGTGACCACTGAAATTGTGAAGGGCCGCTGGTATCCGATCACGGCGCCTGCCCTTGACGGCGAGGACGACGACGCCTACACGAACCGGCTCACCGGCGCCGACCAGACCAGCCGCCGACCCTACGACCACGGCCGGAACCGGCAGTGTTCGATCAACTGGCACGAGGAATGCTCCGACCGAGGACATGAGGGTCAGTGCGGGTGCCCGTGCCACGTCGAGCGCCGGGACGCCGAACGCCTGGTCGCCGAGTGGAACGCGGCGGTGCCGACCGGCACGGTCGTGTCGTTCGTCGAGGGCGCCACCGAGCCGCCTGTCGCCACGCTGTCCGAGGCGTACGTCGAGACGGAAGGCCGCTTCGTGGGATGGCCGGTCGTCGACCTGGACACCTTCCCGCACCCGGTGTGGCTGTCGTGGCTGGTCAAGCCGTGAGGGAGTCCTCCGAAGAGGTGATCCAGCGGATCGTCCGGCAGAACCTGCTCCGCCGTGCCCTCGACCCCGGCGGCATCGACCAGTGGGCGCGCGTCGACCGGAGGATCCCCGGCGACCCGGCCGGATGGGTGATCGTCCCCAACCCTTACGACGGAGCCACCCAGAGCCCGGAAGCCGTCAACGGAGACACGGTCAGCCGCGCGATCCGGTACCTCCAAGGCCCGGCGACCCTGGACGACCTCGGCGTCGACGCCGCGTTCATCGACCTGGCCGACGAGATGCTACGCACTGGGCACGTCAACGACTACGAGCTGCGGTTGTCCGCTGCGATCGTGCAGATCGGCCTGTTCGGGAAGGTCCGCTACCCGTGACCCTCGACGAGGCGATCGCGCACATCGGCGGCCCGGTCCTCGCCCACGACTTTCCGTGCCTCTTCGAGGGCGAGATCGTGGAAATGGACGAGCGCCGGCGCATGGTCCGGCTGCGAGTACGCCGCAAAACCATGCCTTACGACTTCCTGGCCCGCACCCAGTGGTGGTCGCCCGCACGCCTGACCGTGCCCGGCTGGTGGGCGAGACGGCAGGCGTGCCCAGCCGAACAGGCGGACCACACCGCTGGCCGGGCAAGCTGAGCGCGTTCCCGGGGTGTGGCAACCCGCGGCGGTGAACCTGGTGATCACCAGCAACCAGGAGGAAACCGTGACCATCAACCCGGAACTCATCAAGGCCGCGAACATCGCTGTTCTCGTCATCCTTGAGGCGCACGCGCCGACAGTCCCACGAACGCCAGACCTCGATCATCTTGCCGACGTCATCGTGAAAGAAATCGCCTCTCCCGCTCACGTCGGCACCGGCCCCAGGCCCGACCAACCTGTCGAGCCACGCCTCAACGATGACGAAGAGAGCGCAGCCTGGCGCCGGGAACGAGTGCTTCAGGTGATACCCAACCCTGCCGGTCGCGGAACGAACTGGTTCTGGAACCTGTCCGAGGACGAGCAACAGGAACTCGCCGGGAAGCTGGCGGAAGCGGCTGCGGCCAAGCTACGCGGAGAGAACTGACCTGAGGCCGAGGGCCCGTCACTCCCCTGGGGTGGCGGGCTTTTGCGGGTCCGGGTTCTTACGCGGACGTCCCGGCTGACGCTTCTCCCGGTAGTACGGCCGCAGCTGGGCAAGAAGCCCGTCCTGGTCGGCGACCAGTGCCCGCAGACACGCCTGAACCAGCTGCTGCATCGACCAGCCCGACCCTTCCAGTACCCGTCTCGCCGCGTCGAGTTCGGCTCGTGGGGCGCGGACGTCTACGCGCGGGTCGTTGCGGTCCTCGGTCACGGGGCCAGTGTCTCATTGTGACCACCAAAATCCCCCGCAGGTGCACTCGCACGGGGTCGTGATCGTGGAGGCCGGTCGGTAAACTGGAGACTTAATCTGACCACCAATTCTGATCAGGGGAAACGTATGCAGCCGGAAACCCAGAAGCTGATCGACGACCTCATGAGCGGCATGCCCGAAAGCTGGGACAGCGACTACGCGCCCGCGCACCTCGTCGTCGCCTACGTCCGCGAACTCGAACGCCGCGTCACCGCCCTCGGCGGGAACCTCGAGTGGTACCCCGGCACCACCGACGCCCGCGCCAAATTCGTCACCGCCGCCGCGAAACACGTCACCACCGAAGGCGTCGACGAATGGAACGACATGGTCGACGCCTGGAACGCCTACCTGCGCCAGATCGAGGCGAACGCCTGATGGACGCCTTCACCATCACCATCCGCCACCCCGACGACGAACACCTCACCATCGAGGTCAACGGCCGCACCGTCTCATCCGCCAACCACGACGAACACGGCTGGTCCGGCATGGACGCCGTCGAGAAGACCGCCCGCGCCATCGCCAAAGCAGCCGGCGTCGCCGTCGAAGAGGCGTGGGGCGCCGACGAGGAAGAGGGGCCGACCGAATGACCGACCACCAGTTCACCGAAGGCGACCGCGTCTACCACCGCCAGCGCCGCGAGGTCGGCATCTACGTCAAGCCGGACTGGTGCCGCAAAGACAGCATCGTCGACTTCCCCTCCGACGACTGGTGCCGGGTCACCACCGACCAGCTCATCCCGGCCGACGAGGTGCCCGCGTGACCGTCACGATCCCCCGCGCCGAACTCGACGCCGTGATGCGCCAGTTCGATGCGGTCTGGCCCACCCAAGGCGACACCACCACCCAGACCGTCCGTGAAGCTGTCATCGTCATCCGGGCCGAGGTGGACGGCATCTCCAGCACGAAGTTCGAGGAACAGTTCCGCCGAACCCAGATGACCAGATTGGCCGCCGACCTGGACGCCCTCGCCGACCGCTACGAGAAGGAGACACCCGCATGACCGACGTCCGAGCCTGGGTCTACGAAGGTGACTCCCTCGCCACCCACGTTGAACGCCTCACCGACACCGACGACAACAACAGCTACTACCTGCTCCCCGACCCGCTCGTCACCGCGTACGAGACTGCCGAGAAGCAGATCGCCGCGGCCCGGACGGCGATCGAAGCCCACATCCGGGACAACCGGCTCCAGAAGTACGACCCGGCATGGACAGAGATCGGATCATGACCGTCCAGCCCACCTACGCCTGGTGCTTCTCCCACGGCAGCCTCCACACCTTCCGCGCCGACGGCATCTGGTGCAACGCCACCTGGATCGACCTCGGCACCAACAGTGAAGAAGCCGCCCTCCGCGTTAAGTCCGCCCACTTCGGCGACGCCCGGTTCCTCGACGACCTGAACCCCGACGCACGCACGGCGGTCCTCAACCAGGCCAACGCCCGCGACGACGCCGAGTTCGCCGCCCGGCCGTGGTGTGACGGCTTCCGCTACTCCGCCCGCTGCGGCTCCATACTGCGGCACGCCCCGCACGCCGAGGGCGAACAACCCGCCTGGCATGACGAGAACTGACGAAGGAGACCACCATGACCGCGATCACCCCGCTCGACCTCACCGTAGGCCAGCAACTCCGGCTCGGTGGTGACCCGCACCCATGGACTGTCCGCGCGGTCAGCGAATACTTCGCCGTCCTGACCCTCGACCTGGCCAGCCGGACCGACACTATTCAGCGGCTCTACACCGTCCTCGACTGGCGCAACGGCGTCCGCGGACCCTGCAACCTGTCCGGGCAGGCGTGGGGTGACGGCACCTACAGCACGGCCGAATGCGCGGAGATGCTCGCCGAGTTCGAGGCCGGCCGCCTCGAGGTGTCGCACCGCAACCAGGTGCGCATCGACATTGCCGAGGTGCTGGCGTGACCCGCCCCACCAGCCACGAAGCTGCCATCCAAGCACTCAACCTCCTGGCCGACCGCCTCGACAAGGCGGACAAGACCGGTGTGTGGACGCCCGAGGTCGCCTACATCATCGCCCTCGGCGAGAACATCCAGGCAGCCCTCGACGGACGCCCGGCCGTTCACGAGGCCATGCGGGGAAGCGACGTCGAAGCATGGCTCAAGCGGCACCGCGAGGCGTACCGCGAGCCGGACGGCACGGTGACCGGGGCGTGGCATGCGATCGACGGGATCCTCGACGACTACCGCGACCACGCCGACACCGGCACACCCCTCAGCAGTGAGGTCCAAGGCCCGGCCTGGCTCTGACCGCCGGCTGTGGTGCTCGACAGGTGCGAGCGCCGCGGCAGACGACCAGACCACGACAGGAGACCCGCGATGCAAGAGCCCGACGATAAGCACCTCGTCCTGATCGGCAACCTCGTTGACAACGACCCGTGGCACCTCGAACTCTGGGCCCGCGACGACGCCCAGGCGAAAGACTCCACCGAACGCTGGTACCAGGCCGGACTCGGCGAGGACGTGCTCGTGCACCGCCTGTCCTGGACGAAGCTGGAAGCGCTCGCCAGCACGCGCATGGACACCCTCACCGTCCTCGGCGAGGTCCGTCCGTGA